TTTCTGCTTCTGAAGCAGCTGGTATTCCAGAAGGTACTTTCAAAGTAGTACTTACAGAAAAAGGTATTATTAAGAAATGTGACCAATCTGAAAATATCCGTGAATTGAAAGATGACCGCATCAAATTAAACTTGGTTGTTGATAATAAAGACAATCTACTTCTATTTAGTCGTCTTGGTAAGGTATTTAAAGTACCAGTAAATAAAGTTCCATTCGGTAAAGGTGCTTCTGGTGGTGTAGATCTTCGTGTTCTTATGAAGAAATATACTGGTGAAGGTATTTGTACTATTATCCCAGAATCTGTGGTAGAACAAATTATCGAAAATAGTAAAAAGAACAAAGAACGTGTTCTTGTCTATGTAATGACAAAGAATGGTATCTTTAAATCTATGGATATTGCTGAATTACTTGGAGTTCCATTAAGCGGTTTAATCTATACTAAGTTATCTGACAATGATATGGTAGCTGATATTATTTTCATGGGTCAATATAACGAAATGATTATCTACTCTAATAATAAAATCCTTAGAGTTCCTGGAACTGAAGCTCCTATGCTTACACGTTCAGCTAAAGGTGTTATTGGTATGAAATCTAAGAATAAAGTTGATGGTTTCATCTGTTTAACTCCTAATTCTACTGACGTTGTAATTATTACAGCTTCTGGTAGAGTAAATCGTATCCCATTGGCTATTGTACCATTGTCTAAACGTGGTATGGCAGGTATGACTGGTATTAAATTGAATAAAACCGATTCTATCGTTTCTATTCATGTATGTAATGCTCATGATACACTTAATGTGGTATCTATGAAAGAAAAATACCAAATTCCTGTAGCTAGTATTCCAGAAGGTTCTAGTGTTAGTACTGGTGCTAAACTTATTGATGCTTCTGGTATCATTCATACTTCTATTTCTCGATAAAGATGATAAATCCCATAACCTAATATTAGGTTATGGGTAATCTTTTACTGGAGGTTAAAATGTCACATACAGTTGCACTAATCTTTACTATTATAACTATAGCAATTCTAGGATTGATGGTTATTAACTTACTTTGGATTAGTGGTAAATATATCGATACATTCGGTATGGCTTATGCTGCTAAACGAGATGTATATAGAAGATTTAAGAAATTAATTGCCGAAAGAACACCAGAAAATGTTAAAGAAATGCTATTCTTATATGGATTAAGTGAATTCCAATATCCGAGTGGCACAGCATTCAGTATTTCTATGCCAAATAAGATAGACTTACAACCAATGAAAGGCGTTCTTGTTAAAGTTGAAAGTCTTGTCGACTTGATTACTTGTAAACCATTGTTTGTAAGACTTCTCGGTAAGAAGAAAGCAAATACTTTTATTGAAATATACAATGGTGCTGCCGAAGGTAAAGCTATTATTGCTTACACTAGAATAAATGCTGACGATGGTACCCCATTTTCAACATTTTCGGTATTCTTATACTCAAACTCGGATTTTGAAACTCTTAAGATAGATATGCATAATCCGAATTCATTATTTGCTTGTGCATATATAGCAGATTTCTCTATAGTATATAAACGTTATCTTACTTTAGGAGAATCTAAATTCATGCATGACTATATGATGGAAAAAGAAAATAAAGAAGCTTAGCCTTCTTTATTTTTTGTTTACTTTTGATTAAAGGAGGTAATTTAATAATGAATATTAAAACTGGAGATATTATTAAATTCGTGAATAAGAATAAACGTTCACTTAATAAAGATTTCACTGTTCATATTCAACATGATCACAAAGGATGCAAACCTTCAGTAGTTACTAAATTTACTGAAGCATCTTCTGAAGACTTAACACCAATGAGTAATACTGTAGTAGAAAAAGCTACTCAATATACTAAGTTCTTAAAAGGTTTTGATCCTGAAACCGTAGTACTCAATAAATGTAGTACTTGTGGTAAAATCTTCTATGCTGATTCTCTTGATATCGGTGAGAATGGTGAATTGGTTATCAGTGGTAAAGAAACTAAAGAAGACTAAGATGTATGAAGAATAATACTAGCGTAATCAAAAAACTTGTATATCCTGTAGTACAAGAAGCTATGGATAAACGAGGTAAACGTGAATTTGCTAAGATATTCAAAGAATTTATTGATGCTAGAGCTGAATATGTATTCTCTACTTTACCTTTAAAACGAATTCCATACACTAAAGCAGATTCAGATAAACTATTTGCTGGTATTGGTATAGATATCAATCTAGTAAAAGATGCTATCGCTAATACTTATTATGGTGATGATAAACGATATAACTTCGTAGCACCACAAGATCCTACAACTGTACTCTGTCTTTGTATTGTAAAATACTTCATGGATAAACATGATACAAAGATGCTTGAATTAGCATCAGTATATATGGGATTCACTGGTAAATTCTATCCTTCATTACACTATCGCTCTTTCCCTATTGAACCAGTAGATTATGTAATGGAATGGGTAGTAAATAATGCGATGTCTCAAAAGTTTGATATTGTAAGTAAAGGTAATATCTTTGGTGCTATTCGCTCTAAATGTCAAGTATGGTATAGTACGTATAAGACTAAGTTCAGAGACTTCGATGATGATGATGTAGTATACATAATCTTACAGTTACGGAACCGTTTGGGAGACTTTATTAAAAATATTGCTAAAGAATACTATAAAGCATATGAAAATAAAGACTACATGGTATACAATTCCGATAATGAAGATTCTGAAAATCCATCAGAATATAGAATTGCTAAATCAGACTCTTTCTTAGCCGAAAAGAATATCGATAAAACAATGGCATTCATAACTGCTGGTGGTGTATCATATAGAAACTGTAAACTTGCTTCTAATACAGCAGTTAAAACTGATGAGCTCAAATCTATTATCGAATCTATTACCAATACACCGAATGCTACTCGTAAGATTCGTGAAGTTATATCTATTATGATATATACTTACTTTGAACAATCTAAAGATAAAGATGTTTTGAATATGGATTTCATTGTGTTTACTACAAACCCAAAACCAAATTCAAAAGATCCTCATATTGCTCGTATGAAACAAATTATAGAAGACTGGTTAGAAACAGGTTCTATTGCATACCGTAGACGTAAACAACGTCTAGCAACTAGAAACTTATATTTCAAATCAATTCTCATGTATTTTGCTATGAGTATCTATGAAGCAAATAAACGATAAAAAAGTCCACTACCCAATATTGGGTAGTGGAAATTTATTTATTATTTTTCATCACTTTTGTTTTTATTATTTAATTCTTTACTATATGCGTGATAAACTCTGATAAGGACACCAGCACATGTGTTAGCTAAAGATACTAATGCACTAAAAGCAACTCTAATTACTTGTTGACCTTTAAGATTTACTAAAGTAATACGACGTGCAGCTTCTTTTTCATCGCCACTAGCAGAATAAGTTACTTTATCGACAATCTTATTGAAAACATTTTCAACCGACTTAGTAAACTTACCACCAACAGTACTCAAAGTTGTAATTGTTTTAGTAAGGTCTTCACCAAAAATTGTGCGAGGTTCTTTAGCTTCACCAACTAATTCTTTGAATAGATCAGATGGCTTGAAGCTTTCTAAGTCTTTTTCAGTCTCAATTTTATGGAAAGCATTACTCATAAAGTCGAGAATTTTGTCAACACAATCAGGAAGGTCGTGGACTTTGTCGAAGAATTTAACTTTAAGTTCTTTTTTATCAATTACTTTTTCTAAAGAGGATCGATCGGTATTGCTCATTACTATTAGTCTATCAGCAATTTTTTTATTATTTGCGATCATTTTTTTAAGAATGAAGTTAATAAATTGGTTCCATTTAGTTTTGATTTTGTCTGCAAGATTTTTCAAGAATTGTTTAGCTTTATCCATAGCATCTTCACGAAAAGCGTCCAATTCAACAGATTCCGTATGAATCAATTCTTGTTCTTTAATATCAAAATGAGCCAATGCTTCATTGAAGGATAATAAGTCTTCATATGCATCGCAAGTAGATTCGATCATATATTGGTCTAAAGACATATTAGGAACTTCAAGAGAAGTAGACTCATTCATAGTTTTAGTAATAAACATAGTTTACTCCTTTACATTTATTATAGTTAATTTAAATATAGTTAGGGATGAAGTAACTATATCACAATTAATATTTTGTTTTTTTTTTGATAAGTGATAGGATAAATACCCACTACCAAATATTGGGTAGTGGGATACTTTTTACTTATTTATCTAAGTAGTAGTCAACACCTTTAACTTGGTTATTTGTAGTATCGAGACGTTGTTTATCGAAGCTTTTCTTGATATCAGATTTAGCTCTATTGACGATATAGTTGTCATCATCATCTTCAAGATATTGTTCGATAGTCTTTTCGATCTTCTTAATATCCTCTTGAATTTTCTTCTTATCAGAAGGTTTAAGAGTTTTATTATGCTTCAATTCATATTCAAGATATGTAATTACGTCAGCAGCACGTTCACCAAAGTCAGGGTGAGTCTTTACATCAGATAAAGTATTTAAGAAAATTCTTAATTCGAATAAAGCTTTATCGAAGAAGTTCAAGTCTTCAACACGAGTAACAGTTTGACCAGCACGGAATTCGTTTAATCTATCTTCGGTAATTTTAAGAACTTGAGGGATGAAAGAACCATAACCAAACATAGAAGCAAATTGGTCAGCAAATGTTTCTTTCTTCCATACACGGTCTTTTAAACCAACGTATACTTTACCGAATATATTATAAAGCACATTACTAGCTAAGAGTAAACGTTTTCTTTCAGCACCAAGTAAGTTGAAACGAGAAAGAGTTTGGTAAATACCTTCTACAGTTTCTTCACGATGCATAACAATACGGAATTGTTTTTCGAAAGTATGACCAATCTCATGTAAGATTGTAGCCATACCAAGTTTAGCGTCTTTACATTTACGAAGGAAATTAGTATTCAAATAAATATCAACCCATGGTTGGAATCTATCATTGAATTTGAAAGTTCCTTTATTCATATCGATACTAACCACTTTACGAACACTAGCTAGATTATCTTGTGCAAAGAAACCAGTAGGCATTGTCCAACGAATAGATGCTGGTCCACATTCGGAACTCAATACTATATCGGATTTATCATAGAATCCAAATTGGTCACATAGAGAGTTGCACATAATTTCTAATTTATCTCTAAAGAAATCCATGTTTTTGTCTGTAATAGACTCTTTAAGTAATCTATCGATAATATCTTGTAAAGCTTTTTCTGCTTTAAAGATAGGTTTAGGAATATTCGAAAAATACGCTTCAAGATAATATTCTTGCTCAAAATCTTTATAATCCATTATAATGAAAATCCTCCTTTTCTTTTTGAACTTAATATCATTACTTAACTGTTTTAAGCGGAAGATTACCCCATAGCCAATATTGACTATGGGTTAATCCGGAAGGTTAGAATTAAAGATAGAAATCGTCGCATTAACAGGGATTAGCTATTGATCTCTACTAATATGTTTCCTCTAGTGTAAAAACCAATCTATGCTGAACATTTGTATAATCCTACCCTACCTAAATTAATTAAAGGAGGTACTTACGCTAAATGGCTATAACTAAGAAACAACGTCATGATGTAGAGATGTTGATATACAAAGTTATGGATACTTTAGACCCAACAGAACAAAACTCTGCTTGGTATAAAGAGAAATTCCGTAATATGAATGACGATCAATTTTATAAATTCTTCCAACAAGAATTCCCTATTAAATTCCAAATGAAAGTGTTTGAGATTGAACCTAATTTGGAACAAATGTATGCGGTAATGGATAATATCCTCCATGTACCAGTAATGGAGAATGTCAATCTACCATTCTTATATAGAAATAAAGACGGTAAACCTGTAGGAACTAACTACAAAGCAACCGTAGTTTATGTACCAATGAAGAAGATGAAACAGTTCTTGGCTAAGAAGAACTCCATGTCTATTAATATTGACGAACGTAATATGAAGACTGGACGTTTATTAGGTGCAGATAAGAACGGTAATACTTCTGACCGAGAATTTGAATGTATGGCTGTAATGGGTTTAGAGAAAACTATGAAAGAATTCTCTACTTATAGAGCCGATACTGTAAATGCTAAAAATGAGTTCTACAATACAATAGCGACTAAAGGTATGGTATCATTAGATGATGTCGATGTATCTGTAGATGACTCTATTTCTCGTAATACGTTAAATGCATATCTTATTGGTGCTGGTATCAATACAAACCTTATCAATATCGGTAATTACTTACCTGGTACTGTAAAAGGTAAAGAAGCTGTCAAAATTAAGCGTCAATAATCGTGAATTTAACTGTATATTATATTCTTGATAAGTCTATTGAAAATTTAAATATAGAAAAGGAGGTGTAGACTTATGTCCGAAGATAAAAATCAAGTAGGTGTTATCCACGAAGTGGGTGACTTTGGTTTAATTGGTGAATTGTCCCAAGAGGACCAAAAAGCCTTTAAAGAAAAAGACAAAAAAGAAAATAAGGCTGAATAATTTTAACGTTAGGTGCTCTACTATATTGGTAGAGCACCTTTTATTATCCTTTATTACAAAATATTTATCGAAAGGTGGCTGAGTTATTAAAAGTACGATAAAGGATTGTCTAAAGGAGGAAATACGATGTATAAATTTTTCGAAAAACACAAAGGATTTATGACTAGATTTCTTTGTATTATAATAGCCGCATTATTGGTATCTAACGTATTCATGTTACAACGTGCCAGTGCACTTGAAATGAAAATACAAAGTGCTCAAGAACAAATTGAACAACATGACGAATATATTAGCAAGCATGTTGAAGAAATAAAAGAAGTTACTAAAGCACAACAAACTGTAAAAAATCATATTGATGCAATGACAAAACATGAAGATGCTATCAACGCCATTAGGGGTGGTTATGGATACGATTCAGACTTATCAAACAACAACCCATCTGCTCTATTAACAGCTGATGATATGAATAAGATCATCAATTACTGGATAGAACGGAGAGGTGTATCTAAAGAGTTTGCTGGTAAAGGACAAGCTTTTATCAATGCTTCTATTCAAACAGGAATGAACCCTATCTATATTCTAGCTCATGCAGCTGCAGAATCTGGTTGGGGTAGTTCTCATTTGGCTAAGACTCGTCACAATTATTTCGGTATCAATGCAGTAGACCAAGATCCTGGTAGAGCTTCTACAATGGGTGGAAGTTTAGAAGAAGGTATTACTGCTGGTGCTGATTGGATTAAGCGTCATTTTTATAACAATGGTTATACTTCGCTTAGATCTATGAAACATGGTAATTATGCTACCGATCCTAAATGGGCTGGTAATATTTTACATATAATGAATGAAAGTGTTTCAGTATTGTAGAAAGGAATTTGAAAATGCTATTAAATGCAAAAGTAATTGGCATTGGTGCAGCTGGTAATAAAGCTGCTATTGCCTTATTTAAGAAATATCCTGAGATTGCTAAGGATATGGTTTTAATCAACTCTACGTTAAAAGATATTCCAGAAGAATATCATGAGCGTGCTATTGAATTAGATGGTGAATATCGTGGTTGTGCTAAAGAACGTACAATCGCTAATCAAATGATGGTAGATACTCTTAAAAGTGGTCATTTCGAATATGAAAAAGATCCTAAAGATTGTATGACTATTATCGTTACATCTTCTGAAGGCGGCACCGGTTCTGGTGCATCTGTACTTCTAGCAAACTACTTGCACAAAGTACATGGTACCCATATCCACTTCTTCGTATTCACTGGTTTTGAAGACGACGTTCGTGGATTGAAAAATACAGTAGATCTATTCAAAGAAATGGATGATAGCTTTACAGTAGAAGCTTTATCCAATAAATCTTTCTTAGAAGCTGCTGGTAATAATCGTTTACGTGCAGAACAATTAGCAAATGAAAAGTTCGCTGATAACGTAAATATCTTATTAGGTGGTACTATTAACAAATCTTCTCAAAATATTGATGAATCTGATTTGTTAAAAACTGTACGTACACCTGGTTTTATGTATATTGACCGTGTCAATATGACTAAGATCAAAAACTCTGATGATTTCAACCGTCGTATTACTGAAGTAATTGATGATATGAAATCTTTAGAAACTCAACCATCTGCAAAACGTATCGCTACAGTTCTTGATGTAAAAGAACGTGCATTGGAATTCATTGACTTTGGTTATGAAGTTATTAAGAAACGTTTTGGTATGCCTTTCGAAGCATTCTCTCATGTGCAAGACTTACATGAACCTGAATACTTAGATATCATTGTATCTGGTTTGAAAATGCCTATCAATGAAATCGAAAAAACATATGAAGATTTCAAAGAACGTTCTAAGTTTGTAGATACTACAGCTGATGACTTCTTCAATAAAGAATATGCTACTAATGCAGATATCTTTGATACACTTAAAGCAGATGCAACACCGGCAGATGTAGACGCTGCCAAAGATGACTTCTTTAAATCTCTTGGTAAAGATAAAAAAGAAGAATCTAAGAAAATTAAAGTTGTACAAGACTTCTAGAGTCAAACTAAAGGAAGAATATTTCCCATACCTAATATTGGGTATGGGAGGTTCTTTCGCAAAATCTATAAGGGGGTAAAATATGATATATAGTAAACTTAATACCTCACATGATAAGAGGAAACCAAAAGATGTATTGTTTAGCGACACATATACCGATGGAACTGAGAAAGATGTGTTGTTACGGTTCTTGAACAGATATGATGATAGAGATGAAATAGATATAGATGATATATCTAAATTAATAGCTATATCAGCACTAAACGTTAAGTATAAGCTTAGAGGTAAAGGTATAAAGCATTATCTTAATCCTCGTACTGTTGATGGTAGATTACGCAGAACAATCAACAGAGCTTCTATTGCTCAAATCAAAGAGATAGTACATGATAGAACTATTAATAAAGAATTCCGAGGAGAATTATTAGAGTTCTTAGAAGATAGAGTAAATCCATCTAGCCCAAACTACGGTATTCCATTTAATCTCAACGATAACTGTACTTGGGATGATTATGATTTTAAAGAAGAATTCTCTGATTGTAAAATCAAAGACTTGTTTAGACTTGGTCTAACCAGAGGGATTATTAGAGTTTCTACTAAAGAGGAATACCTAAATAATTTACTACGTTCCCATAATTTACCATATAGGGTAAGTTGCACTGGTAAAGGAAATAAACCAATATTCAAGGTTTATGAAATTAAACCAGAACTTATGGTTATTAAAATTTATAGATAGGAGAAATTACTATGGATGCAAAGGAAATCAAACTAAGAGAAGAATTAGATTCCATTGATGAAACTATGGCTTTAAAAAGAAGAGAAATAGAAGATCTTAAAAAGAAAAAAGAAAAGCTAAAGGTAGAACTTGATGATTATATGTATACTAATATGAATACATTGATTTACAACTCCCTAAAATCTGATGACCCGGCTATTGAGTTATTAAATATGGCTAATGATAAAGATGAATTATCTTTAGATGATGCTGCATTTATTCTTGGTATCACTCCAAATACACTCAGAGCTAGAGTAGATTCTGATCATATAAAGAAATATCGTAGATATGATGCTCATAATACGATAATGAGTAGACTTGAAGTTGGATATATCAAATCTCTTCTCGATATGAAGAAGTCCGATCCAAAGATTCGTGAATGTGTAAAATACATTCTAGAATTTTATAATATTACCGGATTTCCTCTTTCTATATCGACACCATTGAAAGAATTAGAAGCTCCTATTAAGCAGTTTAGAAGTTATAGAGACATGACAGTCTGTGATCTGATAGCTAAAGGATTTGGTCGTGGTCTTATTACGTATCCTCAACATAATACGGTAGAGCGTATGCTTTATTCGTATAATATTGGTTATAGATTGGGTTGGTTGAGATCCAGTTTAAGGGGTCGTACCGTATATAAAAGCATTAAAGATGATACAGTAAGACCAATTAGTGTTTATATTAACAAGGAGAAATAAGATGGACTTCAACTCAAGAGAAGATTTACAAAAGGAATTGAAAAAGGTAGATGACGATATAGCAAAAGCAGAAATAAATCTTACCACTTTACGTCTATATAGACAAACTATAGCTGACCGATTAAGTCAAGTAATGGAAAGTAAATGTAAGATTGTCAACGTTGGAGATTTCATTGATACTATGGATCCTATCAAAGCTTGTTTAAACTCTTTAAACGATTCTGATGAAATTAGAATCGAAGATGTATCTTACATGTTTGGTATCTCTGTAGCTGTATTATTGTCTAAGATCGATACTAAAGAATTGAGAGTATTCAAATACTCCAATAAAAGAAATAGCCGTACTGGCAAAGTATTGACAGTAAAATACATAAAGAAACTCTTGGAAGAGCATAATAGCGATGATATCAAAAAGCGTAAATATGTAGAATATATATTTAAAGAGTATCATGAAAATGCTATGTCTTTAAATATTAAGAGTAGAGTAAAAGACCTACTATATAAACCTTATGATAATCCTGAGTATGAAAATTTGACTCTAAAACAACTAATCATTGGTGGTTTTAATCGTGGGTTTATTAAGTTTACTCACTATAATACTATGATTAAGATGCTTGATTCTTTCAACTGTGAATATACTCTAGATTATTCTTCTTACAGAGTTATGGAAAAATCTACAAATAAACTAATTAGGGTATATTCTAAATAATATATTGGGAGCTGAATATTCAGCTCCCATTTTTATTTTTTATTTTTTAATTGACAATTTTATAAATACCCATATTTTATATTAAATATAATAAGGAGAATACGATTATGAACGGACAATTCGCCACAACAGGGCGATATACATTTGAACAATTACTAGTCATGATGGCTGATATAGATACTATGTCTTACCATGAACTTTATCGTATCTTGGAAAACTATTATCATGTCATTCTAGAGCATTTAGAAGATAGACATTCTAAGAAGTTAATACCTCTTTATGGTTCACCTAAATTCTTATTCACTCTTCTTCAAGTATTGAATAATACAGAAAGGAGTTCTGAAAGATGTAGATTGGTAAACACATTCCTTAGAAGCACTTTATTCTCTGAGAATGGACCATATATCCGAGATATTGCTTATTTGATTGCTAAGTTCTATAATTACGATACAGTAGCAAGATTAGAAGCATTAGGTACATTAGATGAAGAGTTATGTATCTATCTCTCTATTATTTCAAAAGCATCTATTAGAGATTATGTGAATATCAACCGCATCAATTATACTATTTGCTCATTTACAAATAGAGATTTAACTCCTATGGAGATAATTCAAATCTATAACGTTCTTTACCCTAGAAACTTTACTGATGTATTCATCAATTCTATGGCAAATGATATAGTAGATTCTGAAACAACTGACCCATCTATACTTCCAAGGGCTTTACTTATCGAAGAATCTCTCAAACAAGCCGTATGTATGATTTTAGAAACATTCGATACTGGTATTATCTCTCAAATACTTATTTCTTATAATGAGTACTGTATGTTTAATGGGAAGAAATCTCCGTCTATTCTCAAGTATTGTTCTGATAAATCAGGGTATCCTTTCCTCAAAGTTCCTATCATCGTTAGAGAACTAGAAAAGCAAGATATCTTTATCGGATAGAAAATCGTTTTTAATGTAGAAGTGTACTCTATAATACATATAATAAAACACTTATTTTTATTTAAATAAAGGAGTAAATCCATGGCAAAAGAAGTTACTGTATACAACAACGATGTAGATTATCAATCATCTTTAGCATACGAATTCAGAAATGTAGTATCTAAAGATAAAGATCTTCGTATGTCTTCTGAAGCTAAAATTGATATTGGATATCCAACTGGTTTCTTGGGCTTTGACTTCATGAATGGTTACAAAGTTCATAATAATGGCGAAACCAAATACAACCTAGGTATCTCTGATGGTAGTATGGTAATGGTAATTGGTCGTTCTGGTTGTGGTAAATCTACATTCTGTACACAAATGGCGGCTAACATTGTACGTCCATTCAAAACTTCTACAATCTTCGAAGATTCTATCGAAGGTGGTATGGTTAAAGAACGTCGTATGCAGTTAAGTGGTTTCAATACAGAAGCCGAATACAAGAAACGTTTTGTAATTCGTAATACTGGTATTACAGCAGAAACTTTCTTAGCTCGTATTAAATTCATTCATGATTTGAAATTAGCAGATCCTGAAAGATATAAATATGATACTGGTTATGTGGATGAAGAAGGAAACCCAATCAAATTATTCGAACCAACAGTTTATATCTTAGACTCCATTGCTTTGATTATGCCAGATGATTTGGTAGAAGAAGGCGAAGTATCTACCAACATGTCTGTTACTCGTACAGCTAAAGTTGTAACTGATATTATTCGTCGAGTAGTACCTATGCTTAAAATGGCTAATATCATTTTAATCGTAGTAAACCATATCCTTTCTGACGTATCTATTCGTCCTAAGAAAGCTGACTTGATGTATTTGAAACAAGGTGAATCCTTACCTCGTGGTAAAACTGTAATTTATCTTTCCAATACAGTAATTCGGTTAGATGATACAAAACTTAAAGCGGATGAAAAGTTTAAAGTAGCTGGTTCTTTAGTAGATGTAACTAATACTAAGTCTCGTTCAGCTGGTGCTGGTCAAACTTCTACAATGGTATTTACTTATGACCATGGTTTTGACCCAGAACTTTCTTTATTTATGCTATTACAAAACAATGGTCGTGTAAATGGTGCTGGTATTGGTTATTACTTCGATGACCATACTGACTTCAAATTCTCTTTGAAAGGTTTCAAAGATAAACTTCGTAAAGATCCAGACTTCTATAAACTCTTTATGGAAGTAGCTAAGAGCGAATTAGAAAAATTGCCTTCTAACGCAAACGATATAATCGATGTAGATGATCAAGATCAAATCGAAAGTAATAATGTTACTTCTGATATTCTTGGTACAATTGGCATCAAATATTAATATATCTTTTAATCATATAATATCAATATGAAGTGATATTAGTGCTTAAAAGAAAGGAAGGTTAGAGAATGGCAACATCACTTAATTTAATTCAAGCCGCAATGGAAAAACAAAATGCTTATCCAAGTGCGGAATATGTAATTGGCAAATCGTTACAACAGCCAGCTACTAATACAAACTCTGGTCCTCGTAAACTCATGTATGGTTTACAGGCAGAACAAACTATTCAGATCTCGAAGCCAGAAACACCTTTAATGGCTACTGGCTTTGAAGGTCAATTTGCTGAGTATTCCAGCAACTATATTATTGCCGAAGACGACTATGAAGTCATTGACAAAGTATACAAAAACAAGATGATGTATTGGATGTTCGTTAGAAATACTAAAACAGGGAAAGTCGACGTATTCGCTAGAACAACTTATGAATACATCACAGAAATGTATGGTTATGAAATGAATACAGAATATATTGATGCGTTAACTCCAGGTGATATAATCCCTAAGAACTCACCAATTATTCTACCAGATTCATTTGATAGTGCATTAAATGCAGGTACTGGTGTAAACTTAACTTGTGTTTACATGGCATTAGCAGAAACTACAGAAGACCCAGTAGTCTTATCTGAATCTGCAGCTCGTAAACTTACTGCACCTACCTATAAAAACGTAGAAGTCATGGTCAATGACAATGATATTCTACTAAACCTTTATGGAGACGAAACAGGTAACTATAAATCCTTCCCAGATATTGGTGAAGAGGTTAAACATCGTACACTCTGTGCTCTTCGTAAAGAAAAGAAAGAGGATGAAGCACTCTATACACAATCGGTACAGATGCTTAAAGAAAGGCTGCAATCCGATACTGCTTTCCTCGCAAATGGTACTGTTATAGATATCGATGTATATTGTAACAATACAGAATATGATAATCCACAAATAGAGAAATACTATAATAAAACTTTAGAGTATTCTCAAAAGATTGTGGATATTCTAGAAAAGGAAAAACGAAAAGGTTATACACTTACTAGCGAAGCTGACAGATTGCTTTATAACTCCAAGTCTATTCTTGAAGGTAAGCCTTATATGACTAAAGACAAAGTATTTACTAACTTAGTAATCAACTTTGTAGTCAAAGAAGAAAAGCCTATGGAGCAAGGCGATAAATGTACAGACCGTTATGCTGGTAAAGGTGTAGTATCTTACATATGGCCGGACGAAGAAATGCCAATGTATGAACGTAATGGTGAATTATTCCCAGTGGATATCATCTATAACTCTTCTACAATGGTTAACCGTCAAAATCCAGGACAAACATTCGAAACTGAAATCAACTATGTATCAGATCGCATAGTAGAAAGAATGCGTAAGATGTATTATGGAGCTTCTGAACTAAATAGATCGGATATGGTTCCAGAATGCGAAAATATGATTCTTAAATTTATGAATGTAGTAAATCCTGAAGAAGCATTCTTCTATAATGAACAAATTATGGAATATGGATTACAAGAACGTGAGTTCTTCTTGCAATCTGTAATGGCAGATAATGCTTTATTCTTAGTTTGTAAACCAATATCTGGTAATATCAACTTAACTACTTTGTATAATTTATATACTGAGTTTCCTTGGGTCGAATTAGATAAACTTTGGGTAAAACAAAAATGTTCTGATGGTTCTTATAGACGTATTCAAACTAATCGTGGTGTTATCACTGGTAAGAAGTATATCTATAGATTGAAACAAATTGCAGAAGAAAAATTCTCTGCTGTATCTTTAGCATCTACTAACTTACGTGGTGAAAATACTAAGACTAGAGCTCATAAACAACACAGAAGTGTGCATTCTGATACTCCTGTAAGATTAGGTGCAATGGAATCCTCTAACTTATTAGATGCTGCCGATGTATCTATGAGATTAGCTATTGTATTTATGCTACTTTCATCTTCATTCAAATACAGACGTCAAGCTTATCAATTATTGGTAGGCGATCCATTTAAACCATATATCAAACTTGATGCAGAAGCAAACGTATTGGCAACATCACGTTCAGCTGAGATTGCTAAAGTATTGATGAAAGCTATTGGTCTTAAGATCAACTTCAATAAGAATAAGAAGATGTATAAAGCACCAGTACTTCTTAATGTATTTGAACAACTTCCAGATATCAATAATCCATATTACAGATATGGGTGTTATGATCAAGACATTGTTCAATCTCCGATTATTCGTATGCCGTTCTTTGTTAAGAATGAAGATATGGATAGATTGGTTAAGTTGTATAAGAAACACCATAAAGATGAATTGCTTATGAGTCCAATTAACTTCAATGGTGTTGATAATATTATCGATGCAGATATTATCAATAAAGTAATGACATTGATTAGTACTTGTGAAAATATGGATGAAGCAGAAGCAGCGGTTAAAGCTAAAACTCCAGAACCATTAGCAATTCCAATGCATGTAATGCCTGTTATTAGAACCGGAGGCGAAAGATATGAACCAACGTCTAATAACAATTCTTGATGCTTTACGAAATGGTAAAGATATCATTACTCCAGAAGATGTAACTGATATCAATAATATTTCCGTAAATTATATTCAAGGTCAAGGTAAAGCAGAACCTAGAGATATTAGAAATATATTGGAGATATCCAATATCTTATACAACAATACTCAAAGAGCTATATTACCTTTGGATGATGCTATCTACGATTCAGTTGTAGTTAAGTTCAAGAATCAAGGTTTTGAACCACCAGTTGGTGCAGTTGGTATTACTATAGATAGTAAAGATAACGTTGGGTCTTTACTGGAAGATCAATCTCTTCTCGAAGTATTTAAAACTATCCCAGAAGAGAAAGCTAAGGAAATGCTTTATGATAAAGATCTTATGAGATTTGAAATGCCTATTAAAGAGGATTTCTATAATCCAGATAATGTAGGCAATTATACAGAACTCTCTAAGATTAAACATAGTGCTGAGCATAATTATCCTGAGCTTGTTGGTACTCTTTACAAATGTAAGTATACTACAATGAATGAAGCTGTAGCAGCTGGAGTTGAACCAGATGATATTACTACTATGGTATTTGAAAGAGACTTCTTGAGTAAATACTATAATGCAGTTTTCCCATATACAATGGATGGTAAAGCTGGATTGATAGCTGAGCTTAAATATGATGGTGTATCTATAGAAGCTACAGTCGATGGTGATACTATTATTGCAGCTTATAGTCGTGGTGATACAGCTAATGGTATAGCTTCTGACTATACTCCAATCTTTGGTGGTAAAGTATTCCATCGTGCTAAAGGCATTATCCCAAAAGGAACTGTCTTTGGTATTAAATTCGAAGCAATAGTTACTGATAGAAATCTTGAGATTCTCAAATATAAATTTGGGAAAGAATATAAGAATTCTCGTGTAGCTATCATTGGTTTACTTGGTAGCTCTGATGTAAACAAATATAGAGATTTGATTACATTGGTACCAATTAGAACCAGTGGATTACAATTCGATGATATGGTTCAAGAAGTAGAATTCTTGAATAAGTATTATTCCTCTGGTGTAGAGATGAAGTATACTTATATGAGAGGGAATTATAATGAACTCTTATTCCAAACTTATCGATTCGTTCAAGATGCTTCTGCTCTAAGAGGTATCATGGGATTCATGTATGATGGTGTAGTAATCTCATTCGCTGATTATAATATCCATAAAATTCTCGGTAGAAATAACTTTACTGATAATTGGGCTATGGCTATTAAATTCAATGCTATGAGTGCTGATACTATCTTCAATGGGTATACATACACAGTAGGTCAAAATGGTCTAATCACACCAATGGCTCACTTCAAACCTGTCCAATTCCTTGGTTCTACGCATGACAAAACGACTGCTCATAGCTATAAGAGATTCAAAGAATTGGCTTTAAAGGTTGGAGATCCAGTTAGGATTACATATGTGAATGATGTTATCTGTTATATAGATAAACCATTTAAAGATGTAGACAATCCTAATCCAGTTATCCCATTCCCTACACATTGTCCAGCTTGTGGTAGTCCTATTACTTTATCTATGTCTGGTGATAGTGCTTATTGTCTAAATCCTCTTTGTCCAGAACGTAATGCTACTCGTATTACAAACATGGTTAAGAAGTTAGGATTCAAAGACTTCTCCAGAGCATACATCTCCAAGCTAGATATAAAATCATTTAGAGATTTGATTGAATTAGATAAGATGTATTCAGCAGAACTAATAGGTGATGCTTTAACTAATAAACTATTCGACCAAATCAATAAGATTAAATCTGAACCATTACCAGATTATAAAGTAGTAGGTGCTCTTGGCTTCAGTTCTATTAGTGCTGAACGTTGGAGAATTATTCTAAATAATGTATCTTTAAATGCTATCATTCATAACGATGACGATAGTGTTAGACGTTTGATTAGTATGGTTAAAGGTATCGGTAAAGTAATTGCTGATACTATAGCTAAAGAACGTCATGTCTTCATGGATGATTTGTTACTGATAGAGTCTATGCCTAATTTACAAATAACCTTCAGAGGTGAAGGTGCTTCTGTACAAGATAGAAAGACAGTTCGGTTTACTGGATTTAGATCAGCTGTATTGGAAGAAGAATTTAATAAATTAGGATTCGATGCAGATGGTAACAAATCTGTAACTAAGAAGACCGATATCTTAGTTATTCCTTATCCTGGATTTGTATCTTCTAAGTTAAGTAAGATAAGTCCTAATTGTTTAGTACTTTCTGAGAAAGATGCATATGACTACATAATGTATCTTCAAAGTCAAAATAATTTATAAAAGTATATTATAGATGTGGTAAGGGTGGTGTATTTTCCACATCACCCATACACAATTTTAATATTTTTATATTTCAAGGAGGACAAACCTATGAAAGACTATCAAGCTAGTTATAGCGAAAAGTTTAAAGAAGCATTAAGAAAGTTTAATGACTCTGCAACAGCATTGTACTTCGTAGTACAAACATCTACAAGTCATGACTACGAAGATCCATTCACAACAGTAACTGTGTACAACAAGAAGAAAAATACAGATTGGGAAGCTACACTCTTATCCGAGTTCTGCTCCGATCCTAATAAAGATCTTATTGCTACATATCAAAAAGTTTCACTCACCACCAAACCTGGTAAGGAATCTATAAATATTACTGTAATTAAAAACGTCATTGGTTTTGGTATTGCTACAAGCTTAGAACAAGTAAACGAAATCATTACTTATATGGAAGCAGATAATCGTGATCTTCGCAAAATCTATTTCTATGATTATGATTTGGTAATTCAAGAACTTGTACCACCTAAAGCTTCTGATTTAATTGCGACTAAACCAAACTTTAGTCAACCAATTAATGGTGCTTATGGTACAATCACCACCTTCACTTCAGGAACAGCAGATAGTGATGCTAAGATAAAAGATAAGAAAATCTGTGATCAACCAACTGGTACCATCCCTGGTTTTGAAGGGTAATTAATTTTGGTTTAAACTGACAATAGCAGTTTGAATATATAATATTTTATTAATCCACTTAGGAGGAAACAATCAATGAAATTCGCAGAATCCGCAGTAGCAAATGCAGTACAATCCAACTTATTACAAGAAAAAATCGCTTGGTCTGCAAGCTTTACAGAAATCTTTATTAAAGCAGCTGTAGAAGGTATCACTACTTACCTTGGTCAAGTTAAAAACGAAGGTCCTAAAACTGTAGTAGTTAAAAATGGTGACAACACAGTGGTGTTCTCCGCATCTATCGAAAAACATGAATCCGATGATGGCGAAGGCTTCAGTGTAAACATGTTGGTTAACCCAACTGAAGACGAATTAGTTGGTGATAAAGTAACATTCGACGATGTAGTATTGTCTGCTATCTTCGAAAAAGTTGCTTCTAAATATCGTTTCAATATTGCACCAATCAATGGTCAAGAATACACTTCCAAATTGATTGCTGTTATGATCAAATCCATCAAGGAATACTTCCGTACAAATATCGATGTAGATCCTGTATTGGAAATTCCTAACTTCGTAATCTTCGAAGGTTATGTAGAAGATGACAAAGTTAAAGTTAAAGTAGTACTTGATGCAGCTATCAAACAAATCGTAAAAGATGATGCTGTATTAGAAGAAGAAGCAAAATAATTGCTGGGGTAACAATGGACATCAAAAAAGCAGTATTACAAAATAAGACTTTAGACGTAGTTTCTATGTCTGAATTTGGTCGCTTAATTGATAATAATGCTCCATTCTTACGAGATGTCTGTGTAGAGATCGGAGACTATGTATATCCATACAAAGAGTCTCCGAAATCTAAACGTGATGTCTGTATTACTAATTTTGGTCCTCTTATTACTTGGCAAGAACCAACTACAGAAGAGGATAAAGAAGCATACTCTGCTAATAACATCGTTGACTTATCTCCAAAGAATACAAAAAGTTTGGTAGATAATATTCGAGCAGCTGATAAGATTAAAAGTCTTGAAAGTACTCGTTTAGCTAAAATCAGTAATGTGCTTACCTTACCTATCAATGAAGAAGATTCCGAAGAATTAGTTGCCATCAAGCAAGCTATTAACGCCAAAGGAATCGACTCTGATTCTTATAAGGCTAAGTTCCCATCTGAATCTGATTTTAACAACGATATGCGTGCTCTTAAATCCGCAGCTAATAATAACATTAGTTTCTTTAAAGCTAAGCGTGTATTAAATGCATTTGATATTGATATGGAACTCATTATCAAAGATAAACCAGATGCAGTTAATCCAATTGGTGAAGAAATCCGTGTATCATTAACTGGTGAAAAAGATTAGTAATTACTGTAGTTATATTATGCAAAATTTTACAATAGATTACTAATTGAAGGAGCAATACAATAATGATCACTCAAAGAGAATTCATTAAACGATTTACCGAGAAAACAACTATTCCATTCAACGGTGATTTATTTGTGCGTTCTGATGATGATATTGTAGAGCATTTGAAAAAGATAATCCTGTCGTGCCAAACATCGAACGGTATCTTTGCAGTCAAAGTTAAGGGCTTTGAACTTATCGAAGGATATACAAACGTCCAAGAAACTTTGAAAGAGTATTATTCTAAAAATAATAATCGGAATCGTAAGAAGGGTGCTGCTGATGAAAATCAGTATAACTATATCAATCTAAAAGATTCGATTATCAAGATTTTAGTCGTAGATTATCATCTAATGGCTAAGGGTCAGGAAGAGAACCTTCGGGTTCTCATCATGATCCCTGAAGTTGTTAAAAAGTTTTATTTTTATCTCAATGGGAATTATTACCTCCCTATGTATCAAATCGTAGATAGAAGTACTTACAATTCAACTTCAGCTAAGAATGAGAAGGATTATATCACACAGAAGACCAACTTCCAACCGATAAATATTTATCGGCATGTGTATGAGCTTAATACTTCTGATGGCGAAACAGTTCCAGCGACTGAGTTCGACTGTAATATCTTTAAAAAGACATTCCCAGCATCATTATTCCTATTTGCTAGATATGGTTTAACTGGTGCATTACGTGAACTTGGTTTAGATAAGATATTTGTATTCACATCGGACGATAAGTTTAAAGATGATCCTGAAATACTCACATTTATTCCAAATACTAATACGAATATACACATCAACGTACCAAAAAGTATTTATAAAAACAATCAACTCGTTCAGCATATAGTCTATACACTCTGTATGCGAACTGATAAAAATCTCAGTCTAAATGGTCTATTTGATACTGAGTATTGGGTAGGTAAGTTAGGTGAGACATTTAGTGTAGCTAATAAGCTCATTAAAGGTCACAGTATTCTACGTTCCTTTGAGTCTATCTTAGACTTTAATATACAAGAGCAACTTCGTTTACCTTGGACAGCTAAGAAAGATATGTTCTGCGTTCTTATGTGGATGCTTAAAGAATATTCTTCCTTAAGAGAACGTGATACATTGGATGTAACTAAGAAGAAATTGCGTTATGGTGAATATATCGCAGCTACTTATGCTAAGACTTTGAATTCTAAGATTTATCGTCTAAGCAATAACGGTAACCGTGTAGATATTGATTATATTCGCAAAAACTTAGATATCCAACCGGACTATTTAATAAAAGAGCTTACTCGCAGTCAATTGATTGCGTTTAGGAATGCTGTAACGAGTGTTGACTCTATTACAGCATTGAAATTTACTTACAAAGGCATCTCTGGTATTGGTGAGAATAAAGCCAATAGCGTATCAGATTCTTTCCGTCTTTTAGATATCTCTAATATGGGTATCCTAGATCCAGATGCATCTTCCGCATCAGATCCTGGTATTTCTGGTTCTGTAGTTCCTATGCTTAAACCAGCTGCTCATGGATATCTTTCTGATGAACCTGAACCGATGTTCTGGCAAGATGATTTCAATGCACTTTATGAAGAGTATAAAAAGATTAAAGGGCTACAAGAACTCATCGAATTCAAAGCTGACGTTTTGGGTGACGAAGAAGCTGCTAAAGATGTGGCTATGGCTCGCATCGCTACAGAGATGGCTACTAATGTTAACTCTACTTTAGCAAGAATCGTTGAGGAAAATGAATAATGGCTACTATGTATACTCGTTACTTTGTTTTCTCTTCTAAACAAGTGGAAGAGATGAACAAAATTGCTGATCAACGCGGAGCTTCCAGACCTAAGCTCGGCACAGTTGTTGTAAATGGTATTCCAAAAGAATTTACAGCAATTTTAACAAACATCGACCATATGAAATATGCTGATAGTAAGGTACTCATCTCTGGTGATATCAGAACTATCAAGCATAATATGGGAGACCTTAATTTACTATAATGGAAAATGACGGTCTACTTCATGTAATCAAAAGACTCCCTATGGGAATCTGCCCAGTATGTGGGAAACCACTAATGCTACTTAGGTCTGAATATACTGCGTATATTTTAGCAGAGTCTGGTTACATTAGAAGCAAAGTGGATGAAAAATCCGAAATGAAAATGATTTGTCCTAAATGTGGATATACTGAAAATGCTAGAGTTGGTGATGATGGTATCATTCCAGAACGTCTAGATGATTTAGTACCATCTACTGGAGAAATCAAGAATAACCCTATTGGGTCGAAATAAGAAGTTGTTATCCCATTACCCAATATTGGGTAATGGGGTTTCTTTTAAAAAATATTAAGCGAGTAATATAAATTACTTGATATAAACTAGGAGGAATTACTCATGGAAAAAATCAAATTAACAGAAGAACTTGAAAGATTAATTAGTCGTGGTCAATACAATGGTCAAGATGACAAATTAAAAGATGTCATTACAAATGAAGGTGTTTGTAGAAATATCTTTGCGGATGACGATTCTTTTGACGCAGTAAGTGAGTTTACTGTAGATATGCTAGCATTATTATTAGGATACATGGCTGTATCTTTAGGTGAGTTTAACGATCCTAATGAATACATTCATACTATTTCTAAATTTGCTGCATTGTTCGATATTGATTCATCCTCTTATTATGATGAAGAGAAACATGATTTTGATTTAGAACGATTAGTATACGATATCGCTACTAAAAATTATGAAGGATATTGGAATTATGATGAAATTTCCAAACACCCAGAAGAATTAGATTTATTCACTAAAGTATACAATAACGATATCCAAACTTTATTGGCTGCTGTAGCTGCTGGTGATAGAAGTATTGCTATGCAAATTCTTAATCCAAAAACAATGCTATTCTATAGCAGCAAACTAATAGCTAAGAAACCTGAAAACGAAGAAGAAGAAATGAAGATGGTTGCTAAATTAGAAACAATGAATGATCTTTCTGTTATTTTAGCAAAAGCTATTGGTCTTTATGGTGAAGGGGATAAAGATAAATTATTCCTTGATTCTATTAAGGATAATCCAATTAATAATGTTATGGATCCTGATAGTATTCTTAAATTATCTAAGACTCTAATGTCTATTTTCAATGGATATTTAGATTCTCAAGCTGAAGAAGATGGTCCATTCCCAGTATTTAATTTACTAAGTCAAGAAGGTCATACCTTCCCATTGACTTTCACACCTAAAGTTGTTGATGACTTCAAATTCTTAGTATCTGTATTGACAATCAAATTATTCCATGATAAGAAAAAATTCAATGCAGATACCTTTGATTCTATCTTCCGTCCTAAGGATAAAGAATTAGCTGAAAAGGTATTGGGTAAACTTGTTGAAAGCCCATTATTTAAAGAAACCATAGTTAAGGATATCGATATCTTTAATAAAAGTGGTGACTTTGATTTATTCGAAGCTCTTCAAAACCTTACAAGTGTAACTAACCCTTGTAATCTATTCTTAAAACGTTATGCATTTTATACAGGATTTGAAGATCTTAGAGAAACTTATGAAACTATAAGATCTATTTTTACTGAAACTAAGGAACAAAAGATCGTCTTCGATGCCTTTGAATCTAGACTTCTATTCAACTTACTATATCCTGCATTCATGGCATTCCTAGTGGTCTCTGAAGATCAAGAAATCTATACAGAATTCTTGAAAAAGACAAGAGAAATTCTTCATGATAACATTGGAGAAGAAAAACGAAATGTTTCTCTACTAGCAGCTTCATATAATATGGTAGCAGACGATGAATTCTTCGAAATCTGTACTCTAGCTCAAAAGATTGATGAATTATCTGATAGAGCTGTTGAAGATTGTGAGATTGATGAATTACCTGATAACGTTGTCAAATTTGATAGAAGCAAATTAAGCTAATCGTAAACTCCCAGTAATGGGCACTTATGTGCCCATTATTTTTTGTCTTATATGAACTTTATAATAATTGAAATGGATTTTAGATTAAAAAATTAGGGAGGACAAATGAGACCGTATCCATTGATGAAAAATTACAAACGCACCGACCATTCAAATCTCATCGATGCTCTCCGGGAATGGAAATCATTCTCTGACAATGTTGAAAACAACTTTGAACAAGCTACTTTTATTTTTTCTCAAGCCCTTAAAGGGATTGATGAATTAGAAGCTAGTAATGAATTTAGAGGAAAGAACGATTATATTTTCTCCCTAATTCACACTGCGTCGAGGTTCTATAATATAGCATTGGATGAGTATATCAAACTTTCCGGTAAGTTTAAACCAACTAAGTATTTAGAACTTCTTCATTTATATCTTAAAGATTCTAAATCAGGTGAAGGTTATATCAAAAAAGAGTATGAATTATATACTATGGGTTTAGCTGCTAAACGTGTAGAAGAAAACCATAATATTATTCAAAAACGTTTTGATATCAAATCTATTATCGTTAAATTACTTGGTATTGATGAAGAAGGTTCTGATATTTATTATAAATATAGATATATCGTTCCTATCCTTGGGGTTCATCTTGCTTCTTTGATTGATACTTATAGAATGGATCCTGTTCAAAAGGCTGTATTGACTATTGAAGAACTTAACTACGTTATCAAATATATTGAAAGAAACTCTAAAGAAGAATGTTTCTCTACAATATTCGATAATATCTTAGGTCCTGCATTCTATTATATCAATGCATATAAAGATACAGATGATGAAGTTACTTTAGAAGATATTGTAGATGAATTATTAAAGGCTAATTGGATTCCTTTCGATGGTAAACAATATCTAAAGAATAGCTTCAGTGAATTCGAAGATCGTATTAAAGAATATAAAGGTTTAGTTCCTGTATGGGCTAATGGTATAACTGCAAATGTAGTTTGTTATATCTTAAAAACTTATGCAGAAGATAATACTATCGGTAGACCTAAATCTTTCTTCAACTTTATCAACGAAGAAGATTACCCTATGGAAATCAAAGGTATTGAAGTAGATTATACTGATAAAGTTTTCCTTTATGTTATTCTAACCATCTTACCTATTCTTTATACAGATAAAACAGCAGAGGGTACTCATATTGATGATCCTATAGCTATAGAAGTATTCATTAAAAATCGAATCAAAGAATCTAAATCTACTAAACTTGTATGTGATGCTATCAGATTCTCTTCATATATCATTGGTCTAGTATGTGGTAATGAAAAATTAGGTAACTTCTTAAGAAGTATTGCCGATGAATATATGATTGCAGAAGAAAAGAAAGAAGAAAAAATGGACGCAATTGATCATGCTCTAATGAGACCTTCGTATATCAAATGTACTGAAATGGCAGAAGAAGCTGCTGAGATTATTTCTCTATCTGAAGCATATTCCTCTGCTCCTAAATTTAATATTTGTCAAGATACAATTATTAAATTCCCAGAAGCAATTCCATTCTTTGAATACTATGCTCGTACTTACCCAGAACATCTTGACAGAGATATTCTATTAAATAGAGCAGAATTAGTAATTAAAGAAAATGCTATCTCTAGCAAGATGGATATGGATCTTGCTGCTAATATCTCTAAAGTAAATACATATCGTAATCGTCTAGTAGAAACTGTAAAAGTAGATGATCCTGTAGAATACTTCCGAAACTTTACAGAAGCTACTCAATTAATGGAAGATATCATGGCTTTCATTGAATCGTATGACTCTGATTTTGATGATGACTACGATGATGACGATGACGAAAAAGAAGAATTAACTCCTAAGCAAAAACAAGAACAAAAGAAAAAAGTCGAAGCAACTAAGAAAAGTCTTCTTAGTAGAATGGCTGATGTTCTAGCTAAAGCTGGTGGTGCTGTTGAAAAGGTAAAACCTAAGCTTAAATCCGTCAGTAGTAAAATTATCGATGTTCTAGCTAATATTACTACTATGGGTGATGAAGAAAAGATCGCTCAATTGAAAACAAAGATCTTACCTAATCTTAGAAATATCTTAATGGTAATCGTAACAGCTGGTTTAGCTATTACAACACCATATCTTTTGGTATTAGTATTGGTAATTAATGCTATTAGCACAACAAATACTTCCGTTGAAACTAAGAAGATCGTTAAAGATGAACTTGATGTAGAATTAGGTATTGTTGAAAAGAAACTCAACACAGCTGATCTTACTGAACATGACGAAAAGAAACTTCTTATGCTTAAGAGCAAAATCAATCGTCAAATTGAACGTATTGATAAAGAAATTGAAAAGGCTAAATCCAAGAAATAGGAGGTCATATGTTTACATTTGATGATGAATTTGGTTTATTTGATGAAGATGTGATCTTTAATAACGAAGATATACTTCATGAAGCACCAAATGATGATAATAAAAAAGAAAATAAAGGACAAAATGGTAGTGGAGATAATACCGACTCAACAGAAGATGATGCTCCTACTGACTATACCGATGGTAGTGAAAGCCCTAACACCCCCGTAGACGATGAGGGCAATCCAGATTATACAGAAGAAGAAGAACCGGATTATGATGAAGAATCCGGTAATGATCCAGAAAATGATCAAACTAATACTGATTCTGAATCTGATGATACTAACACAGAAGTAAAGTCAGATGAAGGAGATGGTGAAATACCAGATTCTGATAACGCTGACGGTAATATCGATACTGATACTGAAGGAACTGATGATGATTCTGATTCACCAGATTATACTTCAGAAGAAGATCCTTCTGTAGCTGAAGGAGAACCAGGGGATGACACCGATGGTGCTGGTGACGAAGAAGCTGGAGATGGTGACGCTACTGGAGATGATATGGGCGGAGAAGATACCACTGATGATACTTCAGGTGATACTACCGAAGGTGGAGATGGTGAAATCTCTCAACTTCAAAATGACTTGTTCTCTAACCTTTCTGATGAGCAAATGAAGCTTAGGATTAATAGTATTAAAGACTCCTTTATTGAGTTATACTCAAACGTTGATAATACGTCTAAGCAGATCCTGCTAGTTAATCGATCTTCTGATAATATCGTAGCTATCAATTATATTAATGAAACTTTAGGTGCCCTAAAAGATATGATTAGGGATGCCCTTACAGTTTCTTTTGGTACTCGTTCTATAGCAGAAAATCAGATTGTGTTACAAAAGCTTGTTGCTATCTATTCTTTGGTTTATAAAATCGTAGAAAAGATTGGCAACAGGAAAGAAGAAAAATAGAAATTATTTGGGATAAGAACCCAACCACTTATAAATAGATTCTACTGATGATAGTAGAGATGTGTGTGACAGATAGACACTGTGATGAAATTTAATATTCTCATATAAGGAGGAATATTCCTAATGGCAATCGTAGGCTCTACAGATAATGCTAATAAAGAGATTCTTCGTGGTTACGAACAAGACTCCATGCATGAAACTGCTGCTCGCTTTGTTGAATTAGCACGTGCAGCTAAACAAGAATCCGGCTTGGATATCTTCAATAACCCAACAGAATTCTTAACTAATAACCTTGGTAAAGAAGATCTTAAATCTTTCTTCGTAAACGAATCTTACGACGCAGAAGATCCTCGTTTCAAAGGCAACTCCGCTGCTCTTCGTTCTCACTTAGAAAACATGGAAATGTTGTTCGAAAACGACGTACAAGCAGCTGTTACTGAATCCACTAACTTGGGTGCATTGTCCCCAGTAATCGGTATGGTAACACCAATCCATAAAAATATCTTGATGAACGCTGTTTATGATCAAGTAATGCCAAAAGACGTTTCCCGTAGCCCTAAATTCACTTTGACTATGGAAACTCGTAACTTGGTTGATACTAAAGGCAACAAAATCGATATGTATGCTGAACAAAACTTGATCAAGAAAGCTATCGATGAATCCGTTCCTACATTCGACAAAGTTATCACTACTTTGCCTGAACAAGAAGCTACTGACTTCGTTGCTGAAGCAGTTGCAGCTAATGTAATTGACGCTTCCGTTCAATCCATTGCTAACCTTTCCATGCGTACAGAAGTTTTTGGCGTTGTAGTTAAAAACGTATACGTAGAAAAAGGCGAAATGGTTTGGGATGCTACTCAACAAAAAGAAGTTCCTGCTACAGCAGCTGGTGCTAACTCTGTATTGTTCAAATTACATGCATTCTTCACTCCTGGTTATGGCGACCATGTTCGTCAAATGCATCGTGCATTCATGATTTCCTTCAAGAAAAATGCTACTGATACAGTAACTGCTTCTGGTACAATCATGGGTTACTTGAATGAAAAGAACCGTATGTTGCTTCAATGCGGTCCATTGAAAGTTAAAGACGGTGCTACTGAAGCATTCGATACTACTACTTTCTTGGTAGAAGCACTTGTTGTTCGTGCTGTATTTGATGTATCTTCCGCTGCATTCCCAACTGTTAAAGTTGAATGGTCCAGTACTACAGATATCTTCCAAATTCCAGAAGCTCCACATGTAACTGTACCTATCACTCCAGAAGAAGTTAAAGACGTTCAAGCTCTTTACGACGTAAACCAAGTTACAAAACTTATGTCCATGATCCGTCTTGCTCTTCTTCATTGGAAAGATGATTCCATCCGTGATGATCTTGATGCTTCTTACTTGGCTATGCCTGAATCCAAACAATACAAAGCAGCATTCGACTTCACACCTCCAATTAACTTCACTGGTCTTCCAGTAGTATGGCGTAATGGTCAATTCATGGATCGTTTGGAAACTATGGTTACTGAAATGCTCCAAGAATTGAACGATGAAAACATGACTATCGCTATCTTCGGTCGTCCTGACTTGATCCGTCGTATTGCTCCTCAACAATACACTTATCAAACAGCTTCCAACATCGGTCCTGTTGAATTAGACTTCACTCGCACTGTTGTTACTTCCGAACATCGTGTATACAACTTCATCTCCACTAACAAAATGCGTAACAACAATAACTTCGTAGTATTGTTGATTCCTCGTAACTCCATGCGTATTACTTACAAAGTGGTAGATTACCAAATGTACTTAAGCAACGAAATTCGTGATGCTCGTCAAACTGCATTGCCAGCTATGACTGCATTCGAACGTTGGTTATTCTTACAATATCAACCTGTTCAAGGACGTATGCATATTATGAATCCTACTGGCTTACGCAACAACCCTGAAGACGACGTTAAAGACTTCATCGGTGCTAATGCTATGAACGATTACACTGCTAACCGTGCAGATTATGCTAACGAAGTTAACGGTGTAGTTGATCCAGCTACAGGTCACTTCCAAATTCCACCTATCAAAACTAACTAATTTCTAAGTGACTAATAATCGGGACTAGAGGATAATTCCTCTAGTCCTCTTTTATTTCCTTAGAGGAGGGTGCGAAATGCAAAAAGACGATACTGCCTTGTTCGAAAGCATTGGTGAGTTACGATACGAACTAATGCAATTAAAGGTTGATCCTGATAATTCTGCGTTACTATCTTCCATTAAGAGAATACTTAACGATATTTTCGATGACTCGAAATGTGAAGACGTTATCTTTACTAATAATACAGATAAAATCTTCTTTGGTCTAACGGTAATGCCCGTGTTTAATGACTCTCAACAGGTCGTCGATATAGTTTTAAACAGTACTAACTTTGCTATATCCAAATATCGTGTTGAGATCGATTCTAAGCTTCTTGATAATTACACAGGATTGAATATTGATGAAATTACTTCTATCTTATTACATGAAGTAGCTTCTCTGGTATACAATGACACTCCTGCTCGTAAAGCTCGCTACTTAATCGATTTGTGTTTAACTCAAAATAATACAAATATCAAGATCTCTAGCTATATCTCCTATGTGGAGTTATTAGCTTATGGTCTTAAAGAAGCGATCCGCAAATCAGCTTCCATTTTCTACGTTAAAGATAATGGTGCTATTCAAGAATTTGATGACGCATTAGAATTGACTCGATTCTTAGAAAGTGCTATTGCTAAATTAGATGCTCTTGGCTATCTATATGATAAAGGTACCAATGCAGCTGAAGTAGTTATTAAATGGACTTTACGTCTATATAAGGATATCCTTACATACCGTATTCCAGCTTTACATACTATCAATAAATCTTGTTTAGTAACAGCATCTGAATTGGAACAAGATGAGTTGAAGAATGTTGCTCGTCATTTAACTCGTATTGATGATTCTTTCTTGATTCAAGAGTCTGGTATTCTTGCCGATACTGCTGATAAGAAAGATATTGTTGCTAAGTTAAATGAACGTAAATCTATTAAGAGTTTCTTTGATACATTTGCAGAAACAGTTGCTCTTGGTAAAACTGCAAAGACTATTACCGAAGCTCAAGATTTATTCTTTAAATCTAACAGCGAGATGAGTCAAATCAAATATTATCTAGAAAATAATGAGCTTGATGCAAAGACAGCTAAGGATTTGGACAGATTGTATTGTCGATATGATATCATCAGGACTTCCTTACATACTAAGATCTAATCTTAATATATAATGAGAGTACCCAATATTGGGTACTCTCTTTCTTTTCGTAGGATTGTTAATTTTAATATTTAATATAACAAACTAGTAAAAGTAATTATAAGCATTAGCTTATTATTGTATTTAGTTAAATTATATTTTTTAGGAGGCTATTATCATGGCACTAGGAGACAACAACAATCGCGAATTAAGACCTACAGTATACTCTGGTTATACTTTCTACAACACACGTTCTGAGAAAGCTAAATCTCGTATGAACTTCTCTATGTGGAAGAATACTATTAAACTTTCTATCGAACGTATGGTAAAAGAATCTAACGACGGTTATGGTGCAGAATTCGATACAGAAAATCCAGCATTATTATACTTAACTGCTTCTAAAGCATTAGTATTAGCTGATCTTCTTAAAGCATATTTACGCGACCCAGAACAATACTCTGGTTTCGGTGTAGAATCTGCACGTGCATTGATTACTATCACTCGTGAAGGTGATGACGATGTTCTTACTGTATCTACTAAGAACGGTTCTGAAATCGGTGATGGTTTATCTTATGTATTAAATCATTCTTTCCCTGTAGTTGAAAAAGTTAAAGAAGATGGTAGTATTTCTTACAATAATTCTTTCGCTTCTTCTACAGATATCAAACAATTGATTTTCCAATTGGATGACTATGTACATGCAATGAATAATACTATTGCTTTCTCTGTTATTGATAACTTGGCTAGAAACACTCAATCTAAATATAGCTTCTTGAAAGAAGCATTAAGTGGTGGTTCTTCCTATGGTAACAATAATGGTGGTAGCCGTTATGGCAAAGGTTCTGCAAGCCAAAACAACGAAGTTGACGACTTAGACGACTTCATGTAATAGACAAAATATACTAAAGAAGATAACTTGGAGAGTATACGATATCCGTATACTCTCTATACTTCGTTTCAGGTAGGTTTATATGGATACTACTATTAAATACGTAACTAAGAACTTTATTGAATTTGAAGTATTATTTGATTTAGATTTGGCTATAGCTCAGTATATCTTACTGAATACTAAAAATACTAATTTCATCGATAAGTCTATTAGAGAATCCAAGGTAGAGATTACTAATAATTATCTTAAAAATAAGCTACTATATAGAAAGTATGATAATCCATTATCTGCAGTATTGGATAATAAATACAAAGATAGCTTTGACGACATATTGGAATCTATCATGAAAGATCACGCTGATGATGTATATGAAAGAATTATTCCTACGGATCTATTACAAGCTATCAATGCTATGGGTGTAGCTGATGATATTATCAAATCTAGAATCAAATGTGATAATGAAAAACAAGTCAATATAGTTAAGAAATATTCTGAGGTATTGGAGATAGTTAGAACCAATGAATTATTCGAAGATTCTACTTCTCTATTTATTAAATACCTTAATAATATTCAAGATTATGCTCCTATTGGTGGTAAATACATTTATATCGTTAAAGGTAATTACAATCTAGGTCCAAATTTTCTCCCAAGTCCAGTTGTAACTGTATTAGGAGAACAAAATGTAATACGGATGGTTGATATCTATTCCAATATCACTATTCCAGAAGTAAACTTGGAGGATTATATTAATGAACACAGCAAGAATTAAAGCGGTTTCTAATATTGTACCTAAAAACGTTCTTCGTGAAGTACAATTAGAAACTATCGAACGTATAGCTAATGCTTTGGCTAACTCTTACGGTCCATCTGGTTCTACTACACTCATTCGTAAAGGTGATGACGTAAAAGGTTCTGGTGTGACTGCATATACTAAAGATGGTCATAGTATTTTAGGAGCTATTAAGTTCAATAAACCTATCGAAATGAGTATTCTCGATGATCTTAAAGATATTACTCGCAATACTGTTAAAACAGTTGGTGATGGTACAACATCTGCTGTAATCCTCTCCTATGAAATCTTCCGTGCATTGAACGAAATCATTAGCGACCACGCCAATTTCACCGAAAAGGCTGTAGTCGCTGAACTACAGAAAGTAGTTAAAGATATTACTACTATTATCGAAAATAGTAAGCAAAAACCTACTATTGATAAAATCTACCAAATTGCTTTGACATCTACTGATGGTAACGAAGAAGTAGCTAACTCTATTCGTGAAATCTACGAACAATTTGGTCTTGGTGTATATATCGACGTAGGTATTTCTAATACTACTAACCACATGGTGAAAACTTATGAAGGTTTGACTATTGATGGTGGTTATTTCAATCCATGCTTCATAAACCGTGCCAAAGACGCTGTTTCTGAACTTCAAAATCCTAATATTTACATTTTTGAAGATCCTATTGATAATAACTACACGCTTAATCTTTGCTACAAGATTGTAGAGCAAAATTTGATTGCTCCTTTAACTAAATACAATACTTTGGTTCAACAAGGTAACCAAGCTGAAGCAGATGCTGTAATTGCTAATGAACTTAAGGCTACTGCAATCATTACTCCTACATTTGGTCGTGATATTCGTTCCCAAATGGATAGCATCATCGATATGATGAGTAGTTCTAAAATTGAACAACGTGCTCCATTGACTATTATCACTGGTATGACTGATGTAGATCGTCTTGCTGACTTAGCTGCTATGACTGGTGCTAAAACAATCAAGAAATATGTAGATCCTGAAGTTCAAAAATCTGATGTGGAAAAAGGCATTGCTCCTACATTGGATAATGTGGCTACTGAATTCGGTGGTAAAGCTGAATTATTAGTTGCTGATACTAAAACTACTAAAGTTATCAATCCAGAATTGATGTTTGTAAATGATGAAGAAGGTAAACGAGTATTCAGTAGTGAATATAACAATCTTCTTGCTTCTTTAGAAGCTCAATTAGCTCAATTGGATACAGTAAAAGAATCTGCTACTGAAGTAAATGTACTTCGTCGCCGTATTCAATCTTTGAAATGTAATATGGTAGATTACTTAATCGGTGGTGTATCTTATACTGACCGTGATGCATTAAAAGATGCTGTAGAAGATGCTGTTCTTAACTGCCGTTCTGCTGCTAAAGAAGGTATTGGTTATGCTGCTAACTTCGAAGGTCTTCGTGCTGCTTATGAAGTCGCTGAAGTTACTTCTAACCTAAGCCCAATTAGAGAAGCTGTAAGCAATGCTGTATATAAAGCATATGCTAATACAGTTGCTCGTATCTATGTAGACTATATGGCAGTTGAAGATATTGAGCAAGATGATTTGATTAAAACTCTTATTGAACGTAATAAACCTATTGATGTAACTGGTAATGATCGTGAAGTATTATCTTCTATCAAAACTGACCCAACTACATTACAAGCTATTGTAGATATCGTAGGTTTGATGTTCAAAACAAATCAATTCTTGTGCCCAATTCCAGATATGAATACATATACTGCTGAATAGTAAAATAAATTATGTAAGGGAGGGATATGATTGTCCGTCGAAACTACATTTGCTAATTATATAAGACGACCTGGTATTGTCGGGAGTACTACACCACAAATTAAACTTATTGAAATGGATGCTCGTCAAAGATATGAACGTATCTTGATGCGTGAAGGTGGTAGTTTAAAGTTTTATCAATATAAAGACGATAAAAACGATACCTATTATATTCATATCAAAGTCCCATCAGAAGTATTAGATAAATTCTATTATGATGTGATTATAAAGTTCTGTGGTCATACAGGTACAGAATCTTATCCAACCCTTACTAACTATAATATTCAAGTCTTCTCTAATGACCCTGCTTTCTGTTATACATATGCCTATGTATTTAATAAAGAAGGGATGTTGATTAAAGACTTTGCCGATAAGATTGGTCCAGACTTCTTAAAGAGTAAGCCTAGAGAACGAAATCCTAAAGAAACTTTTGGTTTTGTTAAATCTCTATACTTTGCTTACTTCTTTATGGAGCAAAAGAAGTTATTTGAAAAACGTTGGTGGGATAAAGCTAAGCCTTATAAAGCTGATGCTATATCTCACAACATTATGAAGGCTGATTCTAAGATAGTTAAGCGTCAAAGAGAAGCAGAACAGCTTAGAAAAACTGAGAAGGCTACTAAACAAACCCCTCAACCTCCTAGAAATACTTTCACTGGAAGCGATCATGTCAAGCCAGCTAGAGTTGCTATCGGTGTACGTAAAACAGGGACTGTTAAAACTACCAAGACAGTACGTACAACTAAGGCGATTCGAAAAAGATAATATAGCTGTATATTATAGAAATGAAGAAGGTTATTTGGTCTTTGTAAATAACCTAAAATCCATTTAGGAGGGTTAAAATGGTAGAAGAATTAAAGAACGTTTTTATTGATCTCGGAGAAGCTCAGCCATTTGTCTATGTAGATGACTGGGTTCCTCAACCTGAAGACTTTATTTTTACAACCTCAAAAGGTTTAATTGAATTGAATGATATCGCTAGGATCTATGGCTTAGAAGATCATCATCCAATTGCTTTCTATTCGATGGCTAGTAAGAAATGCTACAATGGTGCAACTGTAGTAAAACCAAATGGTGATGTATCCATTGGTTTCCGTGACCATTGTATTCATTATCTTAACTATTTCGAAAAGTTTTATGATACAGAACACACTGTAGTTAATATATTAGCTCAGTTGAAGTATCTAATAGAATATCATGAAGGGTATAATGAAGATATGTTGGTAGCTGATATTCAACGTTACTTCATTTCCAAGGATAGCAATCCTGTACTCCATTATGATATCCATAGATTTGTAAGGGATAATTATAATATACATTTAACGTATAAGAATAAGAATAATCCATGCCTAGAATATAGAGATTATCATGCTTGTATTTTGTTTGAAATCTCTATTCTTCAAAATATGATTATTCCTACTCTTATTCATTTCTCTTATCTACATCAATACACAAACCAAGATATTCAAAGACTTCTATTAAGAGTATTTGATAATATCTTATTTGAAGTAGATAATAAATACAATGTCGATATGGCTTCTAAGTTATTTGAAACTATCTTGACAAATGTAAATAAAAATAAGAAGGGCAATCCAGTGCTATGGGACATGCAAGAAATCCGAGCTCGTAATCCTATTTCACATGCAATGGAAACCCAACAAAATATTTTGGTACAAATCATTCCAAAATATTCATTCAAAGAAAATATCATCTCGTTTAACTTCTTCTCTATTCAAAATGATTTGAATAATAAAGTTCTACGAGCTAAGTATGAATATGCTTTAGCATCAGTATCTTCTTCCAATGTAGATGAAGATAATAATTCTGAAGCAGATAAGTTCGAAGCTCACTTAGCTAAGATGAATGAATCAGCAGTTATTCAATCTACGTTAAATTGTAATCAAACAATTCAACGTATTGAAGCTTTATATGGTCCATTCTCTGAAGATGAAATTAATTTCTATATGAAAGAGCTTGGTAAAGAAGGTAAGAATATCAAAAACCAATTCCAATTCAATTTGGTTTCTTATCTATTCTTAAAAGAGTTTAAAGATATCCAAGCAGTTAAGTTGGTTACATTTAGACAATATGTAATTATGCTATTAGCTGCTAAGAAGTATCTTATCTCAGCTGGTCAATCTCTATTACCATATATCATTGGTGGTAGAGTAGAAAAGATTGTTAGTCGTAAGACCGTAAATAAGAAGATTCTTCAAAAGATTCAATTCTCCGAAAACTATCCTAAAATAGTTGCTAAATACAATAATAAGAAAATCCAAGAAGAAATCATCTTTAAAACAATCTCACAAATCTTAGCCTCTGATTTCAGAAATATTGACTTCTACAATCAAGAGCTTAATGGAATCAAAATCCAATGTATTCCAGAAAAGATTTCTGAAGAGTTGCTTCAATATATTCTGTTAATTTAAGACAATTAATTCCAGAGACTAATATTAGTCTCTGGAGTTTTATTTGCTAAAAGGAGGTGAGATTATGGATATACAAGAAGAATTAAAATACTATCTAATGGAAACGTTTCCAGATGCAAAATCCGCATCAAATGGAAGAGAAGTAGTTATTAGATGCCGCTTCTGTGGTGATAGTAAGAATAAAGACTCTAGGCATTTATACTTATCACTAGGAGATTCAGTTAAAGGAATACCTCCGTTATATCATTGCTTTAAGTGTAATGAAAGTGGTGTATTGTCTAAAGATGTTATCAGAGAACTTATGGGTTATGCTGATACATCTGAAGTATTATATAAGCTGGATAAATCGAATAAAGAAATATTCAAGAATTCTAAGTATCGACCAGTTAATAATAACTATTACCTAAATCAAAATTACCCCTATACCGATAATACTTATAACAAAAAGAAAATTGAATATATTTCTAATCGTCTTGGAATAGATTTTTCTTATGGTGAAATAATCTCTAACAAAATAATACTTGACGTAAAAGAATTATTAAGTTATAATAAGATTAACGTTGAGAATCGATTTCGTGATCTAATCGATTATGCTTCGCTGAATTGTATTGGCTTTCTAAGTATGAATAATAGTTTTGTCACATTTAGAAATCTCCGTAAGAATCCACCAAGACAGTTTAACTTTAGATACATGCAATACAACATTTTCAATTCTTTTGAATCAGGGAATAAGTATTATTGTATTCCGACCATAATAAACACGATGTCGAATGAACCTATACATATTCGAATAGCGGAGGGGGCTTTCGATATATTATCCGTTAAGTATAATTTATGTGGAGGTAACACTGAACAACAGATGTATATCTCTGCTAATGGTAAAGGTTTTAGTAGTGTAATTAAACATGTTTTAACTACATATCCTATACCTAATTTAATTTTAGACCTGTATTTAGACAACGATTATGGTAATGATTACGCTATATGGAATTGTAAAAAAGCTCTTGAATTGAATATACCAGTATACTTACACAGGAATGGGTTTGAAGGTGAGAAAGACTTTGGAGTTCCCGCTAATAAAATTCGTGAACAGGTTTTAAAAGTTTAAGTAAACTTTGTTTATGAGAAGGGAAGTGTTATTTATGAAATCTCCAAAAGAGCTTTTACGGGGAGTGTCTGATTGGATGATGTTTATTGAGGAACTTAAATTGACTAAATACGAAGTATTTATCATTTTCCTCTCCTATACTATTTTCCTCATGGCACTCTTCTTCTCTATTCTTGCTTTCATCTCTCTTTATTGTAGTGGAAAGCTTTCAATGATATGCCCAGTTATAATACTGGGTATAGTCGTTGATATTTTTCTCTTCATCAAGTCGTTTAAACTATATGAAGAGATAGTTGCTAGTAAGAAATTCAAATAGATCACTTGCCCATAGCCAATATTGGCTATGGGGCTTTTATTTTCTCAGGAAGGAATAATGAAATGAAAACATGCGTAACACTTTATGAAACACATCTAGTTAGATATTATTTACCAACAACCAAAAGAGAAAAACTAGGGTTTATGATACAATCTGATATAGACACAGAGGAACTAATAAACTTAAATTTAGTTGCCCATATTCTTCATAATCACATTTGGAATGAATATGAGGGTATCTATGTATATATCTATTCTAATGGCACTCATCAATTATTTATTGATAATGGAGTTAAAGAAGAAAAGAGCTTATACTTCAGAGATACTATAAATAACATCCCAGCTGAAATAGTAATCCTAGCTAAATATATTTTCGAAGGAAAATATAGAAAAGCTGCTAGAATTATTAAACAAGCTAGACTACATGTAAGTCTAAGTGAACTACTTAGAATTCCACTAGCTCGTTATTATAATGGTATCAATTTCCCATTAGAAGAACTAAGAGATATTTGTAAAAAAGGAGTTTAAGATGGATACAGAAAGAGAATATAGCCACATGGTAAAGAATAAAATGTTACCAGGAGGCAAGCTAATATCAGATTACCAAATAATGACTGGTTACGGGTTGTCTGAATTAGAAATGAAGTATATCGATGAAGTCGGTATAATACCAGAAGTTCCAGAACATATACGAATAATTCCTAAAGGATTTTATAAAGATAATGATGGGAAAATTCGTAAAGTAGAAAAATGATCAGAGGGTAGCCAATATTGGCTACCCTACTCTTTTATTTATTTTTTGTAATAGTATGAATTTTCAGCGATATATTATAATAGTGAATAAGAGTATTATATTTCATTTAATTAATTTAAAAGGAGAAAATAAAATGAGAAATTTAGTATTGAAAAATGGTGCGGTAGTGTCCTTAGCTTCTACAAACAAAGAAGCAAAATTGGTTAAGCAAGCTGAAGAGAAAAAAGATCGCAAAGGTATTGAATTGATGGTGCTAAGCAGTATCATCATGGATTACTTCGCCCATACAGCGACTGAAGAATATTTATATTCCCACTCTGATGAAGACATTATTGGTACTTTAACTAAAAAGGTTAAAGGCGAATGCTTAACACAACATGTTCATATGTATAGAAATATTCCTCAAGATGTCATTCTAATTAGTAATGCTATCTTAGAAGGTAAGATTTTCAAAGCAGCAAAATTAGCTAAGAAAGCGGATTTACGTATTAATCTATCCAAATTATTGGATGTGAAATTAATTACTCAATTCAATGATTGGGATATTAATATTTGTCGTTTAAACGAAAGATATGCTTACTAATTTAATTAAGATAAGGAGTTTAAAATGGAAAAAGTTTTATTAACAGGAGAAAATTTATATCAAGTTCATAAATATTTACATCGTCCAGAATGGTGTCTCTCTGATTATTCTGTATGTTTCACAATAAAGTCTGTTGACTTTGAGAAAGCTATAGTCGTCGGAGAACGATATGGGGAGGAGGTAGGAATATTCCCATTAGATAATGTTGAATTGACTGACCGTGATGCAGTCCAATTGAAATACCAACAACTTCTTGAAAAAGTTCCATCAGAAATTAGAAATGATTTGGAAGATGTAGTTAGCGAGCTAGAAGGCTATGCCTCTGCTCGAGGCTACAATGGTTGTTTCTAAAGGAAAGAAAGTGAGGTAGCCAATATTGGCTACCTCATATCCTTCTTTTATTTTTTCTTTACTATGAAGTGAAACCCGTGGCAAGAGAGTCTCAATTATATGTTAGATTGTGATAATAAGTGGTTGATTTCTGTTAGCAGCAGATACATAGTTATCTTCAAGCTTTTGAACGATATCATCACGCTTATTAGCCCAGTCTTGTAAAGTATCCAATGGTAATTCTGTAGTAGCATAAGAAGTACTTACATTAGTAAAGTATTTCAAGTTATTATAAACAAATGTAGCTACATCGGAAGTTGCTAGGTTTTCAAATATTTCCATCTTAGATGGTTCTATAGTCATTAGGTTCTTAGAATGTTTGACGTATAGATTAATTGGAATAGACTTAAGAGTTTCTAATTGGTTATTAGATAACTGAGAAGCTAATCTAATTTTATTAGGAGCTTCAAATTCTGGATAAATACCAGCTTTATAAATACTAGCATGGTTAGTAAGCATTTGGTTCATCATAATATCTTCTACGTTCATTTGTGTAGTAAACATATCGAATGTACTAAAGAACCCAGTACCGAACCCAAAGGAAGGATACATAGTGCTTAATAATCTCCAGTCGATGTCCCCACAGCCAATAATCTTTACAGATGAGCACGTTGCTTCATCAATAAGATAGTAAGGTCCTTTACGTCTATCACCAGTTAGATAGTATGTCATCTTATATGGGAAGTAACGACTGAATGTATCCAATGTTTCATTAGCAATTATTTCTTCCATCCACACATCTTTACCCATCTCATCAGGTAGGTTAAGTACACGAGTACCTAAACGACGTTCTATTTTATTCAATAGATTTGTAGTAGCATTCATCATTGGCATATCTTTATCACCTCAATTCTATGTGGTAAGTAAAATATATAGAGTACCCAATATTGGGTACTCTAATTATATATTTTCTAGAAACGATCACAGAACTTATCGATCTTAGCACCAACATAATCCTCAATAGGTACAACGATAACATTGTAGTTTTCGTCTACTAATTGAAGGTTACTACCCTTGCGAGTAATATTAGTGAACTCTTGATCAAAAGCTTCACACATAGCGTTTAAGTTATAAGATTCTTTCATAATAACTTTACGCACATCGTCGTTAATGATAGGTGAGACAGCAGATTCAACCATTAAGCTGTTACCAGACTCAACAATTTTACGTTGCATGTCTTCATTCATATTAGTCAATTTAAGATCATCCATGAATGCAGATTCAGTTACAATGTGATCTGTATAAGCATCTGGATAAGATGGGAAGTATACACGGTCATAACAAATAATACGCAAGTTAGTAACTTGATTACGACCACCATTATTTTTAATGGAACCGATAGATCTTAAAGAGAAGGATGGTAATTGACCATCTTTCAAGTCTTCGTTAAAGCTACGACCTAGTTCATTATTAGTACCACGGAAATGAGCTTTTACTAAAGGTCCTTCCATCCAGAGTTTAGTAAACCATACTTGTTCTAAAGTACCATCTACTTTTTGTTGACGAGATAGATTCAAATCTAATGGGTGACCAGCTTCACCTTTAAAGTTACCAGTAGTAACCAATTCACGAATACGATCACTATAGATTTCACTATGCAAGTCTTCAGTAGAATAGAAACGGCGGTTACGGTTTTCTTTCTCACCAACTTGGAGAACACCTTCAGCAGTAACAAAACCGTTTCTTCCTACATTTACAGTTTCACAAGAAACAACTTTTTCTGCAGCTTCATTAATGACAAACACTACAGGTTTTTTCATTATCTAGCCTCTGAAATAATTATTTACGAGTAAATTTCTTTTTAGATTCATCGATAACTTTAACAGAGTCTTCCTTTTTGGTTTCTTCTTCTACTAAGTCTTTAACTTCAGTAACCACTGGAGTTTCTTTAGGAGCTGTTTCTTTTTTGCTTTCTACAATCTTTTGGATAGTAGATTTAGATTCAGCTTCTACTGCAGAGTTATCTCCATTAGGACCTACAGAGTAAATTTTGAACTTAGGAAGTTCTTCTTTATCATCGTCATCGAGAATAGAAACATCGTCATCCCCATCAAGGTCTTTATCATAGTTATCAAAGCCCAATTGGACTACTGTACCATCATCAAGAACTTCTCGAACTAGGATGCGTTGTTGCAAGCATTTGCGGATAGTATCAGTATCTAATTCGATACCATTAGCTGGTCCGCTAAAATTAATACCATCAATATATGCAGGTTGTGCTGCATAGACATTTACTGTTTTAATCATAGTATAATCCTCCTAAAGAAATATTACTATTTACCGATTTCCATATCTTCGATAGAAGGATCTAAATCATAATCCCAGAAGGAATCTTTGAAGATAGTGTCAGGAACAGTATCTTCTTTTTTGAAGCTGTCGTCAAAGTTCTTTTCATCAGCACCTACTTGAGGACCTTTGTAACCGAATTCAACATCGTCAGCATTGATACCAGCACCATCGAAAGTATTCATAGTATCAACTTTATTTAAGTCCATTTCTTGACAAACTTCTTGAGCTTGTTCAACGAAATTCAATTTCATGGATTCGTCCATCTTGAAAACTCCTTTATCATCATCGTCATCTTCATGATCGTCATCATCAGAATCATCGTCATCGTCGTCAGAGTCTTCATGATCATCGTCATCGTCGTGATCTTCATCATCACGGTCATCTTCATGATCATCATCGTCATCATCAGAATCGATAGTGATACGTTCTTCTAATTCATCATCAGAATCATCGTCATCATGGTAAGCTTTACGATCTCCTTCGAATGTAGGAGCATCATCAACTTCCATATCAATAGCATTGTCGTCACGATCTACAAGATCTTCATCTTCCTCTTGTTTTGGAGTACCAGGAACAGGAGGTTTTTGATTAGTTTCACCAGCTTGAGCTTTATCTGTTTGACCTGCTTGAGGTTTAGAAGCTACTTCTTTACCAGATTGAGTTGGTTGAGGAGTAGATTCTTCATCAAAACTAAAGATAGCGTCGATATCATCTTCAGATTCGTTGAAGTTAATACCAGTGTCGAAAGTCAAAGCAGCATTTGCCATATCCAATTCAGATTCTTCAGATTCGAAGAAGTATTTACGAGGTTCTAAGTACCAGGAAATAACAAGACCTTGGCGTTTTACCAAACGTTCTTTAAAGTCTTTAAGTTCGGATGTATAAATACGACAGCCATATTTAGAAGCTTCGTCTTTTAATTTATCACCAACTAGATTAGTTAATTTGTAATAATCAGCCATGTCTTTATCACTGATATAGATACCATCTACTGGATTCCAACCTAAACCATAACCTTTTTTACGGTTAGTATCTTTACGGTTTTGGATGAATGGGTTGTAACGTAATTGACAAACTTTAACGGATTTACCATCTTTAATGAACTTACGTTCATCTTCTTTAGTCAATTCAGCAACAACGTCGCCTTTTTCTTTACCAAATATAGCACGAACTGTGCTTTGTACTTTAGCAGCCATCGCTTTGATAGCTTTAGTACGAGATTTTTCATCAGCAGGCTTTTTAATACCAAGTTTTTCAGCAAGAGATTCGTTGAAGGATTCTTCGGAATCATAAATGATTTCTTCTTCTTCGTCGAAAGATTCTTGTTCTTCGTCGAAATCAATATCCAATGCTTCCATTACAGGAATACCATTAAGGATAGCTTCTACTTCTTCACGAGCAAGAATACCATCTCTAATTGCATCGTCAGCATATTCTTCGATTTCTTTATCAGCTTTTTCAGCTTCTTCATCAACTTCGTCGGAAATAGAAATTTTACCAGAAGCGATGTCATCTACATCGTTGTCAGTAATCAAACCAGCACCGATAGCAGTATTTACAATTTCGTTAATTTCATCATCATTAGCGATATCTACAGGATCAACTACGTCTAAAGAAGCAGCTGCTTCTACCACGGAGTCGAATTCCAATTCTTGATCAATAATATGATCAATAGTAGGTTCTACACTTTCGATGATGGATTCAATATCATCAGAAATTCGCATATATCGAATACCTCCTTTAAATTATAAGGATGTCCAGAATGGTAGAAAAGTATTGGTACTATAAGCACCAATACTATCTCCAATCTATTTGTTTACTGTTTTGGAATACCAGAATCTTCTTTTAATGGTTTCTTTAATTTCTTTTTACCAGTATCAGTAGGTTCTTCTTCTTCGACAGGTTGTTCTTTACTGTCTTTTAAAGCAGAGAGATCACCAGAGGCAATATCTCTACCAGTCTTCACAATATTAGAGCCTTTTTCAATAACATCTGGAATGCCATCTCCATCTAAGTCGATGAATAAACCAGCAATGAATGTTACTGCAGCGATAGCAGAAGAACCGATACAAATAGCAATGAAATTAGAGAGTGCAGATAAATCTGGAGTTCCATGTTTCAAAGAAATATACCACCAAGCTCCATACCAAGTAAGGATCAATACTAATAGTAAACCGATATAGAAGCAAGATATAAGAATAAGAGGTTTCTTAAGATTCTTAATCTTTTCTAAAATACCAGGCAAACCATTCTTAAAGAACCCATTAAACTTTTCTAGCATGTGAAATATCTCCTAGAATAAAATTAAAGCATACGGTAAGCACCGGATGCAAGAGCAAAAGCTACACCACCAAGTTTATTTGCTGGATTAGCAGCTGCTTCAGCTTTAGCCGCTTCTTTAGTAGTTTCTTCTACTTTAGCTTTAGCTTCTACTAATGCTTTAGCAGCAGCGGCTTTATCTGCTTCGGATGCATGTTCATCTTTAGCAAGTTCTTCCACTTTAGCTTGAGCTTTTTCTAAGTTTTTCTTAGCAGTTTCTACTTCAGCTTTAGCAGCTTCAGCTTTTGCTTTTAATGCAGCTTCATCAGCAGAAGGTTTAGCTTCATGAGTTTCTTCATGAGTACCTTCTTCAGCATGAGCTGCAGGAGATTCAGAATGAGTTGTTTCTGTGTGAGTTTCTTCGAGATGATCACCAGCTGGAGTGTGAGTTTCAGAAGGTGCTGGAGTTGCAGTTTCATGAGTTGTACCATGAGTTTCTTCACTATGACCTTCAGTAGAACCAGCTGGAGCTGGAGTAGGAGTTGCTTCATGGGTTGTTTCAGCATGAGTTTCTTCTGTAGTACCATGAGTACCTTCTTCAGAAGTATGACCTTCTGTTTCAGTGTGAGTTTCAGAAGCTGCTGGAGTACCAGCTACTGGTTGTACTCCTTCTGATTCAGTAACATGTGTTCCTGCAGTTACACTACCATCTGGATTTAATGTAATAGCACCAGTACCAGCAGCGGCAATATCTTCTGCACTATGTGTTTCTTCCATATGATCACCTGCAGTAGGTTGAGCTTCATGAGTTTCTTCAGCATGTGTAGCAGCAGCTTCAGCAGCACTTACTTTGGAAGTTAAGTCATCTACTTTAGCTTGTGCATCGGATACAGCTTTAGCTGCATCTTTTTTATCTTTAGCAGAGGAAGAACCATCAGCTTTTACTTCAGCTTCGTGATCTTGAGCTGTTTTAAGATCTTTTTTAGCATCTTCCAATTGAGATTTCAATTGCTCCAATGTAGGAGTAGTTTCTTCACTTGTATGAAGAACTGTAGTTTCTGTAGGCATTGTTTACCTCCATTTAAAATTACAATAATTTAGAATATTCTCTGTGTAGACCACTAGGGAATAATTCATCCATGATTTCAGAAGAGCCTGGAGTTTCCATCAATACATCAAGAGGAGAATAACTTACAGATTCTGCAGCCTCTTGGATAGTATCACAGTTATCCATCTCATCTAGAGAATCTTCTAAAATAGCAGAAAGAATATCTTTCATTTTAAAGGTTCCCCTTTCATTAAATAATTATTCAAATGTTTTCCTAGTTCTTCTAGTTTCCAAATACATTAACGCCCTTAGTAGCAGCACCGACAACATTATTGATGCGGTTCTTAGCTACAGTAGCAGAATTTTGGACAGTATTTGCACGCAAAGAAGTAGTACCATTTGCATTCGAAGAACCATTAACTGCCGCTGCTTCAGCTTCTTGAGCAGAAATCATAGCGGCCAAATTACTTAAAGTGTATCTAACTATATAGATTAAAATAGGGATAGTGTAGTATAGCTCTTTACAAGGATTGAAGCAAATATACCGTATAGATTCTATCATCTCTGGTGTAATAATCCCACCATTCAGATAAGTATGAATGAGTTTATAGTAAGCATTCTCTTTATCAAGATTATTGATAATCTTCATACAATCACATTCACACTTATTAGGATCTTTATTATCTTCCAATGGGTTCATACCAGGGATAAGATTCATTAAATCTGTATCGAAGTAATCCAATGGTTCTAAGTAAGGACCACCCATATAGTAACCATCATCATCACGTACAGTTACTTGGTAATATGGTTCAATACGTTGGGATAATAAAGACATAGGATCTTGTACTAATATACCATAAGCTTTAGTGAAGCAAAGCTTAGCTTTAGTATCTTCAAACTTACGGAATATTGTATGCTCATAGTCCATATTCATATAAAGAGGTTCTACTGCTGGTTGTTGTACGTTGATATAACGATATCCATTGTAATTTAGCAACTTATTTCTAATTGCAAAATTTATCAAGTACGGATCGTAGAAAAACGTACCATACATACCATATTTAAACACAAATGTTTGAGTAGACTCTTGGAAGAACATTTCGTAGTAGAACTTTTGTAGCATACCAATAAGCTCAGAATATTGATTTGATAGATTATACAAAGTAGAATCCACTACAACATTCGGATTCATACCAGTAGCATCATCAATACCACCAGAAGAACCAGTAGCACCAAGACCTACAGCATCTGCATTATACATATATTCTCGAATAACTTGAGGCATAATATTATCGCCAATAGTTTCGAGTTTATATTCAATTTTGTAGTAATTATTACCGTTTGGTAATGTATCTATATTTACCTTTACCACTCTGAACCACAATGTTTTCTTAGTCATTAAGTGGTCGATGGTAAAGAACGATTCTTGATAAGGAATAAAAGTATTCGGAGGGAGAACAGCTTCGCCTTCAATAGGGTCAGCCTCTGTTCCGAATTCACCAACATCGATATTTAATTCGATTTTACCCATACCATATAGAACAACACCATTGATTTTATCAAATCTTAAGCCAGAGGCATCACCAATCGTATTATATGCATTTTCCAACCGTTCATCTAATGTAGTAAACTGTTTGTTTATATTATAGAACGTAACAGTTGTCATAGACTGATCAGTAAAGAAAGTATAAGGATTATCGGTAACCCTATTAATCATAGAATTAGTAGTATTACCGATAATAGATTGGCGTAGAGATGTATTGGTATTATTCCGAATTACGTTGTTAGTTACCAAACTACTAGTAGAAGTATTCTTGAATTCGCCCATTTATCTCTCCTCCAAATAAAAATTAAAGACGAGCTAATGCATCATTACATTCGCTTTGGAAGCGGTTTAATAATGCTTGGCGAGATGGACCAGAATTCCATTCATAAGAACTACATACGTCTAAGTAAATAGCACGGATCATACGTTCATCGAAAGATTCTGCATCTACATAAGACAAGTAAGGATAACCTACAGCTTGTACAGCATCTTCGAACATTTCAACGATCAAACCAGGTCCGTATTGTACAGCACGAGACCAAACAACGTCCTTCATAACTTCGGAGTGGTTTTCGATATGGAAACCATTAGCAGCAAGATCTTCTACAGCTGGATCATAGTGGGAATATTTGATAAAGTCGTGTTGAGATTTAGCAAAGTCATCCAAGTTACCGTTTGCAGGATCAGCTAACCAAGACCAAGCACCATCAAATTCAGCAGAACCGATTTCATATTGATCTAAGTTATCAGCAAACCAATAACCTTCTTTACGAAGCCAATTGATATATCGTTGAACTGTACCAGGATTGGAAGCTAATTGATAAGCACCATAACTTTTCCCACCGTAGTCATCTTCACCGCTGGAAATAGCACCCCAATCGCCGTTACTTTCGTATACAGAGGATAATTCACCTAGCATATATTTTTCACATCCTTTCGTGAGTAATACAATAAGAATTCAACCTATAATAAGGTTTATTGATATGTTTTTAAAACAGCTTTCTGCTTGGCTGGAGAATCAAACATAATTATAATGTTAGAGGTATAGATAATGCTCCTAATTTTATATCTTTAACATTGTTTGCTGTTGTTTTCACATAGAAAATCCTACCTAAGAAAAAACGGACTAAACCCGTACCCAATATTGGGTACGGGACAGTCTGTCGCAAAATTTACTTAATCGTTATCGTATCCATGGATAGCAATACGGTTAGCTAACATACATTGGAACTTCTCATCAGGAGATTTACCAGGTTCTCTAACAATCTTCCATCCAAGATAGTTACACCAGTCCATATATTTATTAATATGACGGTTATCATAGAATGCCCATGGTGTATTCCAAAGGTTATGTCCTTTTTCATATACCAAGTATCCATGTTTACCAGGTCCTTGGACTTTCTTCCAAATATATACCAACTTAGTTGGGCATACTCTTACAGAGAAGAAATAATATGCAAATCCATACGCATTATTTCTATATAGCCAACAAACCCGAGATAAGTAACGTTTAATTCTTACAGAGATAGGAATATTAGGATTGATTACTTTAGAGATAAACTTCTTACGGTTAAAGTCTCCTTCTTCAAGAAGTACTTCATCTTGTTTGAAGTATTTATCGTAATCATACTTTAAGAAACCCCAACCATATCTTTCAACATAGTCTTTATTATCTAAAGTACTATCCCATGTTTGCCAATAATGTAAGAAACCATGAAGTTCACCTTCTTCATCCGCAAATAATACAACTAACCAGTTAGTTAGGTAGCAGAGAAGAGTACATAGGATTTGACCAATAAGGTATAAGAAATATTTCATATCTTTTAGTCCTCCTTTCTTATTGATTTAATTATATGTCAATAAGATCTGGAGTAGCCTTATTGATGTCATTACCGAATCTAAACTTAAGAGTACCACCATGCGGTAATTCAGTAATCTCATCAATCATAAGAAGATATTTCTGATATTGATTTACTTTGATAATAGGATAAGACATAGTATCTGTATTCACATTATCGAACCAATATTTTTTAGAATGGAAGTTCTGTATTCTGATATTAGCTGCAGGAGATCCATCATTTTGACTTAAGAAAATCTGTACAGCAGTGATACCACCAGGAATATTGAGCTCAAAGCTTTGAGAAAGGAATGTTTTAGAACCATCATTAGACTTATACTTAGTCCATTTAAGCTCTCCTGTGGGGATCTCTTTAGTGACAACTTTAAGTTGCATATTATCCTTAATATCAAAACTATAAGGAAGATCTTTGGTATTAATAATTTCCATATATTCCTCCTTATTCTACTACAATAACTTTAGATTTATCTATCTTGGCTTTGGTACAGAATGTATCAATATCTGTAGGTAAGTTTTTAACTTTGATAGAAGTGAGATTATTACAGTTTGCAAACATACTAGAATAACTAGTACATTTTTTTAAGTCTAAAATACCTGTTATTGTAGTAAGAGAGCCACAATCAGCGAACATATAGCCCATGGAAGTTACTTTACTAGTATTCCATTTAGATAGATCTATAGAAGTTAATGAACTACAGTTATAGAATATACCTTCCATATTTGTTACTGATGATATATTCCAATTTAATATATCTATAGAAGTTAATGAACCACAATAAGCAAATATATATTGCATATTAGTTACTTTACCAATATCCCATTTAGATACATCTAGAGAAGTTAATGAGCTACAAAAATTAAAAACATATTGCATATCAGTTACTTTACTAGTATTCCATTTAGATAGATCTAAAGAAGTTAATGATCTACAACCATTAAGCATATATCGCATGGATGTTACATTACCAGTATCCCATGAAGAGATATCAATAGATTTCAGATAATTGGCACTATTAAAAGCTTCAGTTAGGTCAGCTGTATCTTTAATATCAAATACAATACTATTTAAATTATACCCTGTAATACCATTTTGTGCTTTTATAGGTATGCAGAACTTTGTAAAAACACCATTCTTAGGTTTTAGGATATATCTAAAAGAAGGATCATAATCATCACCATAAAGCATCTTCTTAAATTCTAATGTAGGTTCACCATCAGTACCGATATATTTGAAAGTATTTTTATCTATAGTTAAGTGTGAAGCAAAATATTCATCAGCATATGTCTTAGTATTTATTTCCTTTGTAATGATATCCATAGATGTATCAATCCAGATGACATTATTCACATTTTCTGTTGGTTTATCATCAGATATCTCTAAAATAATATCAGGAGTGATAGCTACAAAATTGCTATTTAATTTAGAAATAGTTCTTCTTCTAGAATCACTAGAATATAATTTCTTAATTGCCATAATAAAAGCATCCTCCTAATATAATACAATTTCTAAAGACTCAGGTGCTTTAGAAGCTGTTTTAATTAATGATTTCAATTCATTTAAAGTCAGTTGATGATTATCAAGACCATTGTCCAATATATTTTTTATTTCAGGATCAGATTCTGAGGCTGGTGTGGTTTTATAATTTAAAATCATTATATCTACACGTTTAAGAGAAGTACAACCTTCAAACATGGAATCGAAAGTTTTATTTATAAATGCTTTAAACTCTGTAAGTGAATCTCCCAATGCATAACCTTGTGCTACAGCTTTTAATCCACTACCTATAGAAATCCAACCATATATATGCTTTAAGTTTGTACATCCTTTAAACATGTTTTTGAGTGAAGCACCACGAGCAAATAAATATTCCTTAGTTGCAGAAGTTGTTTGTATCGAATGATTTGTGAAATCGACATATTTTAAAGAACTACATCCTTCAAACATACTTTCACCAGATGTTAAATAATCACCATATATATTAGGAAATCTAGGAACTTCCTCTAGATTAGCACAGTCTTTAAACATATTCTTTGTTGTATTTATAAGAACAGATGTGTTAGAATTGTAATCATTATCTGTAGCATACATCTTTGCTATAATATCATCATCTAACTTCCTAATTGTAGGATAGTTAGTAATGTACTTTAAAGCAAAGTTTTCGAAATAGTCTAATCCTTTTTTAATTATAGGGAAATCTTTTTTATCTGTATTTAAAAATAAAGTATCGTTAGGTTGTACCCCACCAGGAGTTTCAGTAGCAATAATAGTTTTACCTTTGCTACCAACACTAGCAAATACTTTATTTAATCTTGCTAAATTAGTTCTATTAAGAGTACTATTCTTGATAGGAGAGTTTGACATTTAATTTTAATCCTCCTTTATAATTAGAATAAAAATCCCAAGAGTCTAATAATAGACTCTTGGAGATTCTTTTGAAAATTATCTGATCATTATATTATTAATGCTTTAGAATAGCACCTAGACCAAATATAGTTGTTAATACATACGCAAAATTACGTTGATTTTTAGCAACTTTATACTTGTGTTCTATTGATTTTTTATATTGCTCAAACTCACTCTCCACTAGATCCAATTGAGTCTTTAATAGCTTTGAGTTCTTCGTTGCTTCGTCTAATGACTTCCTCAAGCTCTCTAGCTGTGCCTTTTGCTCCATCAAGGTATTCTTCACTTCTTGAGATTGATTTTGAGCTTGTTGATTGGAGCTCATTGCGTTCCCGATTGAGTTGTTCGATTTTGTCAACTCTTCTTTGAGCTGATTCAAGATTGCTTGTTGTTGATTGTAAGCTATCTTGGCTTGATCCAATTGAAGTCTGTAATCGTTCAACGAGCTCTTGAGAATTGTTAATTCCGTTTCTTGCTTCGTTGAGTTCTCTTCCAGTTGTTGATTGGTATTCTTCAATACGTTCAATTCCGTAGAGAGCTCTTGAATTTGATTGTTGAGCTTCATCGAGAGATCTGTTTGCATCTTCAAGGTTGCGGATAACATTTGAATTGAGTTCTTTTGAATATCTGATTGACTCTCTGATTTTACTTGAATCGGTTGGTTCGGATTTAGGTCCGAAGCAAGACTTTGTGAAGAGTACAATGGCAACAATAATGATGCAAATAGAACAGATTTTAATAATATGCTCTTTATTTTCATTTATTTTACCTCCTAAGGTCTGAAGTTTCTCTTTTAGTTTTTCTATCATAAAGAAAATTCTCCTTAAAGTAAATAGAGAGAAGGTTATATCCTTCTCTCTTTGATTGTTATGCTACTACGATAACTTTAGATTTATCTATTTTAGCAGTATTACAGAATGTATCAATATCTGTAGGTAAGTTCTTAACTTTAACCATAGTGAGTCTATTGCAACCAGTAAACATATCCTTGTAATTAGTACATGCTCTAAGATCTAATGTACCAGTAATAGTAGTAAGAGTATTATCTTGATAAAACATTTTTTCCATGTTAGTTACTTTACTAGTATCCCAATTAGATAAATTTAAGGAAGTTATAGTATTGCATGATTCAAAAATACTATTCATCAAAGTTACGTTTCTTGTATTCCATCTGGATACATCTAGAGATATAACTGAACTGCAGTTACTAAACAAATTGCTCATATTGGTTACATTGCTAGTATCCCATCCAGATACGTCTAAAGTAATAAGGTTACTACAAAATGTGAACATGAATCCCATGTTAGTTACATTAGCAGTATTCCATCTAGATACATCTAAATTTGCAAGATTACTACAACCATTGAACATAGAATACATACTGGTTACTGAATCTGTATTCCATCTAGATACATCTAAATTTGTAAGATTACTGCAATAGTAGAATGCATAACTCATATCATCTATATTATTAGTAACCCAGTTAGAAACATCTAATATTGGCACAGTGCAACTTGCAAAAATATTACTTATATTAGTTACTTTAGAAGTATTCCACCTAGAAACATCTAGTTCGGCAACTGAGCTGCAACCATAGAACATATTTTTCATGTTTGTTACTTTACTAGTATTCCAATTAGAAACATCTAGTTTTTTAAGAGAACTGCAAGCATTAAACACGTAACCCATATCAGTTGCTTTAGAAGTATTCCATCCAGATACGTCTAGTTCAGTAAGTGCACTACAGTATGAAAATGCACCAGAAAAGGTTTCTACTTTAGAAGTATTCCACTTAGATACATCTAGTTTTTTAAGAGCACTACAGAAGTTAAATGCATAAGATAAAGTATTCACGTTACTAGTATCCCATTTAGATGTATCCATTTTTTCTAATAACCCACAGTAATAGCACATGTATTCCAGACTACGAACTTTACCGGTATCCCAGTTAGATGTATCTATAGAAGCGATATGAGTGGCAATATTACCTAATAACCCACTAAGACTATTTACAGATTTGGTATTAAATTCAATCCCATCTAATTTATAAGATACGATACCAGGTTGAGTTTCTATTGGTTTACAGAATTCATTTATAGTTTTATTCTTAGGTTGTAGAATATACTTAGCATCTGGATCATAATCATCACCATAGATCATCTTCTTGAATTCTAATGTAGGTTTACCATCATCACCAATATATTTAAAAGTACTTCTATTTATACTAGGATGTGCTGCAAAGTATTCATCAGCATAAGTTTTAGTGTCAATTTCTTTTACGATAGTCTTAACGAATAAGTCTATCCATAAAGTTTTCTCATCTGGATTAGCTGGAGGTTTAACGTCGAAATGATATTTATATCCTTTCTTAGATAAAGATAGATTCTTATCAATCTTCTCAGCTATCACTCTAGGAGAATCACTAGATTTTAAAGTTTCCATATATCATTCTCCTTTCATTAAGATACTACAATAACTTTAGATTTATCTATTAAAACGGCATTGCAGAATGTATCAATATCTACAGGTAAGTTTTTAACTTTAACAGAAGTGAGATTGTTACAACCAAAGAATGCACCATAATATTCAGTACAATTCTTAAAGTCTAATACGCCTGTTATTGTAGTAAGAGAGCTACAGTTAAAGAACATTCTATCCATACTTGTAACTTTACTAGTATCCCATCCGGTTATATCTACTGAATGTAATGAACCACAACCAAAGAACATACCACTTATATCAGTTACATTACTAGTATTCCATTTACTTACATCTATAGACCGTAATGTACCACAGCTGCTAAACATACTTGCCATATCTGTTACTTTGGATGTATTCCATTTATTTACATCTACAGAAGCTAATAAATTGCAATCGACAAACATACCTTCCATGTTTGTTACTTTGGATGTATTCCATTTACTTACATCTACAGAAGCTAATAATTCGCAATGACTAAATGTATTTGACATATTCGTTACATTACTTGTATCCCAGTTAGAGACATTGATTTGCTTTAGACCAGAATTATCAAAAGCAAGGAATAAACTAGTTACACTAGACATAGCCGGACCAAATGTAGACCCATCAAAAGAATCACCTTCGATAGCCCTAAATGCACTATTAGCATTCTTAACTAATCCGGTATTAAATATCTTATCAATCTTCTTCTTATCCGCTTCTTTTATTCTATTATCCGCTAAGTGCAATCTACCTCTAAACTCACCAGTTGTTTCCCATAAGAATTCAGGTTCAGAAATAATATCACCCGCAGTTGTTACATTGAGTTTATTATTTATTATTTCATCCTTTATTCTTGTTCCTGGATCAATGAATGATGGTTTTTCGAATAACAATTTACCTGTGAATAATTCTGTATCAACAGGAGCTTCTAGATTTACAGTAGAATTCTTTGGAACTCGGAAAGCAGTAGTATATCTATTACCATCATATATAGCAGTAATAGGTTGGAATTTAGAAGATCTAATATTAAGAGTCAATCCAGCTTGTCTAGGTACAGGAATATTGATAGTATTGGCTGTAATAGGAATCCTATATGTAGGACTAGTTAAGCTATCGATAACATATGCTGGAGCAGTAATATCTGGAGAGAAAGATGGAGCGATTTGTAAATTAGTATTAGGGGAATTATAAACCCAGATAGTACTGTTTTTATTAAGACCATCATACATACTATATCTCTGTCTTACGATACCTATCGTCCCACTTATCGACTCAATCCAAGCTTTTGTAGGATCTTCAAATGTAACATTAATAGATTTAACTTCGGTAAATGGTACACCATCACCATCGTATAGAGATGTATCAATATCGTTAGTTACATATTTAAATGTGTTGATAGGAACGAAGTATAGAGTTTCATCCCCAGATATATATTTTACTGTATCTGGTAAAATAAATGTCTTATTCCGTTTATTGCTACGATATATATCAACACCGGTAGCAACGTCATTAATCGCACTATAATCATCATCATATGGTACAACGTTGAAACGCACTTTAGAACCATAAGGGATTCTTTCACCATTTTCGTACCCATGACCGGTTTCATCTATAGCAATAATTCTACTATAAATATCCTCTACATTATGTGCTGTGAATAAGTATGTTTTAGGAGTAGGGTTAGGTACAGTGATATTATTAGTAGCACCTACAGTAAATGTAACGTCTTGAATTGTATCATAACCAGTAATAGCTGCAGATTGTCTAATAGTTACATTAGCACCGAATGGAGCAACAAATTTAGCTCCACCACCTTTACCATTACCATTAGTAAATACAATAGGAGTTGTAAGTCCCTGATAAGATACTACATAAGAAGCATGAGGTAAGTAATCATCATCTACACCACTAAATGGAGGAACAGTGATATTTACTACACCATATGCACCAGTTGTAGGCACTATAGCAGCAGCACTGATATCTTTAGTAATAACTATACCAAGTTTACCATTAGCAGGATCAGTATTATAACCAGTAATAGGCATAATAGTATCAGGTAAAGTAAAGTATTTGTTTTGTTTATTACTGTAATAGAGCGGCAAGCTATTAATTTCCGTAATAGTATGATCTGTATCGAACGGTTCAATACCTAAAGTAATTCTTGTACCATAAGGAATAGTATCACTAGGATTATACTTAGTACCAGCAGTATCAGTAGCAACAATCTTGAAGTAATTAGCTTCAGAGGAGTTAGAAGTAATTGTAAATCCTCTAGGAGTAGGGGCTGGAATGGTTACATTATTATCGTTATCTACTGTCACTGTAATATCATCTTGATGATTATATCCAGTAGGAGTACCGAAAGATCTAATAGTTACAGTTTTACCATAAGGTGCAATAAATGTCTTAGTGGAACCTTTGCCATTTCCATTATTAAATGTAATTATACCATCGATTCCATCATAAGTTGCAGTATATTGTGCTTTAGGTAAGTAATCATCAGAGTCTACATGGTTAGTAGCAGCTGGTAATGTAATATTTACTACACCATAACGTTTAGCTGGAGTAGCTGTTACAGTAATATCACCACGTACAGTAATACCATTATTATATCCAGTAGGATAATTAATAGTACCAGCTTCATAATGACCAGTTACATCATTACGTTTACCCAATAAGAATTCAACTACTGTACCATAATCTACATAAGTAGGTTCAGTATAGCGTTCACCTGTAGCTTTATTTACAATATAGATAGTTTGTCCTTCTGTTTGAGTAGGAGTAATTAAGAATTGTTTGAATCGGCTAGCTTTAACTTCAAGTCTAGTATCTTTAGTTAAAGTAATAGGGCTTAATACAGTATCGTTTCTATAGCCTTCATCTAATACTAATTCAAATTCAAATCTAGTATCATGTAATACTCTAGTTAAAGTAAAGTCATCTGTATAAGTACCAAGTACAGTACCGTCTTTAATAACTTTGAGTCTAGTATGAGCATCTGGAGATACGAAATCTACAGAAAGTTTATATCTCATAATTCTTTCAGCAGATGTAGCAGTTACTGTAATAGGTCTATCTAAACTAGCAATAGAAGTTACACTTAAACGACCAGGAGTCCAATCTTCTGTATTAGTAGATTCAATACTAAATGTAATTGAACTTCCGAAGTCAGCTTCAAACGAAGTAGTATAACGTTGACCATTATACATAGCATAGATAGTCTGACCTTCGGATTGTTGTAATTGAACTTTATATTTCTTAATGGTAGAAGGTTTAATTCTAACAGAAATATCTTTATTCAATACATACTCACTTAACACAGTATCATTACTATAACCATTATCTATAGTGAGTTCAAATTTAACTTCTGTATTTTCTTCGAGTCTAATCACATCCGAATGTGTAATATTGATAGTACGACCATCGCCAGTAATCAATTTAAGAGTACCATGTAAATCTTGAGGATCATTCATATCAAATAATACATCTACAGAATAATGGACTTCATCACTACCAGTAGCTTCAGTAGCAGAGATAATAATATTATCTGTAATATCAGCTTCTTGAATATTAGCAACACCAGGAGTCCAATTTTCATTCTTAGCAACTACTTTAGTTGTAATATGACTATTCATTGGAACTGTAATAGAGAATCTTTCTTTATATACTTCTACACTGCCAGAAGGTTCTGTTACATAAACCCAGATGTTTTGGTTTTGATATTGTTCTACTGTAATAGTCTTCATAATAGGAGAAGCAGGAGAAGCAGAAATAGTAGTACCACGTTTATTTTTGTCTTTAACTTCTTTAATCTCACCAGCATTCCAACCATCATTTGCATCAATATAAACGGCATAATCATGAGCAACATTCATTGGAATTTCAAATGTTTCGTAATAAGCTTTACCATTATATTCTACAGAGATACGTTGATGATCTGATTGATTAATACGAACGATATAAGATTGAACTCTAGGAGGTTCTACGTTTCTGATAATTACAGATTCTGTGAGTTTATCAATTCTATCGTAGTTTAAAGTACCTTCATAGTAGTTCTTATCAGCAGTGACTGTAAACGTAATCTCACTACCGTATTCAGCCATAAACGGTTCAGTGTAGTCTTTACCGTTATAATGAGCAGTGATAGTCTGATGTGGTACTTGTCTAATATCAACTCTAAGCATAGTCTTAGTAGGTTCTGTAAGAGCTTCAACTACAGTATCTTCAGACAATACAAAATGGGTTAGATTTGGTTTAGAAGCATCATAGCCTTCATCTGGAATTACTTTTACATAGATAGGAGTCTTAGCTTCCAATTTAGTATTAGACACATACTCACCAATACCATCAGAGATTTTAATAGTTTGATGAGGACCTTGAATAATGAATACTGTAAAGTATTGTGTAGGAGGTATATATTCATGAGAAGTATCAATCCATATATCTCTATATTCTGGATTCTTAGGAGGTTCATGATCTATAGTGATTTTGTTTTCTTTATGTTTATCATAAAACCTAAGACCAGCTTTTATATCAGCTATAAGCTTGGCGAGAGAATCGCCAAGCCTAACTACAAATTTAGGATATCTCAATTTATTCTCCTTTCATTAAGATACTACAGTAACTTTAGATTTATCTATCTTAGCAGTATTACAGAATGTGTCAATATCTGTAGGTAAGTTCTTAACTTTAACCGAAGTTAAAGAATCACAACGACTAAACATATATTCATAATTGGTACATGCTTTAAGATCCAATACACCATCAATAGTAGTTAAATTTGTACATTCTTTAAACATTTGATTCATATTAGTTACTTTACTAGTATCCCAGTTATTTATCTTTATAGTAGTAAGAGCATCACAATAAACAAACATTGCTCTCATATCAGTTACTTTACTAGTATTCCATCTAGATAAATCTAAAGAAGTTACTTTTTTACAAGAATTAAATAATTCATGCATATCTCTAACGTTACTAGTATCCCATCCAGATACATCTATAGATGGAAGTAAATAACAAAATGCAAATAGGTTATTCATATATTGCACATTACTAGTATTCCATCTTGAAACATCCACGGAAGTAAGTTTTGAACATCCAGCAAATATACCAGCTATATTAGTTGCCTTACTAGTATTCCATCTAGATACATCTATAGTTGTAAGAGATGTACAATTAGAGAATATATAAGCTAAATTAATAGCATTACTAGTATCCCAATTCGAAACATCTACAGTTGTAAGGGATTCACACCTAGCGAACACAGATGACATATTAAATACTTTACTAGTATTCCATCTAGATACATCTATATTTGTAAGAGAACTACAGGTATTAAACATAGAATTCATATCTCCAATACTACTAGTATTCCATTTAGAAACATCTAGAGATGTGAGTTTTGCACAACTAGCAAACATAGATGCCGTATTTTTCATTTTACTAGTATTCCATTTTGATACATCTAAGCTAGTTAGAGCTCTACATGCACTGAACATAGCGTTTGCAGTAGTAATATTACTAGTATCCCATTTAGACACGTCTAGAGACGTAAGTTTCTCACAGACAGCGAATAAATTTTCTGCTCTGAGAACATTGGTTGTCTTCCATTTAGAAACATCTAGTGTTGTAAGAGAAGAGCAGTGATAGAATACATTAGTCATTTCAGCAACTTTACTAGTATCCCATTTAGATACATCTAAATTCGTAAGAGACTCACAATATGCGAATGCATTATCCATATACATTACGCTTCTAGTATCCCAATCTCTAACTGGTAAAGTTTGTAAAGATTTACAATTATAAAATGCTGCTTGCATGTTATATACTTTGATAGTATTCCATCCAGAACAATTTATTTCTGTAAGATTAGTACAGCCACTAAATGTACCTATCATATATTGAATATTACTTGTATCCCAATTAGATAAATCTAATTGAGTAAGTGCAGAACAGTTACTGAAAACATAACTTATACCATCTGCTTTAGATATATTCATATTTCCAATATTTGTAATATTTTTTAATTTTGTATCAGATGAAAATAAAGTAGATAACTTGGTTATATTACAATTTCTGAATGCATTCATGTCAATTCTTTCTAAAGAAGGACAATTTCTGAATGCATCACTAATATCTAAATCACCTGACAATTTCCATGCGGATAAGTTTCGGTTTAGTTCATCGGATGTCAATTTATCACACCCGGCAAATATATAGCTTATATCTCTTATACTATCCTTGAGTTTAATTACTGGGAATTTTGTAAGATTATATGCATTTTTAAAAGCACCATTAGCTGCTATTATATTTTTTGCATTTTCAGCATACTTAAAATCTTCTTCTCTCAATTTATCTATAGTTTTATAGAATATATAATTCCCATGAGTTGGTTTTTTACCTATATTATTATCATCAGTCGTATAATCATTACCAGGATATGGATATCTTAGTATAACAAAGTTACTTAGATCAGCTGGTTTTAACGTAGCTGGAGTTGCAGATACTGTTTTATTTTCTTTGATATTAGTAAATTCAGTAGCCGATAAAGTACCTACTATAATATCAACAGGATTAGAAGTTTCAATACCGAACGTACAATTATCACCATATTCCACAACAAATGAATCAGTCTTCTTAACCCCTTTATACATAGCATAAATAGTTTGGTTATCAGTTTGTGTTAAAGTGATAGTAAACTGTTTCTTAGAAGTACCTTGGATAAGTAAAGTATTATCTTTATTCATAGTAATAGAATTAGGATTTCTAGTTTCAGTATATCCTTCTTCCATAGTAAGAGCAAAAGTTAATACAGTCCCATATTGGAACTTTAATACAGTATTTTCAGTATAAGTACCAAATACAGTACCATCTTTAGTTACCTTTAACGTAGTGTGAGCTTCTGGATCAAATACTATATTGAGATTATATTTCTTAATTTCAGCAGGTGTAGCAGATACAGTAATATTTACCCCATCTACAACAGCAGATAATTTATCAAGAGTACCAGCATTATAACCAACTTCTGGTACTATTTCAAATTCAACTCTAGTACCACTAGGAACTCTTACAGGAGTAGAGCTTCTTACATCATCATATTTAATATAAATAGTTTGATGAGGAGTTTGTATTGGAGTTACGGTATACATAACAGGTTCAGCATCAGATACAGTTACCTCTAGTGGTTCTAAACCAGCTACTGTATAATCAGCATCTACATTTAGAACACCAGCTGTCCAACCTGGATTAGCTTCTACGGAGAATTGAATCTTATCACCAAGATAAGCTTCAAATGTAGTTTCAAAAGTTTTACCTCTATATACAGCGGTTATTGTTTGATGACGCTTTTGTCTAATACGAATTTTCTTCTTAGCTTTACCAGCAGCTGAAGCTTTGAATACAATATTATCGAAGTTAGTAGCACGCACTTTAGTACGATTCAATAACCCAGGTTTATATCCTTCTTCGGCTTCAATAGTAGTAGATACAATATCTCTGCGTTTAATAATGAAAGGTTCTGTATGTTTAGTACCCTTATAATCAACTGTAATAGTTTGATGAGGAGATTGATATATCAGTACTTGTACATTTTCATTACGTTGAGGATTTGTTTCAGCAGCAATAGTAAAGTTCTCCTGAATATCTCCAGGACCAGGATGGTCTGAAGTACCAGGGTCATAATTTACTAATCTTGTACTACAATCAGAAGTGTATTTAGTCTTATCTTCTGCAGTAAAAGAATAAGAAGTAGTTTCATCCTCAAATCTGATAATATTACCAGGTTCGGTAAGATGAACGTTGATATCTTGTAATTGATATTGCTCTACTGTTACTGTATGGATAATAGGACGAGCTTCAGAAGCAGAAATAGTGGTAGAATTAGAAGCTAAATCAATAGCTTCTTTAATTCTACCTACATAATATCCATCATCATCAGTAAGAGCTATATAAGATTTATAATTAAGCACTTTACCAGCTGGAATAGTAAAAGTTTTTGTATAACTCTTACCATCATGCTTAACTGTAATTAATTGATGATCTGATTGAACTATATTTACAGTAAAAGGACTATCAGACTTCACTGGAGGTTTAATTGTTTTATTCCTCATAGTGGATTTGATCCTCCTTATCTTCTATTCTAAATATAACTGTAGTACCGGAGGAAAGGCTTGTGCTAAATACTTCACTCCAGATTTTAACCTTATAAGGATCATTTACTTTGAATTTATTATTTACAATATCCTTAGTCTTAATTCTTAAGCCAGAATCGTAGTTATCTCTAAGTGTAATATTAGCTGCTGTATAAGATACATCACTAAATTCTACTTCTAGATATTTAATATATCTTCCAGCACTATCTTTCTCACGTTTAATGATAATAGACTTAACTGGTTCTAAGTTATTATACTTACCAAGGATATTATAACCAGTTTGAATATCAATATCTCCAGTATCTGTGATCTTTCTAATCTCTTCTACAGGAATATCAATATCTTTACCGTGAATTAAAGCGTTAGTAGTCTTAGTAAAACCATAAGTATTACCATTTACTGTAGCTTTAAGGTCAATATTAACCGGAATATCAGAATAGTGGTTTAAATCATATAAGATTTCGAATAACTTGGGTATAGCACCATTAGTTTCATCAGCCCATGTAGCATGTCTAACTAATAAGTCTTCAGAATCAAATTCCTCAGCTGTAATAGTTTTAGTATATACTACATCTCTACGTTTAGGATATCTGAATTGATGATTGATAGTAATAGTAAGGTCATCGAATGGGATTACTCTATCAGGAGTTCTAATAGTAAATAATACATTAAAGCCATTACCACTAACAGTATTATCTTCATCATAATAAGCCATTAGTGATAAGATATAAAATGGTTTACCATCAATATCAAATTGAGCAGATTGCATAGAACCAATTTGTACAGGAGGTCTGTCTTGATCTTGTATCCAATTAGCTGCTGGAGTATAATATCCATAGTAAGCAGTTCTAAAGTGTTTACCATACATACGATCATATTCTTTACGACCAGATTTAAGTACCCAGTTAGAAGATACTTCAGCCATAATATTAATATACTTATCAGCAGTATTATTAATGATATCTGCACTAATATTAATATCTTTAGATAAGTGCTCTTCTACAAAACCAGAGATATTTACTTCCTTAGAAGTCTCTAATTGCTCGATTATAGCAGACAAAGATAAGAAATTGTCATCTATATAAGGTTTATTGAATACCTGTGCTGAGTGTTCTCCAGTATCGATCCAAATGTCGCCTTCTTCAGCGACATTTGGTCTTAGAAAGGAGACACGTATTTTATTTTGTTTTTTATTGAATAACTTATTAGCAGAATCGCTTAATAAGGTAGTCAAATGAGCCAATCCAAAAGCCATGTTATCCTCCTTTCTAATAACGAATAACTGTTACATGTAATTTAATAGGTTCTCCTTCTTTAGATCGAATATATTGATATACATCGTCATTTGTAGTCCAATCATTAATGAAACCTTTTTCACGTTTCAATACGTCATGTAAACCATCGAATACTAGTGTATATTTATTATCAATAGAGATAATAATCACTTTAATATATTCAGAATATTTACCAAGAGCTTCGAACCAAATTTCACCCTTAGTATTTACAGCAAACCAGTTAATATTACCATCTAGAATCCAATCATTAGTTAATTGACCATAGTTACCTTGAAGATAACCTAACCAATTACCATCTTTAGAGAATTCTGGAGTGAATACAGTATCGATATCATTCTTATCGTCTATAGTAGCAGAAATAGAAAGACTTTGGTCTGATACTTCAAGTTGTTCAATATTTGCTGAAATAGGAAATTCCTTTTCACTAAGATTATTATGATCTATAGCATAAGAAATCCAGAGGTCACCTGCCTCAGGATCTTCAGGAGGGATTTCACCAAAATGGATTTTATTTTCTTTTTTCTCATGTAGAGTATTGAAGAAGTATTCTATACTATCAATAACAATAGATAGTCTAGCCCCCAATGGGAAAAGAAATTTAAACATTTCAAACCCCTTTCTTAATAAAATATGAAGTTTAATTATAATAATGTTTTCGTGCACAAGAAATACCCCTATCCAATATTGGATAGGGGGTAGGTTTTATCTTATTTCTTGGTTACATTATAATTTGTTTCGATAAAAGTCTTCAATTCATCTTCATCTACATAAAGCAAACCAGTAGAGTTTACTCGAAGCATAGTACCATTAGTAACTCGTACACCACCAATTTTAGTATCAGTAGCAGCAGGAACAAAAGTAGCTTCTAAAGGTACAACTACCCATTGCCCATCACGATAAACTTTTAATTGTGCCATTAAGTATAGCTCCTTTCTTAACGTTGACGTCTCCAAACGAATGTTGTAGCAGAAACAGAACCGAATGTAATATTATTACGAGTATCGGATTGTTCCCAGAAAGTACCACGCCAAGATACATTTGGATCAAAATTAGCATCAGTAGTCATATAAATAGAACCAACTGGATATGCTATATCTATTGCTGTCTTAGTCTCAATAGCACCATTAATAGCTGCATTAAGACTTCTACCACCTAATGTAGTATTATCAGCAGATAAGTCTACAGGACCAGTGAATTTATTAGTACCAGTAAAGGTATTAGTTCCACCTTCAGTAGGGATAGTATCTTTCCAATCTAAAGTGATATTAGTACCACCACCAACTCTAACTTTATGGTTAGATGGTGAGATTTGGAGAATAGCGGTTGTTTTATCTTGACCAAAACCAATACTCATCGCTGTACTATTGGTTTCATTCTTTAACTCAGCACCTTTAAATACATCAAATGTATTAAATGGGTGTAGAGATGTGATAGTACGTACTCTGTCATAATCTTTTTGACGGAAAGAATCAATGTCGGTAGCTCTATAAGGACTCATAAAGCCAAATGCATAGTCATAAGTATTGATAGAGGATTGAGCATCTCCATCATTTACTATAATAGCATCTTTAGTATCACTACCAATAACTAATTCATCTGATTTGAAATGAACTTTTACACCAGAGTTCTTACCAGCAATCTTAGTATCGTCATTCATAACGATATTACCAGTCATATTACCACCAGCTAATGCTAAGTATACATCAGCTAATAGATTAAGATTACTTGGAGTGATACCATCAGTAATACCATAACCAGCTAATGTAGTTGGTTTATTGGTAATTTCATTAAATGGAACTACAACTTTACGGTTTTCGATAGCACTAATACGACCATCGTCACCTAAAGTAAAAGATGGAACGTATTGTCCAGTATTACCGAACTTACCACCCATTACAATTCTGTTAAGTTCAGTTTCAATAGTGATATCTTCGCTACCATCGAAGTAAGCATTACCTGCAACAGAACCAGTTAAACCGATATTACGAGGGTTTACTAATTTAATAGTAGCTTCAGAAGTAGCAGAGTCTGGAGATACGTTAATATAAGCTGTACCAGACCAACGATAGATTTCATTATTATCATTAGTGATATAAATGATTTCCTTATTACCTATTCTAGGTAAAGATTGGTAGTTCTTAACATTTTCTACCGATCTTACGAAGGAAGGAAGTTGGTTAACTGGTACTCTACCATGAGCATCAAGTGTAGCTACACCATAAGGTCTAGATTTTTCATCTTTAGGAATATAATCTAGTTCTACATCTTCAGTACCATCTACAGAGAAACCATTAATTTTGAATGGTAATTGAAGTTTAGTTGCTGTATCAGCATTACCTTTCAATCCTTCTTCTGTAAGTTGAGTACCATTAGCAAATTTAACTCCACCTGTAGTGAATTTAATATCATTGGAGTTCATATTGATAGCACCATTCATAGCACCACCATTAGAACCAAGATATTCTGTTTTAATTTCTTCACCATCGTCGGAGTATAAAGAACTAAATCTACGTGTTACCCATGTAGTAGTACCATCTATAGTTTCTCCACCAGGGGTTGTATTCCAAGTAGGTTCTAGAACTGCTGTAGTACCAGCAGTTTTACAGTACAAGTATAATCCGATAGGAAGATTTTCTGTAAATACAGTATCTCCTACATGATATTCTTTAGAACGTTCTGTAGCTACCATATTACCTACACGGATAGCTTTATAAGACGTACCAGTATAGAAATCTTTATCCAAAGTAGTTTCTACAGATTGGTCTGTACCATTAAAGGTTAAACCACCACCGACTTCAAATGTAATTCGATGGTTAGTCATATTACCACCAAGAAGAGATAAGTAATTATCATCTAATTTCTTAGTGATTGCTACTAGGTTATTACGATATTCATCAGTAAAGTCATTAGTAGATAGAACTTTAGCTCCATCTTTCTTTACAAATGTATCGTCGATATGTTGTTTAGTATAAGTAGGATTACTATCATTATCTGTAGTAAGATGATCAAGCAATGCTTTATAGTCATCATCGAAGTCATTAGAGGATAAACCCTGACCAGTACGTCTATGGACATACTCTTTATCGATTTGACCCTTATCTAAATATTCATCTTTGAGTTTATAATGAAGAATACCAAACATGTACTGTAGTTTAGATAAAGCAGTGGATAAAGTATCCCCATGCTCTAATTCACCTCTAGCAATAGTTTGGATATTGGTAATAGTTACATGATTAGAATCTGTAGTCAATAAACTACGTTTTTCTAATTCTTTTACTACATCTTCAAGTGCTTTCTTATCTTCATCAGTAAAGTCATTACTAGAGAAACCCATTCCTTCAGCAGGAGCTACGAATTTATCTAGTTTATCCCGAAGGTCTTTATCTAAGACATGAGCAGTTTGATCCAATACTCCGAGATAATAAACGATGATAGATAAAACTTCAGAAAGCTTCATACCTTCTGGAATTATATTGATATCACCACGATACGGTGCTAAGTTAGTTACCGTAATATGGTTACTATCATGCAATTCAGAAGATACTGTACCTTCTACAGCTGGTGTAGTAGCAGGAGTAGTTGGAGTAGTATCAGGCATCTAATTACCTCCTTTTCTGAAAAATAGATCCCATCAGAAAAATCTGATGGGATACAAGTTATTTAATTATATAGCTGGATCAGGAGATGTAGGAGATTGGATTCCTTCGCCTGCTTTAATTTCAGCATATACCAATACAGTATCAGCTGGTTCTTCGAGTAATACTGTAACGTCTTGACCATTAGCGGAAAGACTAATTACAGGAATGAAGTATTCGAAAGTACCATCATCATTTTTGCGAAGAGCAGAAAGAGGAAGACGGTAAGCTGCAGTCTCACCAGCAGGAAGAGTATATGCATTATAAGTAGGAGCTTCTGGATCTGTACTAAATGTATAACCAGCAGTAAAGCTACCATGTGGGATATATTTGGATTTGATTACAAATGCACCACCGGTAATTGCATTCAATTGTGCTGTAGTTACAAAGTCGGCTAAAGGTTTACCACCAAATTTTACTGCATTAAGAGCAGCACCATTGGAATCGAATTTAGCTTTCAAATCAGTTTGAGCTTGTTTTATTGCTGGAACATCAGTACCTACTAAAGTATCTAATTTACCTTTGTCTTCTTTGCTCATTAAACCATCAGCAGTAGTAGAAGCAGCAGAGTAAACTGTAGTACCAAGTTTTACCCAACTACCAGCAGTACCATCAGTAGCGATAATGTATTTATCAGCTTCATCAGCTGTTTTAGTAGTTTGTACATCGAAACGATATACTTGGTTAGTATCATCTACAGAAAGAGTCCAACCTTCTTGAGGATGTGTAATAGCTTTCATTGCAGCAATATTAGCTACAGATGGACGCCATTGCATGGAGTTCATTGCAGATGTGATGCGGTTATCTAATTCAGCAGCTTTAGCAGATAAAGCGTCAGCAGTTGCATAGAAGGATGCATCTTTACCATTTAATTTAGTAGAGTTAGAAATAGTTTCTGGGAGTTGGTTGCCTTTAAGTTTACCATCGGCATCTAATTGTGCGATACCGTTAGCTACACCAACTTTATCCCCAGTAACCATATCTTTACCACCCAATGCATCAGTGATAGCAGCTTTACTTACAAACCCATTAGGAGAAGTAAGAAGCTTAGTAAGGATAGTATTGATAGGTAAAGTACTTAAGTCAGTACCACGTTCAATATCACCAATCTTTTGAGTAGTGAGAGTATTAGTAGGAATAGTCAACTTGTTGAAGTTATTGTTAATCGTAGTGATTACATTACGAGGAACAGCACCAAGTTGTACTTGTTTATATATTGGCATTGTAAATAGCTCCTTATAATTAACTCAAAATACAGAAACCAGCTACAGGAGTAGTAAATTGAAGAACAATTTCTTCTTGAGTTTCTGTAATATCAGGATAAACGATTTGATATGTTGGAGTGCCTTCTAAATGAGCATAAACATTTTTAACCAAAAGATTTCTTTCTTTTTCGGTTTTAGGAATTCTAATAACCCAATAATCATTTTCAGGAATCTTTTTGAAGGAATCCGTTACAAAGTAAAGACGGGATTCAGTGTAGTAATGGTTTTTAATAATATCATCTACCCGTTTATTGTTCTTCTCTACCATGTCAATAATATCTTGACGGAATTCATAGAATTTAGAAACGGATAAAGAATTATTTTCACTAGCATTACCAAAGTATACCCAGCGATACAATTGTTCATTCCAAATATGAAGATCAAGAGTATCACGATCAATATAGAATACACCAGAAACGCCTACTTTAGGTCTAGGATTATTTGCATCAGTCCAGACAAAACCAGAACCAAGTTTATGTGTACCTAGGAAGATTTCATCAGTATCTGTTGTGAAATACAACGTATCCATATCTGGAGTAACGATATCGTCATAGGTTTCTTTCTTCATTTTAGCTAATTTACGAATTTTATTAGTATCAGACAAAGTAAGTCCTCCTTTCTTTACAATAAGTTTATATTAGTGTTGAACAGGCTCTATCGAGATTTCTTCGATAAAGTAACCATCTTCTACTTTAAAATCTATTGTAACTTTATCATCTTTAAGGAATTTAAATACAGAACCTCTTTGACCATTGATAGTTAAGTTACCATTATAAGCACCAACTACAGTTAAGTTACATACATCTTCAACTGCATCTTTTGGAGCTATAGTAACATCTTCTTCTACCATCATATAGTTTACAGGTCTATCTTCTGGGTTAATAACATAACCCTTATGGACTTTAGTAGGAACTAAAGTAATCATAGATTTATATGGAACTTCAAATGTTTCAGTATATTCTTTACCAGCGTATTTTACTACCAAAGTATAATGCTCTGGTTGTACTATATTAACTCTATAAGTCTTGATTGTACTCATAGAAGTACTGATAGTCATATCAGAAGTTACTACACCTTCAGGGATATTAATCTCACCTGGATTATAACCAGTTTCTCCAATAGCATATGCTCTAAACTTAGTACCATATACAGCATTGAATGTATTAGTATAACCAATACCATTTGCTTCTACATAAATCTTTTCTCTAGGTTTATTGATGATAGTTACACTATATCTATGAACAGTTGCAGGAGTTGCTGAGATAGTTATATTCTTAGTAACACGGAATCTACCATAAGGGTGTACTATACCAGCATCATAACCAGTAGATGCTTTGATATGTACTAATACAATATCTCCTTCTTTGGCATCAAAGGTTTCCATATAGAACTTACCACCACATTCACACATGATAGTTTGGTTCTTAGTTTGTTTGATAGAAATAGTATAAGTAGGAACTACAGTTTCACCAAAGTCTAATTGATAAGACTCATTCTTAATATTAGGTAAGAATCCATAGTTATTCTTCTTAATTTCTTCTTTAAATGCAGGTAAAGCCATATCACCTATGATATGTTCTTCTTGATCAGTTAAAGTAGCAAAATTATTTAATAAGTAATAAAGACTACCATAACCACCAATAAGAGATGCAGTATCTGGTACAACCATATTAGGTGCATTATCTATAGTAGCAGAAATAGATACATAACCAGCACGGTTATTATCATTCTCTATATTAGCTACCATCTTAACATAGTTAGCAGATATTTCTCTATATACCCTATCATAATAAGAGTATAAAGAAATAGCACCTTTTGGAGGTTCCATATCGAATCTAGTCTTACCGAAGTTAACTAGTCCGACAGCAGAACCTGTAAAGATACTATCATCATGAATAAAGAAGTATGCTAATTGATAAGGATCAGTAAAGTCTAATACTAAATCATAAGTATAGAACTTATTCTTATCGATATAGAAATCAAGTTTATTATTAGCTAAATCTATCAATACACCAACTAATTTACCTTGAGTAGGAATTACAGATGTTTCCATATCTCCGCATTGATGAGTTGTCTCAGCAAGCTGTTCTACTAATCTATATTCATAAACTGCTTGTTTTTGGTGCCATAAAGACATACGAGAAGACTTAGATAGTATAGAGTTATTAATATTTGATATACCTACAGATACAGGAATACCAATAATACCATCATTAAGTTCACCTCTAGAACAAGTAAATTCTAGATATATCTTTTGGTTCTTAGGTATAGGTAGATTAACAAATGCTGTAGATCCATATAGAGTAGAATTGACTATAGTAGAATCACTATACATTTCAAATCTATTCTTACTAGTCACATCTATATTCATATCAGAGCTAATAATCTTAGGAACTTTATCATCGAAAGTACCTTTAACTCCAGAACAGTTGATAGAAAAACTTCTAACTAGTTCTTTCCATTTATCTCCACCTATTTCAACTTTAATTGGTAATTTAGCTTCAAATTGAGTTCGTTTATAATAGAACCCATATGGAGTTTTATAATCATCTTGAGGATAAGAAACATTAGTCTTACCAAAGTTTACATAAAGACTAATTTGTTTCTTTATCATTTCTTCATATTCTACTCTATCATCATAAACTACTTCATCATAATAGATATCAGAATAAATACAAGGATAGAAATTATGATCAGTTAGTTTAAAATTAGTAGGAGAAAAAGAATAAAACTCTTTACCATTGTTAAAGAATGTAATCTTATTGCCAGGTACATCTACACCGACACCGATTACATCTTTACCACCTGGAAGATGAGTTAAAGTTTTTTCTGGAGATACATGATTATTTATAGCAACTGCATTGAACTTTTCTTGAATATCAAAGTTCTTATCATATTCATGATATAAAGCACCAATACAGAAATCAGCATTTAATACACCAAAGGAAGCTTCTCTAGAAACCCCTATATAAATTGGAATATTGTGAAAAGCAGATATTGGATAATAATTGCTTACATTTACTTCGAAATACATTTTACCAGTAAGCTTCTTATTACCAATTAAGAAGAATGGTTTATTATAAGTAAAATGTAAACCATCTATACTTATATCTTCATTAGGCATAGACTTCTCGTCATATGCACTCATAAATACTTTATCCAAGCTAGAATCCTCCTTTCCAAATTATATAGATGTAAACGATAATAAAACTCCCTAGCCTAATATTAGGCTAGGGAAATAAACCTTATACGTTACTAGATCTTAATTGACCAAAGGAAGGAACAGTTACATCGAAGGAAGCATTTTGGATATATCTTACTTTACCATCGATTACGCCACTAATATCATTATTTTGGCTTATTAATACGATATTAGAAGACCCTTCTGGGAATTGTTCGTGATCATTTACGCTAGTATTCCAAAGAGCTTTAATAGATGGGAACTTATGTAATTTGTCGAGCAATAAGTTATTAGAGCTTTGCCATAAGTAAACAATCTTAGCTTTAACTGGAGTAATTGCATTTGCTTTAATTAAAAGATCATTCAAATCTTCACCATAACCATAGCTATCATATACAATTACTTCAGCATTCGCTAATTCAGTTAATTTAGTTGTATCGGAATCAGAGATGTCTCTGCCAGTAGTAGTTATTACCGATGAAAAATTGATAGATTTAAGTACATCATTGGCTTTATCTCTAAGTGTCTTCTGATCTTCAAACATTTTAGTCACAGCTTGATATTTAGTACCAAATTTAGCAGCGATAGTTTTTACAGATTCTGGGAAATCTTTCCACGTACCAGTAGGAATATCTACGTATTTTGTGAATCCGATATTAGTAATTAAGCGGAATTTTTCTGTATCATCTACATTACCATCAACAATAAAAGTATCGTAAATATTAGATACATTGGCATTATCAGGGAATATAGCATGATAAGAGTAGTTATATCCATTTAAATCACGTGGACTGAAGTTAGTTGCGTCTTTACAATATAAAAAAGCATTATCAATTATGTATGAATTTTCTACTCCAGTATTTGTTTGAATAGTAGGATCTTGTGTGAAATCAACTTTGGTGTTCAAAGAATTTAACATTTCAACCATATCAGCTTCAAAGCTAGGTTTGATTGTAGCTGTTAGAGAAGTTGTTTTGAAAAGGTTAGATACTTTCAATTCAAATTCTCTTGTAATATCAACACCATCAGGAATAGTAACTCTATTTACAACAGAGTTGCTAGTAGAGATATATCCAGGTGTAATTTCTGGTCGTAATTCAAATTTAACAAATCCATGATCAGTACCATCTTGGATAACCTTAAGACTACTGTTACCGTTATGATTGATAATATCAATATCGATTTGTTTAGTACCGTTACCATAACGAACTACAGTTCCATTGTTATATTCAACATTGAACTTTTCTTTTACCATGTCTTTAAGCATATCAGTTAAACCAACAGGGATTTTGTAGAATTCTACAGCTTCTCTATCTAAGCCTAGGTTTAAACCGAATTCACTAAAGCCTGTATCTACAGCCTCTTTAACTTCTACTACAGTTATAGCTTGAGAAGCATCAATAGCATATACAACTGATGGATCCAAAGTACCAGCTGCTGCTTTTTGATCATATGCTTCTTTAGTGGTAAAGATAATCTTTTTAATTTGATCAGCCATATATTATTCTCCTTTCTAAATTATGAATTATTCGTTAATCTTAGCAGTATATCTGTCAGAAAGTTTCTTAACATTTTCTTTTTCAGATTCAGGGAATGCTACCCATTCACCAGTACCCAAATCAACATATTCGCTGAAATCAGGTGTCAAGAATAATACTTTGGAATCATCAGAAGATACTAGAGAAATTTCTGGAATTTTTTCAACACCATCTTTAGATTTGAGTACACAGTATTTTGTACCAAAACCAATAAGAGTACTATAGAAATTATCACCTAAAGCTTCTCTATTTGGAGCTAATTTAAATAAGCCATTGTCGAAAGTATAATTCCCAGCTGCACCAAATTCTTGTTTTGAAACAGCTTGTTCAAAATTAACTTCAGAAACGAATTCTTGTAATTTTTCAATAGCTGTAGATTCAAAAGAATGTTTGATAGGGAATGTTTGTTCAGCTGTACCAAATAGATTAGAAACTTTAAGTTCAAAGTCTGCTTCTAAATTAACACCATCTGGAATAATAACAGTAGCAAGACTATCGTTTGGTCGTTTACCATATTCGTAATGACAATAGCCATGGTCGGTCCCATCTTGAATAGCTTTAATGAAAACATTGTCACTAGGAATTACTGCACCAGTAACAAGGAGTCTATTTGTTTTATTAGCAAAGTATGGGTATGTATTAGACAAATCATCTGTTAATTTTTCAATAACGATTCCTTTAAGCATATCAACTAAAGAAACGGATTTATTATAGAACTTAGCAGCTTCTCTGCTAATACCTAAATTAAAACCAAATTCAGTAAAACTATTATCTACTGCAGTTTGTACTTCTTTTTTATCGACTGCTTGTGCTGCATCAATAGCATATACTGCACCTTCTTCTAGTGTACCATCTGCTACTTTTTGTGCATAAGCCTCTTTTGTAGTAAAAATAATTTTAGTAATATCTACCATTATTATATAAACCTTTCTATATTAAATTATTATAAGTGGTCGTTAGGTTGCAATAGTACAATACGCCAAGAGCCAGGACCTTCTGTTGATTCAGCGATATAAATTTGACCATAGGATATTGCAACTTGCCCAGCAAAGTCTGGAGCTTTAGTTATATCAGTAGCAACAAGTTTACCACCATCAATAGAAGGTATTTGAATCTTCTTAATTGCATTAACGACATCTTTTCCAGATAGAAAGTATACTGCTTCTTCATCGATTGAATTAGATTCAATCATTTGACTAAGTTTATCATAGCTAATTAAAGTAGCTTTTTTTAAAACTGTCATTAATTATACAATCCTTTCTATATTAAAATATTATAACGTATCTATTGATTCAGTTCTGATAACATTCCAACCAGCACCACCATGATCCAATGATTTAGCTATATAAATTTGACCACCAGATACCGCAACTTGTCCAATGAATGCTGGAGTTGTAGTAATATCGGTAGCGGTAATACTATCTTTACGAACGTATTCTTTCAACTTTTCATCGATATCTACGTTATTTGCAATCCATTTGGTACCATTCCAAACTATTTGCAATCCTAAAGTAGTATCGAAGTATTGTTGACCTACAGCAATGTGTTCCGTTGGTCGTTTTTCAGTAGGACCGGAGTGAATGATTGGAATAGTTTCATATGTCATTACACCCATAGTATTTACTGGTTTATCGGGTATGAAATAAATTTCCATACTTAAGTCAGCTAATGAAGTAATAACATCAGCTTTATAAGGTTCAGGAATTTCGCATTTCATAGTCTTAGCTTCTACATTAGTTTCGATAACTTTAAAAGCACCTTTACCTAATACATTCATTATACTACCAACTGTAATTGGAGTATCTTTTAATGTACCATTAGTCCATACTGGGAATTTATCGAAGCCAAAAGTCACTGTTCTATCACCATGGTTAGTAACAGAAGTAGGTTTATCCGCTGCCGGTAAATATTCAGTTTTAGTAGTATATCTATAAGTAGATACATAACCAAAATGACCAGAATTATTTGGTTTAGATTCTAAGAAAACATCACCAGCAACACCAGCGGTATAATTACTATAATCGTAATCTTTAGCGTCTTTATAAGGAACACCATTAGCACCGAAGAATATAGCAGAACCTTCACCGTCAGCTAATTCATCTGTACTAGAAATATTTTCTTCATGAATAGTTCTATCATAACCTAAATAGATTCTTGTTTTGGCTGAGTCTTCCGCTTTGATTTCATATTTCCTATTGAGGAAACCTCTGGAACTATATTCATCAACAGAACCTAGATTATTAAATAAAGTCAAAGCAGGATATTCAGTAACCCCATTTGGAGAGATAGATAATTCTGGAGAATTGATCCAAGAGAATTTAGCACCTTTATCTATCCAGTGCTGAAAGTTTTCTTGGAATTTATCAAATTTAAGATCACTTACTTTAACTTCAAGTTTAGCACTTTCTGGAGATACTAAATAGATAAATGCCGAAGGTTTTTCTTGGGAAAATACATGATCAATATTATCATCAAGAGTAATATCTAATTCAACATTACTAATCTCAGCTCTTGGTCCAACGTTAATATACAATGGATTTTGGTTAAGAGCCCATCTACCAGTCAATTTAAAGTTTGATATTCTATTGGCATAGAAATTAGCCATAGTACCACTATTTAAATCGACAGTATCATCGAAATGAAGAGTAATACTTTCAAAATCAGCATATGAATATGTTGAAAAACAATAAGTACAGTTATTGGAAACGATATTACTTATACTATTATTTACAGCATTACTGTATTCTAAATATACAGCATACATACCATAATTTGTTTTTACATTATCTATTGTCAAGTTATTACATTGAGCAGTTAAATCTATATTATTACCAGCACAATCTTTAGTATTAGTCATACGAAGATTTATTAATTTTACGTTAGTAAATAATAAAGTACTAATATTAGTTTCCGTGCCAATAAATTTAAAATTACTACCATCAACATCTTGGTCTTTAACTTTAAAAATGAAACCATCGATTGTAACATTATACGCATTTATTACTGTACCATCTTCATTTTCTGGTGCGTTGCGAGTTAATACAAACCCAATAGGTTCACCTGTAGAAGCATCGGTATGATCACATATGATAGTAGCACCATAAGTAGATTCAGATCTGATAACCAAAGAACGACTCATCTTTTCTGGACAGAAAATCTTTACTGGATTTTCAATCTTATAAGTCCCATCAGGGAAGATTACTTCTTGGTATTTTTCTTTAGATACTTTGAGGAATAGTTCATTTAACTTTTCAGTTACATCAGTAGCACCAGTATTATCGATACCATAGCTAACTACGTCAATACTTTTAGTAGTATCCATACCAGCTTTGATAGTAGATATTTCTTTTGCTATCTTATCTATAAATGGATCTAAGACACGTGTTAGCGTATCTTTTAAATTTGCCATATTATTCATCTCCTTTCATTTTAATGATTTTCAGCTGTCTCTGTAGTTTCAGTAGTGGCTAATGGATTATCATATTTAATCTTAGCTGCTTCATACTTAGCTACAAGATCTAGACCATCTAACGAAAGGGATTCATCTTTTACGTAATCACTTAAATCTACTTCTGGAGCAGTTGCAGAGATAACACCATCTTCAGATATAGCAATACCACTACCAGCTGTAAAATGTGGGAGTTCAGTTTTCTTGGCATAAGTGGATTCTACATCAGTAGTTTTAGCTAAACCTTCAATACTAGGAACTTGAACAGCAGCAACTGCATCTGTTACTTCTTGTTTAGTAGCAAGATTACTTATATTAGGAATAGAAGTTTGATCGGCTTTAGATTCGATTTTGGTATCGATATCTTTAATCTTATCATGTAAATCTTTACCAGATAAAAAATAAACTGTTTCGTTATCGATAGTACCATGATCAATCATATCTTTGAGTTTGGTATAATCGATTAAAACAGCTTTCTTCAAAACCGTCATATAATAACTCCTTTCATTAAAATTAAGAATATGGATAGGTCTTATAAGACCTATCCATAAAGATTTTCTATTTAGTTGTAATTAGTGTTCTACTTCTACTGTAGTGATATTAGCGAATGGGTTGTGCCATTCAGTACCATTCCAGTATACAGGAACTCCAAGTGTTGTATCAAAGTATTGTTGACCAACTACAAGGTTTTCAGTAGGACGTTGTTCTGTAGTACCAGAAGCAACAGCAGCTAATTTAGCTTTAAGAGCACTGATTTCAGATTCAAGAGATTGAACTTTTTCATCGTAAACAGATTTTGCTACAACTTCAGTAGTTTTAGCAAGACCTTCGATAGAAGGCAATTCAGCTTTGGTAGCTAAACCAGAAATGTCTGGTAATTCAGTTTTCTTAGCGTAAGTAGTTTCTACTTCTGTTTTAACAGCTAAACCAGATACATCAGGAAGTTCTGTCTTCTTAGCATAAGTAGCTTCTATATCAGTAGTTTTAGCCAAACCTTCAATGGAAGGAACTTGCACACCAGCAACAGCAGTGGTAACTTCGGCTTTAGTAGCAAGACCAGATACGTCTGGAAGTTCAGTTTTCTTAGCGTAGTCAGCTAATTTAGTATCAACTGCTGTAACTTTAGCTTCTAATTCACCTTTAGCTTCGTTAATTTTACCATCAACGTTTGTGGAGAATTGGTTGATATTTTGAGTTAAAGTTTCTTCTGTAACAAAGTCAGTTTTAAGTGCTTCAACTTCTGCTTTAGTAGCTAAACCAGATACGTCTGGTAATTCAGTTTTCTTAGCATAAGCAGCTTCGATATCTGTAGTTTTAGCTAAACCTTCAATACTAGGAATAGCAGATGCATCTGCTTTAGTAGCGAATTTAGCATCAACTGCAGCAACTTCAGCTTTAGTAGCTAAGCCAGATACGTCTGGGATAGCGGATACATCAGCTTTAGCAGCTAACTTAGTATCAACTTCAGTAGTTTTAGCTAAGCCTTCGATAGAAGGTAATTCAGTTTTCTTAGCATAATCAGCAAGTTTAGCTTCTACTTCAGTAGTCTTAGCCAAACCTTCAATACTAGGAACAGCAACACCGGCAACAGCAGCTGTAACTTCAGCTTTTGTAGCCAAGCCAGATACATCTGGTAATTCAGTTTTCTTAGCATAAGTAGTTTCCACTTCGGTTTTAACAGCCAAGCCAGATACGTCTGGGATAGCAGTCACGTCAGCTTTAGTAGCCAATTTAGTGTCAGTTTCAGCTTTAGTGTAAACATTTTTAACTTTGTCTGCAACTGTAGCCAAATCGGAGTTTTGAGCCAAAGCTTTTAAGCTATTTACTGTTTCTACATCCAAACCAGCAACAGCATTAACTGCTTCTTTAGTAGCGTATGTATTAGCGATATCTGCAGATTTAGCATAATCGGCTAATTTAGTATCTACTTCAGTAGTCTTAGCTAAACCTTCGATAGAAGGTAATTCAGTTTTCTTAGCATAAGCTGCTTCGATATCTGTAGTCTTAGCGTAGTCAGCTAATTTAGCTTCAACTTCAGTAGTTTTAGCCAAACCTTCGATAGAAGGAACTTCTACAGCGGCAACAGCAGATGTAACTTCAACTTTAGTAGCTAAACCAGAAACGTCTGGCAATTCTGTTTTCTTAGCGTAAGTAGCTTCTACTTCAGCTTTCTTAGCATAGTCAACTAATTTAGCATCAACTTCTGCACCTTTAATGAAACCTTCTACAGAAGGAACAGTAATAGCAGCAACTTCAGCTTTAGTAGCAAGACCAGATACGTCAGGAAGTTCTGTTTTCTTAGCATAGTCAACTAATTTAGCATCTACATCTGTAGTTTTAGCTAAACCTTCAATGGAAGGAAGTTCAGTTTTCTTAGCATAATCAGCAAGTTTAGTTTCAACTTCAGTTGTTTTAGCCAAACCTTCGATAGAAGGAACTTGTACAGCAGCAACAGCGGCTGTAACTTCAGCTTTAGTAGCCAATGTGGATACGTCAGGGAGTTCAGTTTTCTTAGCATAAGTAGCTTCTACATCAGTAGTTTTAGCAAGACCTTCAATACTAGGAACTTGTACACCAGCTACAGCAGCTGTAACTTCTTGTTTTGTAGCCAAACCAGATACATCTGGGATAGCAGTTACATCAGCTTTAGCTGCAAGTTTGTCATCAGTTTCAGATTTAGTATAAACATTCTTAACTTTTTCTGCAACTGTAGTCAAATCGGAGTTTTGAGCCAATGCTTTTAATTGGTTTACAGTATCTGCATCCAATCCAGCTACTGCATTAACTGCTTCTTTAGTAGCATAAGTTGCAGCAACTTCAGATGCTTTAGCCAAACCAGTAACCGCTTCAGTAACTTCAGCTTTAGTAGCTAAACCTTCAACAGAAGGTAATTCGGTTTTCTTAGCGTAGTCAGCAAGTTTAGTTTCTACGTCTGTAGTTTTAGCAAGACCTTCGATGGAAGGAACAGTAATAGCAGCAACTTCTGCTTTAGTAGCTAAACCAGATACATCTGGAAGTTCTGTTTTCTTAGCATAAGTAGTTTCTACTTCAGCAGTTTTAGCCAAACCGGATACGTCTGGGATAGCGGATACATCAGCTTTAGCTTCTAATTTAGTATCAGTTTCAGCTTTAGTGTAAACGTTTTTCACTTTTTCTGCAACTGTAGCTAAGTCAGAGTTTTGAGCTAAAGTTTTCAAAGTATTTACAGTGTCAGCATCTAAGCCAGCTACTGCATTTACAGCTTCTTTAGTAGCATAAGTTTCAGCAACTTCAGCTTTTGTAGCCAAACCTTCAATACTAGGAAGTTCTGTTTTCTTAGCATAAGTAGCTTCTACTTCAGCAGTTTTAGCATAATCAGCTAACTTAGTATCAACTTCTGTTGTTTTAGCAAGACCTTCGATAGAAGGTAATTCAGCTTTTGTAGCTAAGCCAGATACATCTGGTAATTCAGTTTTCTTAGCGTAGTCAGCTAATTTAGTATCAACTTCAGTTGTTTTAGCCAAGCCTTCGATAGAAGGAACTTGTACACCAGCAACAGCAGCTGTTACTTCAGCTTTAGTAGCGTAGTCAGCGAGTTTAGTGTCTACGTCAGTAGTTTTAGCCAAACCTTCAATGCTAGGAACAGTAATAGCAGCAACTTCAGCTTTAGTAGCAAGACCAGATACATCAGGAATAGCAGTTACGTCAGCTTTAGTTGCTAATTTATCATCAGTTTCAGCTTTAGTGTAAACGTTTTTCACTTTTTCTGCAACTGTAGTCAAATCAGAATTTTGTGCTAAAGTTTTCAAAGTGGATACAGTATCTGCATCTAAACCAGCTACTGCATTGATAGCTTCTTTAGTAGCATATGTATTAGCAATGTCAGCTGTTTTAGCATAATCAGCTAATTTAGTATCTACTTCTGTAGTTTTAGCATAGTCAGCAAGTTTAGCTTCAACTTCAGTTGTTTTAGCCAAACCTTCGATAGAAGGAACTTGTACGCCAGCAACAGCATCAGTTACTTCTTGTTTAGTAGCAAGACCAGATACGTCTGGAAGTTCAGTTTTCTTAGCATAAGCTGCTTCGATATCTGTAGTTTTAGCTAAGCCTTCAATAGAAGGAAGTTCAGTTTTCTTAGCATAGTCAGCAAGTTTAGCATCTACTTCTGCAGTTTTAGCATAATCAGCTAATTTAGATTCTACTTCAGTAGTCTTAGCTAAACCTTCGATAGAAGGAACTTGTACACCAGCAACTGCAGTAGCAACTTCAGCTTTTGTAGCAAGACCAGATACATCAGGAATAGCAGTTACATCAGCTTTAGCTGCAAGTTTAGTTTCAACATCAGCAGTTTTAGCATAGTCAACTAATTTAGCATCAGATTCTGCTTTAGTGTATACATTAGCTACTTTAGCAGCTACAGTAGTTAAGTCAGAGTTTTGTGCCAAAACTTTCAATTCAGCAACAGTATCTGCATCTAAACCAGCTACTGCGTTGATAGCTTCTTTAGTAGCGTATGTATTAGCAATATCAGCAGTTTTAGCATAATCAGCTAATTTAGTATCTACGTCAGCAGTTTTAGCAACACCTTCAACAGCAGCTGTAACTTCAGCTTTAGTAGCAAGTGTAGGGATAACTGTAGCATCAGCTTTTTCAGCTAATTTAGTATTAACTTCAGCTTCTTTAGCATAGTCAACCAATTTAGCATCAACTTCAGTAGTCTTAGCTAAACCTTCAATGGAAGGTAATTCAGTTTTCTTAGCATAAGCTTCTAATTGAGTTTGTACTTCAACAGCTTTAGCGTAGTCGTTGAGTTTTTCTTCAACAGCAGCTGTTTTAGCATAAGCAGAAAGGTCTTGTTCATGAACGTTTAATTTACCGTCAGTTACATAGAGACCTTCACCAACTTTTACACCACCCAATTCTTCTTCAGAAGCAACTGGAAGTGTGTATTTTTCTAAGCCAGCAAGTTTTTCTTTTTCTTCTGTTGTGAAGTCTTCAGTAGAAAGTTGTTTACCAACAACTACTTCAACTTTATTCAACATTTTAGCTTCGATGTCAGCTTTAAGATCAGCTACAGCTTTTTCGGATTCTTCTTTAGTAGCGATTTTGTCTGTAGGAAGATTTTCCAATTCATGAGCAATATCAGCTACTTTTGCTTCTTTAGCTTTACCTTCTTCGAAGTTAGCTTCAAGAGCACCAACTTGACCTTTCAAAGTATTCAATACTTCATCTACAGCTTGTTTCAAAACTGTATCTGCGGCTGTATAAGCAGTAGCTACTGCTTTATTAGCTTCTTTAATAGTATCTTCAACTTTGCTAAGTGTTACATAGTTGGTATTAGGTTGAATGATCAAGTTGTAATCTAAAGAGTTAGGATCTTCAGTAAGTTGAATAGCTACACCCACATTACCTTTAGTATCAAGGTAGAAGTGACCATTAACTAAGTTTTGTGGACGAACTGTAGCGTCTTTTACTAAAGAGCATACAGATGCATCGAATTTAGAAAGGTTAACATAAGAAGCACCATTAACGACACCCAAGTTAACACCGTCGAAATAGAATACGCCTTCTTTAGCACCAGCTGGTTGTTGAGAAGCATCTTCTACGTAGTTAATAGGACGAGCCTTAGGATCAATGAATTTAGTCCATTGATCATTAACCATACCCGCAACACCACCGTTTTTATCTACATAGAAACGACCTTTGCGAATTGTTTTAACGTCAGGAATGTTATCAATGGAGTCGATAACAACAAGAGCATCTGTAAGTTGTACGGAACCTTTGAAGAGTTCACCAGTATCTTCCAAGAAATAGAAAGCATCTTCGTCTACTTTAGTACCAGTAATCAATTCACTGTATTTAGCCGCAGTAAGACGTACAAAGCGTTTAATCATGTTCATATTAGCAGTTCCTCCTATTCCTCTACTGTTTCCCATTCAAGAGCTTTATTCAATTTAGCTCGAGTAATAATTTCAAGGTTAGGATCTGTTTCGGCACCAGCTTTATTGTAAGTTTTGCCGTTTACGAACCAAGTATCACCATGATCCAATGTTTCGAATTCAAGAACTTTAGTTGTACCAGCACGTAATTCAAGTGTATCCAATTCATCTACAAGGATTGTAGCAGGAACAGTTTCGCCACGGGAGTTAGTAGTTACATAAGTAACAGTTGGAACTGTTTGACCAACTACTACGCACCAACGAATTTTTGCATAGTCAGCTTTAGCTTTCAAGAATACATTGAAAACATAAGAAGGTAAGTTTGGAGTTACTTGTGTACGCATGATTGCACCGTCAGACAATGTAATCAAGTTACCATCTACAGCAGGATTACTAGCTGTAGGGTTATCGCTAGGAGTAGCATCTTGTACTGTAACAGAGTCCAAAGAACCCCAGTTTTCATCAGTAGTATTACCGTTACCAGGATCGGAAGTTAATTTGAAAATGCCTGCAGAGAGAACATTAACAAGCATACCCAATTTACGACGTTTCTTAGGGATAGCATTACGTTCTTCAATTGTTTTTACAGAACGGTAGCCACCTTGACCATACTCTTCGTAATGAGTAGCATAATTATCGGTAGTTTTAAATGGAGCGATACCAGAAGCAACATTAGTGCCAGGGATATCGTAAGCAACAGGGCTTTCAACGACGCGTCGGTTTGTTGTGTCCATATTAAAATTACACCTCCTTAAAAAAATAAAATTATTCTATATAGAATATGAGAAAATAGTAAACTTGAAAATTTTTCGAAGATACTCTTCTCTTCTATATTATGAAGTTCAGAGATTTTAACACCCTTTTGGAAGGAAAAAATAAGGGAAGATTTGGAGTAGGCTAAATATTAGCCTACTCCGTGGAATTTATTATAAATTTTGCGTTCAATTTCTTTAAGCTCACATTGTTGCATGAATCGTTTGTCCATACTTCCAATCTCACCTAAATTAACAGCTGGGCATTCAAAACAGTTGACGTTTTTACAACCTTTAGAACAACCAACTTCTTTGTTCAACTCCATTTCTAATTCTTTAGTTTTAGTGAAGTCGATACCAGATTTTAAATTACCAATCTTCCATTGTGTGGTTACATATATATTATCATCAGGGACAAACATACCACAAGGATATAAATCTCCATTCTTATCGATATGAAGATGTGAACCTAAATGACTACATTTAGAAGCTTCAGATGTTTCTTTATTGGAATTATATTTAAGAGACTCCCAGTTTACATATCTGAATGAGAAGAAGCTATATATTCTAGCAACCTTCTCAAACATTTTCTTGCATTTATGAATAAACCATTCATCTCTATATAATGGATACTCCATTATATAATACAACTCAATAGATTTAGCTCCTCTGGATAGTAAAGCAAGCATAGATTCTTCAATGAATTCTACGTTCTTTAGATGTATAGCTATCCTAACTGTTACATTAGGACATTCTTTGATTATACTATAGATAGCGTTATTCACAAAGCCATTGTCATAACAAGACTTACGAATATACTTACTATATTTTCCATCCCAGCTTACCTTTACTAACTCTTCGTCTAGATATCCTTCTTTAATTAATTCAATTAAAGATTTAAAATATAGACCATTAGTGGTTAGACCAAATCTAAAGTGAACATCTTTCGTTCTTTCTAGTTTTCTTATTTCTTTTATCATACGTTTAATACTATCAGAATAGATTAAAGGTTCTCCACCAATAAACTTTACATCTAACGTATCTCCAGTAGGTAAATCTTTTAAGAAATTTTTAAGATCATCGATATCACTAAATACTCCTTCAGAGACTCCTTCTCCTTGGAAGCAATAGTCACAACACATGTTGCACTTATCAGATATCTTGATCATGATAGATTTGAAGTTATCAAACACCTACGATCTCTCCAATCACTAAACTCTTCATATATTGATCAAAAGAGCTAAAGTTATAGAAGTCTACAGTAGTGAAAGTATTATCATAAACCGAATCAACCATATTTATTTCATCTACAGTCACTAGGTTATTGTAATTCTTATATACATTTGTATTTACTTCTTGAAATAGAATACTATCGCTAAATAACTTAGCTCCAAAGTGATTAATAAGAGTTTGGTTATATCTCTTGATAATCTCTTTTAAAATTAACTCGTTTTCGAAGTTAAGGTTACAATGAATATTAATAGTTTTATCTACGTTCTTTACATAAACGACTAAATTTATAAATTCCATATTTTATCTATCTCTCGCTATCCAACTAGGCATCCTGTTAGTTACTTCAGGATCATTAACAAAATTTAATCTACCTAAGATCTTTTTTGTTTGTTGCTCTGTAAGAGCTGGTGCTAGAGTTTCGAATATATCACTTTCAAGTTTCTTGAAAGGATGAATATAACAACCCAACCCCTTATGTCTTGTGTAATAAAGCATTGCTGGACACTTATTACAGTGGTATTGATTACATCCACTACAACCATTATCCCATTCGGTGTAATCTTTGACAAACTTTTGCATTTTGTCATAATCAATACCGTCTTTTACCGTACCTATAATGAAGTTTTGTTTAAAATTCTCACTAAAAAGAGAACAAGGGTATACATCCCCAGGGGTAGTGACATAAATCATTTTTCCTAATATCTCACATCCCAAATCGAACGGTTTCCCTGCGTTTAGAGCACGAGTATAATATAAATAGTTCCAATTTTCATAATCAAATGGTTCGTTATTATATAACTCGGCTATCTTAATAGCTTGGATTTTAAACTTCTTGAGAAGTTCTTCATCATGATAATACATTGGGTCTTCTTTAAGATATAGAGGATAATACTCTATCTTATTACAACCACAATCTCTTGCATACTTAACGGAATCGTATAAGTCATCTACTGTTTCATGAGTAAGTGCTATTCTAAGTAAAATATCATTACGATATTTACTTGCCCCAAGTTTAGCTACTTGATCTCTAAAGAATTGATCATCATATTGAGGTAATTTAGAAAATCGAACTTTTGATGCGGAATATAATCCATCCCAAGACATCTTCATAGACCAAGAGTCTAATACGTTATCATCTAGTAATTCAAAGATACCATCTAAGTTAGTACCATTGGTTACAGTAGATGCAATGACTCTTGTATCTTTATATCGTTCAATCTTCTTCATTTCCTTCATAAAAGATCTAATCTCATTACAGTATAGACTACATTCCCCGCCAGTAAGTTCAAAGTCTAGTACTGGACCGATATCCATAGTAAGCAACAGTTTTCTAAGTTCCTTTGGCTGATTGAATACATTAGATTTAGCCTTAGAATCTCTATCAGAGATAATACAATAGCTACAATCTAAGTTACAGAAGCTACAGAACTTAATAAGCACATATTTTATAGTATCAAACATGGTTATTCTACCGTTATATGCTTAAGATTTTCTAGATAGAAGTTATTCTTAAAGAAAGAATCACAATCTTCTAGAGTACGGGATTCTACTACACCATTAAATGGATTTGTAGATACATCAGAACCTAATCTATCAGATAGAATAAACTCTTTATCTGTATCAGAAAGATATTTAATCTTAATATCTCTCATATAGTCACAGTAATCAGTGAGTTTAAGATATTTACGAATAAGAATAGCATACATAGCATGGTTAGACTTATCATAATAGCTTAAACCACGAAGAGTATTTTCTATATAGTATAAAGAGTCATTAATGTAATCTACAATAGTAGAAGTCATATGATGGAATGCTGTAAAATCACCTTTAAATAGATATAGGTTATTTATAGTATCCATATACGATAATGCAGAGAAGCTACAGTTATAGTATTGGAAAGATTTTTCATTTACAATACCATTTACTCTACCCAATAGATTAAGAATCTCTTGACTAGGTAATTTAGGGTTATTAACCATTACAGTTTGTACTGCTTCTAGATATGCTTCTAAGAAAGAGTTTTCGAAGATATCTGTATCATCATATATATTCAATTCATCTAATAATTGTAATGCTTGGTCTGCAAAAGATTTATCCCATTTCATATCAACGAAATTAATCTTAGTAGCCATTACATACAACTTAGCATGCATATATTTTAACCAAATATATTTAGAAAGATTCATTTCTTTCTTTTCTTCTAAACTAGTAGACTCAAACAAGTTTACATAAGGTTTCATATATTCGGTATACGTACCATCTTCATATGATTTATTAAGGATATTGGATAATAAGAAGAATTTATTTTCATAATCATAAACTTCAGAATTACCAGTTTCATACTTAACAATCATTTCTTGTTTAGAATACTTACCATTGTTGATTTTGTATTCTTCAATATAATTAGGTTTGTCTTTGAAGAAAGTTTCGATAAGTTTATCTAGTTTAATTCCTAGAGCTTTGATTTCATCATTATCTACCCAGTTAGTAGTGATAACATGTTCAAATGTATTCTTCTCTGTATAGATATCTTCCATTTGTTCAGAGATATCGATAAAATCTTGATTATCTTTAATTTCATCATAAAGACGTTCTGGTAAATAAAGGATCATTTTATCTATCCTTCCTTTCGGAGACAAAAAATAAAAGAGGGGTGTATTTCTACACCCCTGTTTATTTAATCTGCAAACTTGCAAATACTTTCGGCATCTATATGATCTTTAACCCAGATTTGGTAGGTTTCTTTGTTGATAAGATGTCTGATGTATTTCTCAATAGAGCATGCTTCTAAGAAGCCTTGTTTAGTTTCCCATACAATATTACGAATATCTAATTCATCTTGGTCTATAACTTCGATTCTAAAAAGAATATTTTGGTTTTCTTTATACCACATTTTACTATGTATTAAGATAGACTCTTCTATTCTTTTTAAAGCAGTATCTAGCTCTTTTTCTTTTATATCTCTGATAGAGAATTCAAGACGTTCTAATTTTTTGTAGATATTAATAGTAAACATACAAAGCTCCTCTTTTTCTGACTATTTTACAATTGTACCATAGTTGTCACGAGTATTGTCTTTATTAACACGTACACGTTCAACTTTATTAACAGCACCATCTTTACCAGATAGACGATCTACACGGAAATGCATACCACTTCGTACTGCATCTAGTTCAACTTTGAATTCTTTAATAGCACGACCCATTTCTGGATGCATATAACCAGCAGTAATAGCACGGTCTAAAGCTACTGCAAATTCATAGCGAGTTAAAGTAAGATCACCGTTGAAGTTTTTATCTGGATATCCAACGACAATACCTTTGTAAGCAAGATCTTGCACCATCATGTATGCCCAATGATTTTCTGGAACGTCAGGGAATACTACATCGGTAATGGCTTCATTACGACCCATAGCATGATCAATTAATGCATCGATCTTAGCATTTTGAGCGGCAACGATTGCACGAAGTTCTTCAATTTCTTTAGCCATAGCTACTTGTTTATTAGCATTCATTTTGGAAGATTTACCAAACTTCATGGATACACCTGCACCTACCATAGGTTCGCTACCAATAGTAGAAGATACTGTTACCATTGTGTTCTCATTAGGTTGATAAGCTACACCGAGAGCACCAGCATTAGCACCTTTATAGTGACCATAACCTGCAGCGAAGCTCCATTTATCATCAGCATTGAAGTCTTGGTAATGTAAGTTAGACATAGCAGCAGCACGAGCACCAACTTTAGCTGTTTGAAGATCAGTATAATGGTTTGCTCTAGCTGCAGCATTATTGGAGACATTGTTAATACGATCATTGATATTCTTTTCAGTTTCACGTAATTGGTTAACATTAACTGCATCAGTACCATTGATACCTTTATCAACGTTGATAATACGTTTACCACCATTGTTTAATCCTTTATCTGTTAAGGAAATTTCATCAATAGGGTTTGCATCACCATCATTGGTTCTAATACGCATACCATCGTATTTGAAGCTAGTATGATATTCGCGATCAGTACCACGGTAAGTCATATTAATACCTTCTGTTGTGTAAGAGGATTGACTATTTCCATCGTTTAAATTAACGGAATTAAGATCTCTTAAATCTTTAGATGTAGATACAGTGAAAGTACCATTATCTTCAGCAACTTCAATGTTGTCGCCAGCTTTTACGTATGTTTTATTTTCATTAACATAGCTTTTCAACTGTTTAACGTTAACTGCATCAGTATCTGCTACACCAGCTTTTACATTGTTGATGATTTGATCACCAGCACTGATACCAGCTGTAGTGTAGTAAACTGTTTTATTACCTTCACTAGCATACATACCAGTTTTGTCAAATTTTGCTTGATCTAATGTATCAGTATTTTCGATTTGAATGCCATTTGATGTAACACCGATGTTTTCGCTGCCGTTAAAGAAACGAGCTCCATCTTTAGTAACAGTGGAACGTACATCATCGGTAGCTTTACCGAAGTTAACGGAATTCATTTCATTCAAATCTTTGTTTACAGCTACTTTATATTCAATACCACCAGCGGCATTTGTACCTGTAGTTACAGTTGTATTATCACCAGCGATTACAGAGGAATGCTTTTTAGCTTCTGCTTCAACTACTTTTAACTGAGCTACGTTAACCGCATCAGTATCTTCTGTACCAGCAGCTAAGCCTGTTATTTGACGAGTAACATTATTTTCTCTATCACCAACGGATAAAGCACTCTTAGTAGATTTCCATGTAGCATCATCTTTACCTTCTGCTAAGTAACCAACTGTACCAGCTAATCTATCTGCTACACTATCGTCGCCTAATGCCATAGAACCAACACCAGTAGCTTTGGCTTTTTTACCAATAGCAACTGCATAATCATTATCAGTTTTAGAATTCATACCAATAGCGATTGCACCATAACCATTAGCTGTACCTTGAGCCATTGCTAAAGAGTACTTGCCATTAGCTACAGAAGCACCACCGATAGCAGTAGCAGCGTAAGCTGTAGTAGATGCGTGAGCACCTAGAGAAACGGTGAAATAGTTATTAGTATTGGCTTTAGGACCAATTACGACAGATGCTCCTTTTCCAGCTTGAGCTAATTTAGCAGATGCACCTTCTCCCATGACAATGGACCACATTGCATTTTCAGCAACGATATCCTTACCATGAACCAAAGCACCATAGGAATTGGTTACATTGTTATGCTGACCAATTACAGTGGCGTGTGGAGAATTTTTAACTGTGATGTAATCCCCTTTAATCATGGTAGATCTGTCACCATACTTCTTAATGGATTCCTCATCATTTTCATTGGTAATGTGATTACCAATCATAAGACCATAACTGGAATCTTTGATTTTTACTGCATCACCAATTGCAATGTTTTCTACATTGCGACCAGATGGTACAACTTCAGTACCAGAGAAAATGTTATAAATATTGGTACCTGTATACTTGGACCATCCACCTAAGATGACATTATGTACTGTATTTTCATTTTTAGGTACTTCAGTATCTACTTTTACATTACCTACAGTAGATACTAAATTGTAATTAGAACCTGCTGTATGATTATTTTCTAAAGTAATAATATTTTCTGCATTTGCACCAGCAGAAATAACTGATAAAATAGCTGCAGTTAATAAAATTCTGTTGTTTGTTTTCATTCGAAATTTCTCCTTTAATTAAAAAAGAGCCTCAATTAAGAGGCTCTTATTTAAATATAAATTATTTACCAGCTTTAAGCTCAGCCACTTCAGCAGTCAATTTATCTACTAAAGCTTCTAGTTTTTCAATTCGGCTATCTTTGGATTTTGCTTCATTGATGTACTCAGAGCCTTTACCAGTTTTGAACGCTACACCCAAATTCATTTGAGGGTGTTTACCGAAGCTGATTGCACCGGAAATCATTGTTCTTTCGTTAGGACGGTAGAAAGCACCTAATGCAACAGCGTTAGTATTGCGGTAGCGACCAATAGATGCAGCATAACTTGCTTTGTCATCTTTGTTGAAGTCCAAAGGATGTAAGCCAGCTAATGCTGCAGATTGAGCACCCACGTGTGCTACTTGGCTGTCAGTGTAGTTGTTAGCTTGATTAAGTGTATTGGAACCAACTTCGACGATTTTGTTATTCAAATCATTTACTTTAGTATCAATTTTATTATCTAAATCAGATACTTTAATACCAATTTTGTTTGTTTCTTCGATAATAGAATGTAATTGGGAGCCATTAACAGCATCGGTAGAAGTTGTAGATACACGTCCAGCCGCTAGGTTAGTGATTGTACGTTCTTTACCGTTATCACCAATAGATACAGTACCGATAGGATTGCTACCGGCAAATGTATGTGTATTGCCGTTAATTGTAGTAGATGCTGTACCAATTACAGTATTAGCATTAGAGCTGTGACCGATAGCCACAGACTCATCTTTTGTAACAGATGTATTATTGCCAATAGATACAGCATAGTTAGCATTGCTAATTTCGTTATCTGTACCGATAACTGTTACATGGTAGCTATCTTGAGCAATATTGGCATTACCCATTACAGTATCACCTTGTGGATCTTCCAAATGGTCGCTATGTACAACATAGTTGTTACTGCCAACCATTGTGGAATATTTACTTGCACCTTCATTAGATGTACCAATATTTACAGCATAAGTTCCTTCTGCAGAAACCATATGACCGATAGCGACAGAACTTACTCCTGTTGCATTGGCAATAGTACCAACTGCTGTTGAGTTATTGCCCGCTTCATTACTATTACCAACAGCTACGCCATTGTCAAACGTAGATTTACTGTTGTCACCAACTACTACACCACCAAGACTATTAGTGGAGCTATTATTACCGATAACGATACCGTAGCCGTTTGTATTTGTAATATCGGTACCAATACCAATACTACCTTTTTTACCAGTTGTGATATTATGACCAATAGCTAATGTATTTTCTTCAGTAGCATTGGTTTGATTACCAATAGCAATAGAATTACTAGCAGTGGCAATTGCTTCTTTACCGATAGCATATGTATTGTCACCTTCTACTTTAGCATCTTCACCGAATACTAGTGAGTTTTTGCCTGTGAGTTTTGCTCTTTCGCCACCAGCGATAGAATTATCACTTCGGAAATCGATAGCATTATTATAACCGAATACTAATGTATTGCTAGAATGACTAGCATTATAAATACCACCAGCGATAGAATTATTCGCATTCGTGATTGTATTATGGTCGCCAGCCACTACAGAATTAGCTGAATTATTATTGTTACCAATGCCGAAAGTTGCACTATTATGTGCATCAAGCTGAACAGTATTGTTTTCACCACCAGCAATAATATTAGTTAAATGACCATGTGCTTGTGTAACATTTGTATCATGACCATAGATAATACTGTTTTTAACTGACTCGGCTACTGGATATTGACCAGTGTGATAATCATGAGTAGTAGAATCTGCCGCCATAGCTGTAGCGGATAAGGTTGTCAATACCAAAGTTAGTAAAATTTTATTTGTTTTCATTCGAAATTCCTCCTTAAAAAATAAAGCCTCAATTAAGAGGCTTTATAAAGTATAATTATTTATTTTCTAAAGCTTTATGAAGTTCTTGATTATCTTTAAGCAACTTATCTACAATTGCTTTCAAATCATCAATTTCTTTTGCCATTTTTAATGGACTCTTATAAGTAGAGCCTTTAGCTCCTACCTTATACGATACACCGGCATTTACCATAGTATCTTTACCATTGATAGTAGTACCGAAAGTAACCATTGTATTTTCATTTGGTCTATGAGATACACCAAGTGCTACAGCAGTTTTACCTTTATAATGACCAACTCCAGCCATGATATCTGTCTTATGGTCTGGGTTATAATCAAGTGGGTGTAAAGCTGCTAGAGCCGCTGCATTAGCACCTACTTTAGCTACTTGCATATCCGTGTAATGGTTAGCTTGGTTAATAGCATTAGTACCAATATCAGTAACTTTATTTTCTAAAGTTGTAATACGACCTTCATGATTACCTAATACTTCTTTATTTTTATCTACTTTAGCACTGATATCATTGATACGATTTTCATTTGTATCAATACGTTTAGAATTATCATTAACTTTATTTCCTACTTCTTTTAGTTGGCTTACGTTAACAGCATCGGTATCTTTTTCACCACGGCTAACATTGGTAATTTTCTTACCACCATTATTTAATCCATCAGCGGTTAAAGTGATTTCATCGATTGGTCGGGCATTACCATCATTAGTAGCGATACGAATTCCATTATAATTATAAGTAGTATTATATACAGGTTCTGTACCATCGCCACGATGCACCATAGAAATACCTTCTGTTGTATAATGAGATTCATTATTACCGTCATTTAAATTAACAGAATTAAGATTTAAATCTTTATTCATTGATACAGTATAGAAACCATCTCCACCATCGACTACAATGTTATCATCACCAGATTGTACAACAGTGTGTTTTTGGGCTTCCATCATAACATCATACAATTGGCTACCATTAACAGCGTCTGTAGATTTAGCGGAAATTTCACCAGCACCTACATTTTGTAGTTGACGTGTGAAAACTCGGAATTTTGCTTCCGGTGTAGTGCCTTTATCATAGAATGGAGCATAGCTGCTACCAATACTGAATACACCTTGATTTGTTTTTACGCCAGCATACTTACTATCAACTTTGTGCACATCATCGTATGCCATACTATAAGCACCAATAGCTACAGATGCGTCGCCAAAAGATTGAGCAAGGTATCCAATTGCTGTACCTGCTCTAACATCTACTTTTGTATGATCACCAATAGCGATATTCCCTTTATTTTCAGGGGAGAAGGAATATATCCCACTTGTTTCTTCTTCATTATAGGTACGAGCATGGGAATACACATGGTTACCAATAGTTACAGATGAATATCCAGCAACATTATTAGAGTTACCGAGAACAATATTATTCTCACCTTCAACTTGATTTAAGTTACCAGATACTTGATTTGTAGTACCAGCTGCAAAAGCAGTTGTACCTAAAGATGCAATAATAGCTGTTGTTAATAAAAGTTTACTTGTTTTCATTTTGAAAATCCTCCTAAAATTAAAATAATATAATTAAAAACTTAAATTAAAATATATAACTTAATAACCATACTCCTACCTATTGGGTATGGTTAGAGTTATTACTTTAGACTATCTGCCAATTTATAGACTTTTTCTATCCTTTTTTGTGCAGAATAGTAATCTTTAATTGACTTAGTATCAACTAAAGATAGATGTATTAATTTTAATACACATTCCAAAAATAATTTGGTTTCTTTATTAGCTTCTTCTAGAGCATCTACGATTCCTCTAGACAAAACTTTGTAATCTGTATTATCTATATCTTTAGTAACTACTACTTCATGATCTTTTTCTATATCATAAAACCGAATTTTAACGCTACTATCAGATCTAAATAAACTTTCTTTTAAGATAAGATGCATTTCAATTAATGCATCATCCTTTAAAGCTACTAAAGTAGTTTTATAGCCACGATGTATACGATTAATTACTATATTCGTTTCATAACCTATAGACTTTAGGATAGCTTTGATACCGCTTGTTTTAATTTTAACTTTCTGCATCGTTTATTCCCTCTTTTTAAATATAATTCCTTTATCTATTTATTTAATTACATATCGATGTGATTCGGAATCGTAATATAAATTACGAGATTTCTCTAAATATTCCAAAACATCTTTTTTTGTGAGGTATCCCTCGACATCATAGAGTAAATCTGTTCTATCACAAACAGAATCGCCTTCCATGAAGGCAATTTCAAACAGCCCCTGTCTTCCACCGAAAGAAGTTGCACTTCTAATAACCGATACTTGCAAATCGCAATGAAAACATCTAAATCTCCAACACTCTGTTTCAGCCGAAAATAAATTTCCAGGTCTTACAAAACTTTCAATAAATGTTGGGAATTCAATAAATTCTTTGATAAATTCTACTTCTTTTTTCATTTTAAATTACTCCTTATAAAATATTAAAATAAACTACTTTATTCACTTTAATAATATATAATTGAAATTTAGAATAATTACAATTTTAAGGAGTATAAAAATGGTTAGAATTTATCGTTTTTATTAATACTTTCAAGCGGGGTAATATTATGCTCACGTTGAGTCCATGCAGTATAGTCTAAATACTTCTTAAGTAATATCTTCTTTTCTTCAGGAGTTAATGAGGCTAAGAAGTTCTTAATAGTTTTACCGAATATCTTAGTGATACGACATGTGCAATCTAAGTAATGGTTCTCCCAGTCATCACCGAACTTCTCATATCGTTCATAACGACAACCACCATCACAGATTGCTCCAAATTCACATTTTTGACAATCTTCATGTTTACATCTACGTTGAGCTCTAGTATCATCTAATCGAACTAGTTGTTGACTCATAGCAGTACAGTTATTTTGAATGCCTTCTGGAGATATTGTAGTATATTTACCAATATCACAACTACAGAAACTGCGATCTTGTCTTAACCATGCTCCAATCTTATTTAAATGCTCTACATAGAGCTTATCTAAATCGAATGTATAAGGTAATTGTTTCTCTAGTTCTTCATAGAAGTCTTCAGAATAGTTTTCACCATGAGCAATAACGAATTCACCATTAGCTTTACCGGGATATTTAGTATCATATTTAAGAGCTTTGAAATGATCATGTATTTCTTTAAGTTTATAAATATTCTCGTTATTTACTACAGTCTTAATATCGAATGTAATACCTTGCTCCAAAGCATATTCAATATTAGCATTAACTCTATCAGCAATGGAGTTACCGTTTACGTCTACACGACTATTAGTAAATCCATCCCAAGATAGTTGTACTTCGTTAAGTTTATATTGTTTATGGAATTCAATAAATTCTTTAAAGTTAGCCATAGTAGATGTGACTACTTGGAATTTACATTTTCCATAGTATTTCTTAACCGTATATTCAATTAAGTCTAATCGAAGGAGAGGCTCACCTCCAAAGAATATAATCCTTGAAGGTTTAAGCTCTTCCATGTATTTATCAATCTGCTCTATAGTCATATCCTTAGAATGGAAGTCTATGTAGCAGTACTTACAACGATTAGGACAATTATTAGTTAAGAAGAAGAAATATTCTCTATAATTATCCATAGAATCTCCTATAAGAATTAAGACATACCACAGTTTTGATTATGGCATGTATTAGAATAACAACCTTGGCAAGATAATTGACAAGTAGATTGACAGTGGGTTTGGCATGTGATATTACAATATCCATTATCATCCCACCAGTTGTTATATGTGTCAAGTTGTTGAGAAATTCTACGAAGATATTCAGCAATCAATGCCCATTTAGAAGCATATACAGTTTCACCAGCATTTACATGCTCAATTGTAAAGTTTGTAGTTGGATCAGAGACCGCTTTAGTAACACGACGTAGTGTATTATTACAGATTTGAACTGTAGTAGCATCTTCTTGAGTAGCAATACGGAAACCATGTAAGATAGAACGGTTTTCACAAGCTGTAGAAGAGTTTGCTGGATCGTAGTTAAGTGTACAAATACGAGCATCTTGTTTTAATACAGCTTCCATGTTTACAACAGCTTGGAATTTCACATTATAAATAGTTTCAGCTTCTGTAAATACAGGTACTGTTTTATCAGTATTTGCAATTTCAGCATATGAATGGTTATGATCTGCTGTTTCTTTAATGGAAGTACGTTCAATTGAATACACAGTACTACCTACAGTAACAGCAATACCAGACATATCTTCAGGGAAGTCAGATAATTGATTTTCAAATACGATAAAGTTTCTTGGGTTGCCAACTTTAGTAGCAGTATCTGTAGTGCCATTATACGCTTGAGCTGTTAATAAACCAATTACTTTAAAATCTTTAGTAATATTTCTACCAATATAATGAATAGTATTACCAGGCATATTGCCGAAATGTTCTACTTCTGCACCAGAAATAGATTTAGCAATTCTAGCATCCATATTGGAATAACCAGATACTCTAATACCTTGACCAGAAGCTGTGGTATATTTAACAAGCTTAGAATCTAGATTAGTGCTCAATACAGGAGAAGTACCTACACCTGTATCTAGAGGAACAATCTTTTCATTTCTCCAATAAGTACATTCTTCACGTACTTCTACCGTATTAATAGGTGCAATGGTTCTAACTAAGTCAGCTGTAGTATCGATAATAAGGTTTACATCATTAGCTTTAAGAGTACCATCTTCTTCATTTACAGAACGTTGAGCTTCTTGAAGACGTCTTTCTAAATCTGTATTTTCAATACCACTTAATTGAGCATAACGAGTACCAGTCTTTTCTTGCCAAGGATGTTCTTTAGCACGTTTAATGGAATCTCGTTCATTTAAGTTAGTTAGAATAATATCAATAATAGAGCTAAAATAAGTTCTACCTGGGAAAGTCCCTTTATTAGGTTTTCTAGCTTCTACATAAATGACTTTATGTCTATTAGCCATAATATTCTCCTTTATTTTCTAGCAAATTTATCTTCATCCGTTATATAAAGATCTATACGGATTTCTTTATTTGTTATACGTCGATATACCTCTTTACCGAATATAGATAAAATAAAGTATTCTAATATTTCTTTAGCTATTTCTTTATCTATATTATTTATCTTATTAAAGGTAAGATTAATACCAACGTTAGTAGATGTCTTTACATCACTATATCCATCTTGGTCTGGGAAGTTTACAAAAGCAGAACTTAAAGTAGAGAATTCATCTTCTTTTACTTTATATTGAATATCATAAGTATTAGAAGTCAATCTAACTATCTTACAACTACACCCTGCTACATTTGTAATCTTATCCAAACCAATAGAAATAGTCCAAGTACTAGGAGAATATAATTCACATTCTATACGCTTTACTGCATTTTCAGAATCCATTATAATTCCTCTTCTATTACTTTAGTGACAACAGCATCTTCTGGTTTAATTTGAGATAGATATAAATCTTCTACACCTTGAGCTGCTAATACTTTAGCAGATTTGTCTATAATAGCATTAGTGAAGTAATCCTTAAAGGATCCAATAATATTTTCTTCACCAAGGTTTTTAATCATAGCATCCACATGGGCTAAAGATACAGTGAAAGTAAGTTCATCATTTACATCAATATTCTTAAAGACAGTATCGATATAATCTTTTATCTTAAGATTTTCAATCAAAACATTCAAAGTTCTACTACGAACGTTAGTTGCGGTAATGAATTTGTGTTGATACTTCTTAACTGCTTTTACCATAGCACGTTTAACTGCACAGTAAGCATCAGATGGTGTATCTACATTGCCAGTTTGACGAATGTTTTCTTCAGGACAACCAGAAGCACAGATAGATTTACCGATACAAGTTTCACATTCTTCTTTAATATACTTAGCTGGGTTTACACCACCTGTAAGCATAGAACGATCTACACCTGTATAGATATTACCAATCTTTTGGTCTTCTTTGTGTTCTTTTTCAGAAGTTGGTAATTGATGACAAGGATATATATCACCATTGATATCAAATGCACACCAACGAGTAGAACCAATTGGACACATTTGAGGTGTATAGACATCTGGTTCTAATACATTAAGAAGAATCTCATCTGTATTCTTGATAGAGAAATTTTCTGTAGAGTTATCGTCGTTTAATTTAGTAACGTATAACTCCATAAGATCTTCCATATATTTTTCAAGACCTTTGAGTTGTTCTTCATTCCATTCTGTATCAGTTACAGGACATGGAGCAATATTAGTAAAGCCCATATCTAAGAATTCTTTAACACCATCAATAGCTTTATCAATATCTTCGGGTAGAATAGTCATACGGACTTCTACAAAGATACCAAGACCATTATCAATTAACTTCTTGATATTGTCAGATACGATATCATAACTATTAGAACGATTCTTATCGTGGATTTCTTTCTTACCGTCTACAGATACTAATAAATGAAGTTCATTGTCATCAATGTATTCCATAATCTCATCTGTAAGAATAGTAATGTTAGTTGTAACACCATAAAAGATTTCATAACCTTTTTCATTACAATGATCGATTACATCTTTCATACATTTCCAATTTAAGAAAGGTTCACCACCAAAGAAGTTCAGCATGAACTTACCATGAGATTCTTTATTTTTACTATTGTATGCTTTATCTACAATATCAATAGCAGTTTTAGAATCCATCATTTCTGGTTGTTTATTATGCTCAAAGCAGTATATACAGCTAAGATTGCAGTTATTAGTAACGTTGATTGTAATGGAGTCGCACTTATAGACATCCTCAAACTTTTCTAACATGTGTTCTATCTCCTTGATCGAATAAATTAAATTTAATATTAATCTAATGTCTCCGGAGTAGTTAAAAACTATACCAGTAGCCAATATTGGCTACTGGTTATAATAGTCCTTATTTCTTAAAAGTTAGATGTTTGTATTCAGCACCTTTACCTTCTTTATAGAAGAGACCGTGGTCATTTTTATCGCCATCTAAACGAGCATAACGAATAACTTTACCGAAGTAAAATTTAACTACGTTTTCTTCTTTAGCACCACGGATGGATTTGAATAATTGAATAGATTTGGATTTCAAAGAACCGATTTTGAAAGAGGATGGAGCTGCTGCTTCATTCTTAGTTTCGATTTCTTCTTTCAATGCTACAATAGTAGCAGATTTAGCTTTAACCAAATCTTCTAATTCTTCGATTTGAGCTTCGGCTTCTGCTAATTCAGATTTAGCTTGTTCTAGAGCTTCAGCTGTTTTCTTATTAGAATTAGTAAGATCTTCGATAGTTTGGAACACGATCAGATCATGTTCTTTCTTAGTCACACCACCGAAAAATTTAATCAGAGAGTCAAACATAAAATTCTCCTTATTTAAAATCTACAGTAAATTTACGGATATTAGTATCACAGTGTTTATTACGAACGTCTTGTTGCCATACCCACAACGAAACTCTTACTTTACCAGCAGGTACTTTTGTTTTGAATGTACCAACGTGGAAGTTCTTATATTGTGTAGGAGTCATGATAGGAGCAAAGTATGGGTCAGCACCATTTCGTCTACCAGATTCCCAGATAGGAACATTATTTACCCGAACTTCAAAGTTATAGAATGAGTTATACGGACCAGATTTATATCCATTGTAACCTAACCAGATTTCTGTATTGATATCTAATGTAATATCTGTTGCGTTATCAAACCATGTTTCAACGAATACTGCTTCATTGTAAGCAATATTGGAATGGTTTGTATATTGATGATATTCTTTATTAGAAGAAAGTTGTTTAGGTACCGCATCAGATAGTTTGAATATACTATCACCTAAGAACATACCAGATGCTGGCATACTAACTAATGTACCAGGCATGTATCTATCATCTGTAGCATATACTCTTGTAGTATATTTCTTACCAAGAATAGAATTGAATGTTTCTTGATACTCTTTACCATCGACGATAACAACAACACGTTGTTTGTCTGTTTGAATGATATTGACTTTACAAGTTACATCATCATCAGATACATCTACTGGTACCATTGTAATTGGTACCCAGCGATTATCTTCAGTATACATATAAGGTTGTGGTAAGGAAGGATCTACATACAACTCTTTTAATGGTTTAGGATCTGTTGGTTTACTAGGAGCTATAGTAACTCGTACATCACCAAGTAATTGTTTAATTCTCATTAAACGATTTTCTAGATCATGAAGATCATCATATGTGAATTTTGGCTTAAACATTTCTTGAAGATCTTTAGTTAGATCTTCATATCTAATACCAGTCTCTTCACTAAAAGTCGACATATAAAACCCTCCTAAGCATATACAGCTTTAGCTTTTTGCCAGCCGTTATTATAAGTACACATGAAAGTATACTTAGGACCTAAAACAATTGCGATCTCTTTATTGTTTTGAGGGTTAGGGATACTAGCTACATCATTTACTACACTTAAACGAATGCCGTTTAGTTTAGCTTCAATTTCAGCTACTTTATTTTTGAATGTTTCGAGATCGTCTTTAGATACGCTTCGTTTAAGCATAGCTTGTAGACTTGGGGCAAGATCATCATAAGAAATCTTGTCATTGTCTTTAAAACTAGCCATCATTACACCTCCTATTTTTTAATGATATATTAAGATTATTAGTATGTTCGGCGGAGTTAGTTTAACATTTTTATAAGGACTGACTATTTAAATTTATGATAATTCCAATTCTAAGGAGGTGGAAATAGATATATGAGTATAAGATGTCGGCTGTATACTTGGCGTAGATTATTAATGCAAAATGTGTTGCTACGTAGACGATTGATGATTATTCTTTCTCTACTTCCAGCTATAATTTTAATAATACTATGCAATAATATTTATGTTGATATTTATGAGTATAAAACTAACTATCAGAGTACTATTGCTCATTTAGAATCAACAAAAAATAAACATATCGACGATATTATAAATAATCGTAAAGGCGATATGCAGTTACAGAATGCTTATACTATTGGATATATCCAGCACCAGTTACAAGATGATTATGGTAAGAAAGATCTATTGACTATAGAAAGAGAGCTTCATTCAACTGATAAGAATACAGCTCTAATTTCACTATATCATGATGCTTTATCATTAGATAATAATAACACGAGATCATATGGGGAAGATAAACAAGAACGTTTATTCTTGGCTGATAAAGATAGAATTATTATCAGTCCTAAGAATGTTACGGAAGATTTATTTGTCCCATGGGGTGAGGTTATTAATAAATCTACTAATAAAGAATTAGAGAAGAGTGTAATAACTTCTATTCTAACTGAGGATAGAACTGGTGATTCTACCGATGATGATATTTTATTTATTCCAGAAAGAAATATGCCGAAAAGTGTCATTGAGTACAATAAGAAACTTAAAGATTCTAATGGTGGGCATTTAGAAATTACTAAACCTGGAATAGAAAGTATCAACGACCTTATTGATAGTGGTGGAGTTACTGCTCTTAAAGCTTATGATCTTATAGTACCAAGTTATTTTGATGCTGGACGTTCTCTTACTAAGAATAATCCTGATGGTAAAATTTCTCATAAATTAATTCTATTACGTAGTTCTAATTTATATGAAATAGTAAAACCATATGATACTTATATAACCACATATAATACATTAATCAAGGATTATAAAGAGAAGACTGAATCTGCCATTATTAGCAAGATTGTAACATGTGTAGTTATTTCTATTTTCTTAATTACATTATTTAGTATTTGTTTATACACTATTTCTAAAACTTTCCGCTTCGAATCTATTAATGATAGTAGAAAAGGCGGCAATATCAATGGATAAAGATCTCTACTCGGCAGTTTTGTCATTAGATTCGATCGTTATCTTTATAGCAATTCTTATCGTATGCTGGCTTGGAAGTTTAGCTAAAGATTTTATAATCGTATTTAGAGGTGAAGAAAAGGTATATATGCATCTTACCTTTAAATATAGAGCGACTAGAGTAGCTCTTTCCACTGCTACTTCTACATTATTAGTCTTCGCTTTATCTGATACAATAATAGACCATATTGGTTTTAAAGGTTTATTATTTATATCCCTAATGGTTGGCATAGTTGGGTTTGAACTTCTAGAAAGGATTTCCACATTAAATAGGATTATCGAAATAATCGATTTGATCGTTTTTAAACGCTCTGCAGATGTTAGGGATTATAAGGATGCTGTTAGTGATAATAAAACAAAAGTTATCATTAAGAAGATCTATATAAGTGATTCTGATAAGAAGAATTATATAGACGATGATGATGAAGAAGATGATGAAACTCAGTAATGTTCTATAGGCTTGAAAAATGACCTATAGAACATTACTATAAATTCTTAAAAGAATTGATATCAATTTTTTATTTAAAGGAGGATATTTAATATGCCTTATTTAAGTTCAATCTGGGTAGCTGCCAATAAAATTGGTCATAAAGAATCTGCAGATTATGGCTTATTTAAATATACCAACGGGACTGAAGAAACTAAGATTGCCACTGGTACTTCTCCATGGGGTGTTTTAGTTTGTCGTGATAGACGTACACAATACGTTGTTAACCAAGACGATAATACCGTTTCTCAAGTTCGTGATGGTTCTGTAGTTGCAGAAATCCCTACGAACGGTACTTCCCCTTATGGTATTTGTGAAGGATCTATCGCTGATAAACATGGCGATTATCCTGTATTTGTTACTAACTATGCTTCCAATACTGTAACTAAAATTGTTAATGGTAAAGTAAATGAAGTATTTGGTGTTGGTCAAGGCCCTCGTGGTATTTGTTGCGATACAGATGGTAATATCTGGGTTGCTAACTACCTTGACAATACTCTTTCTGTAATCTGGAAAGGTATGACTCTTTATGAAGGAGTTGTAAACGTAGCCAATGGTCCAGATGGTATCTGTTGTGACTCTCGTGGTAACATTTATGTTGCTTGTGCTATTAGTGGCGTAGTAACTAAAGTTTCCCACCAAGTTAAAATGGCTGATATCACTGTAGGTGATGAACCTCGTGCTATCGCTGTTGACTTATCTGACAATATCTGGGTTGGTAACTTCTCTTCTGGTACTGTAACTCGTATTAACGGTGCAGACTTAGAAACTTCTGAATTTATCTGTGGTCGTGGTCCAATCTCTATTGGTGTGACTAAAGACGTTTCCAATGATTACCAAATCGTTGTAGCAAACTACACAGATAAAAATATCGCTATTCTTGACCCAACTTCTGGTGCTCGTGTAGAAAAAATCGAAACTGCATTTAACCCAGTAGCATTTGGTGACTTCACTGGTTTCCAATCCTACTTAATGGGTAAAAAATACGATTCCCAAAACCCAGACGGTACTGACCGTGTAACTTGGGATGACTTAGCTCCAGAACTTCAAGAAATGATCAAAGGTATGGTTGGTCTTCCTCAAGTAGTTAAAGCTCCTGACGTTATTCTTTTGAATCATCGTAAGTACCCAACAGTACAATTAGCTTTAGACCACTTGTTATATGAACCAATCGCATTGAAAGGTTTCGGTATCACTAAACCAGCTAATGGTATTGCTGAAATCGGTTCCACTATTTCTGAAGTTGAATTTGGTTGGAATTTGGAAAACTCTGACAACGTTGCATCTCAATATGTAAACTGCACAGCTAATCCAAATGCTTCTGTTGGTTTTGTTGCTGCTGGTATTACTACAGCTACTAAATCTGACGTTAACATTACTGCCAACACTACTTGGGAATTAGTAGTTAGAGACCAAAACAATATGGAATCCAAAGCTCAAGCTTCTATTAAATTCTTGCCTAAGATTTACTATGGCGTTTCTGATCGTGCTATTGTTAAATCTGATGACATTCTTAAACTTGGTCATTCCGAATTCATCGAAATCGAAGATGGTCGAGTTAAGAAAGAAATGCATTTCGACGCTACAGGTGGTGGATACATGGTATTCGCAATCCCATCTGCTTATCGTTTGAATGCTGGTGGTGACATCACTATCGGTGGTCTTATTAACTCCGACTGGAATGTAAAACAAAACTTCCGCGTTACTAACGAATCTGGTTATACTAATAACTATGACGTTTATACATCTGGTAACTTGCAAACAGATGAAAACATTCCTGTTTTGATTAACTACCAAACTACTAATTCTGATTCTACTGATTTACCTAACTCTGCTGGTAATCATAGACTTCCAGATCAACCATCCACAGATGGTACTGGAACAACTCCAAAACCAGGTGCTTCTGTAACTACATTACATATCTCTCCAGAAGATGATACAGTTACTCGCACTGAAACTCCATTAGTTGATGGATATAAAGGTAATGAAGAATAATCATTAAACTATTGGGCATCTGGATAATTTCCAGATGCCTGATTTTTTATCTTTAAGAAAGGGGACTCTAAATTGGAAAAAGGTATTGAAGAAATCACAACGACCAAGATTAGAGGAACGAATGTTTCATCTCCTATTCGTCCATTTACAACTGTAGATAAATTCCCTACAGCTCATTCTAATGAGTTATTGGGTGGTATGCATAGTTGTAATACCATGGACGAGATGTATGAAATTCCTAAAGAACGTCGACAACTATACATGACTTGTATGGTTAAGACAGATATGTATATTCTTACATCTAATCCAGATACTCCTAAAACTAATTTAACTAATTGGACTAAATACACAGCTGGAAATACTGATGTTGGTACTAAGACAATTGAAGTAGATGGTGAAATGGAAGTTATTACTGACATTATCACTAAACTTAAATTATTATCTCAAGTTAAATATCTCTATTTCGTAAGCTCTATTAAAGAATCTTCTATTAATAAGGTAGAACTCTATTGTCCATTTGACTGCTATTTACACAAGATCAATTCTATTGTGCCATTATCTAGTACCATGGAAAATAATATTTCACTAGAGCTACAACTCTATAGTAATGGTAATTGGAAAACTATTTCCAGAATTGATATTGATAAAGACACTAAAGAAGGCTCTGTAGAAGTAGATAATACTTTAATTAGAGCTGGTACTAGACTTACAATCACTGCAGCTAGTACTATTCCTTTAGGTCTAGAATCTATATCTACCTGTGTAGAAGTTCGTCAGAAGATTTAGAAAGGAATGAAACAATGGCTAGTCCTATTATTAGCATTATGAATGCTGACAATACAAAACCTGTAACTGAATGGTACTTAGGTACTCTTCGTACAGGTACAACATCTAAAGAATTGGAAATCAACGTATGGAATAATAAAGGTGGTTCCGTAGACGTTTCTGATTTGGTTGATGTTAAAGTAACAACTGTTGATGAAAACGGTGTAAATGAAACATCTGCTGAAGAAGCTGTTCGTGATAAATGGACACAAGCTTTAGTATATGCTACTGCTCCTGTAGGTGCTGATGGTTCTAAACAATTCGTTGCTATTGGTGCTAACTCCTATGTTGGTGTAGCTTCCAATGGTGCTGCTGGTGATGACTTGACAAATCATGTTATCAAAGGTACAGCAAACGATGGTACTGTAAGCAACAGTACTACAAACTTCGCTAATATTCGAGTTCGTGTAGTACCTGCTTTGAATGCATCTAAAGATGTTCACAACTGGCGTTTGAAAATCCAAGGATACTTCTCTTAATAAAACAACAGCAAAACAAAAGGAAGGATTTTTAAATGAAAGAGTATAAAAGTACTTGTCCTGAGAGAGTATTCTCTTGGCTAGTTATTACAAAAGATGGTAAATTTGAACAAGAATTCATCGATGGTGAAGATAACCGTTATCTAAGAAAACTAGAAGACCATAGTGAAATTGAAAAATTTGGTTTTGAAGGTTTAGGGCACTATGCTTTTGTAGATAGAAACGGTAATTTCAAAACATTATTTGACGATGATGTTATTCATGATAATAACTTCGTTGCGTATAAAGATAAAGATGGGGAGCTCCATCGCTTTGTATCCGACGATATAGAATTCTTCCAACTTAAAGGATTTACTGCTGATTTATTTGGTTCTTCTAAACTTAATATCAATAAATTCAAGTATGGTTATAACTGTACTGTAGTTATTGAAGGTATTAAATGTAGAGTCAAAGTAAGTAGCGAATATATTATTAAAGGTTCTGCAGTTACTAAGGAATTCGAATTATCTATTGCTCCAGAAAAACCAAATGCTAGTGTAGAAATTACACCTTGTTTGGTAAATAATAGTAGACTAGAAGATCGAATTATTGGTGAAGCTAAACCTTTACATCTTAACTGTCCAGTATCTACCATCAACTTCAAAATTCAAACATTGAGCGAGGTGGATATCGATGCCTGCACTACCGGAGAACGGGTATAGGTTAGTAGAGTATGATAATGAATTAAATACATATGTCAATATACGAGCTGATGTTCGTGACGTATGTGAATTCGATGACCTACGCATTTCCACAGTGATTATAGAAGACTATGAAACTTCTATACCTATGAAATGTGCTATACTAGGTGAATATCATTCTACCATTCCTATTGAAGCCGTTATCGAAGAGTATGCAATAGCTGAAATCCAAATCGGTTGTAAAATACTAGCTGAGGATAAGGGTATAGCATATTCATTTATAACCTAAAAAATAAAAGGAAATATATCCCATAGCTCATATGAGCTATGGGAATATCTTCTGCTTTTTAGTCTAGATAGTCATCGTTACATTCTTTCAATTCTTCGGATTTATTAGCTTCAAGAATTGCATCTATTTCAGCCATATCATTATTATCATAATATTTACGGCTTAGTTGTAATAATGCATTACCATTTAAGATAGAATCTTTAAATAGATTCATATCATTATTGAACTTACCATCATTACGAGAAATCATCATAGCATCTCTTGGATTAAATACACCAATGATCTTATGCCAGAATTCAAGCAAAGGAATATAAATAATATTCAATGTATCCCCGTCAAAGTCAGCCCCGAATGAAGATAATACACTCAAAGGCATACTTAATGTGAAGCTATCATTAATACCAACTACTTTCATAGCCATGATAGAACCATAACGGATAGTAGGGTTACGGTTGATTAATACATATAAACCAATTGTATTAATAATATTCATAATAATATTTATAATCTGTGGATCCTTTTCAAGTCTTGCTTGAGAGAATCTCATGTATGCATCAGCCGCATTCATATTATAAGTCTTAATAAGAATATTGATGATGGTTTGTTGAAGTAATTCTAATGCTGAATAATATGGAATCTTAACTTCATCAATTCTAAGTTCAGGTCCTGGAATGATTACAGAACGAGAAGTAAAGCAACAACGACCAGCAATCAAAGAACGTAGACGTCCTTTCTTACCTAGCATCATATCTAAAATACCTTTTACAAGAGCACTATAACGTTCTTGGATATCCCAAAGAACAGAGTTCTTATACTTAGGCATTCTATACATTGCGAGACTATCGTCTTTTGCTTTAGCTGCTTGTTTAGCAATCATAGTATATCGGTTATTGGCTTCTTCAAATGTGAATCTACCTTCATCGATTTTCCATGGACGTAATACGGAAGTATATACTGGGATATTTTGAATAAAGATTTTATCTCTATTAGCCATGATATCTTCATATACATCTTCACGTTTACCTTTGAGTTTAGAATGGAAGTATTCTATAATTTCGTCGAATTTTTCATAGAACCCAATCATGCCGATTGTTGCATAAGTTTGATCTGGTTCTGTTTTACGACGACCACGACGTTTCTTTTCCTTTTTCTTCTTTTGAATAGTTTTATCTACTCTGGTAATAGGATTACCGTTTTCATCTAATTCTACTTCTGGAATTAGAATAGCTTTTAAGTTTTCTGGACGAATATATCGTTCAATACTCATATACAAGTTTGGATGAATGATATGGTATGGGGCTAAGTTAATCCAACCAAAGATTTCTAAATCATCGCCTGTATATTGTACTTTAGTATGACAATATGGGCAGATAGACTCATTATAATCTCTACCTTGTGTCTTCTTACACTTACAAGAATATCTATCAGCAAATGCATCAGGATCTTGTAGTGTTTTAGTGAATCGTTCAGAATAGATAGAGTCTGTACGCTTTAAAGTTTTATTTAAAGCGACATCAGGTTCTTTGATTAAGAAACCTTTTCCTCTTTCTAGATCTTTTTGCATTTCCTCATCTAGGTTTATACGTTCTAGTGTAGTACTGAACTCAAACTCTGGATTATTAGGAAATTCAAGATCAAAATTGATAGTTTCTGCCATAGTAGTCCTCCTTGAACGATGTTTTAATATTCAAATTCCTAGGGAATTTATAATCTAATTCTATAGATTTTATTCGTCTAATTGTTTCTTTAACTAATCCAAATATATTGGATTCTTTACTTTGGTTTTTATCTACATACTTTACATAATCCTTTGGTGGATTATCAAAGAATATAATTGGTTCTAATAATTCTTGATTTGATTTAAGTCGGTTCATAAATTAATAACCTCCTATTTTAAAATGACTTAATTTTTATCATTTTTATAATATACAGTCATAGAGATTATTAATATTGAACCTTAAATCTATTAGTACCATCTGCAGGTCTACCAAAATAGTTTACTAACTCTTGAGCCATTTGATATAGATTAATAGTTTCGAATTGATATAGTAATCCTTCCACATCTCTTACAGATAACGGAATTACTAAATCCTTACTATTAATATACATCAATGCTCCTGGGTGTTTAAAGTCTTCGGAGTCAGTAATTGTGGAAGCATGAAATACTACCTTATTCTTAAATGCTAATCTAACACCAAACGAAGGACTATCTCTTACCATAGTAAGTTTACCTTCACGTTCAGCATATAAATCAGATGTAGTAAGTTCTGTATGTAACCCTCTCAATGCTTCTCTGAATTGGAATACATCGGAATCATTTATAATTAAATATTCCCGTTTAGTATTCTCCTTACCGATTGTTTCTAATGATAGAAAATACCTATAGTTTAATTTGATATTAACCATACGTCTATCGGCTGAGTTAGAATAGAAATCAGTTTCCATATGATAGGATAGATCTCTATATCTTTCGGCTTTAGTGTCACTTAGTATTACATTCATCTTAAGAACAGCTTTTCTGCCTACGAAGCAGATTAGCGATTCTATCTTGTTGTAATTCTTGTCCAATTTCCTACCTTCTCTTTCTTCAAAAAATAAAGAGAGGTGGGTTAAACCTCTCTTTATTTATAAAAATATTCTTATGCAGTTTGTTGTGCTTGTTGCACAGGTTGTTGAGTGAATACCAATTTATCCATTTCGCCAGTTGCGATACGCATCCAGTACCAAGCATCTTTACCTTGTGCGTTGATACGGAATGCAATAATATTACCTGGTTTTAAGTAATCAAGTGCATTGATTTCGAGAACCATTTTATTATTACGAAGAACAACAAATGGAATATTATTAATAAATTGAACGCCACTTACACGGAAACGACCACCTTTAAGGATAGCATCAGCTAATACTGTATTACCACCTTTAGTGATCATGTCACGGATCAAATAAGTGAAGTTAAGAATAATTTTATCAGTATCCACTGTTTTATTAATCTTAGCTTTACGTTTCAATGCATTAGCATCTAAGAATGTATTCATGAAATGTTTATAGGAAGAGTATCCTAAGTATTTCGCTACACATTCTGCTAATTCACGATCAGATGTTTCCAATTTTTCTTTCACAACTTTATCCTTAACGGATTTGGATTCTGTTTTAACTGGTTCCATTGTGGAAATAGTTGCTTGAGGAGCATCAGCTGGTGCTGGTTGTGGAGCATCTACTTGAACTGGTTGTTGTGGAGCTTGAGCTGGTTGAACAGCTTGAGGTACCACTGTAGAAACAGTAGCTTGTGCAGGAGCTACTGGTTGTTGATTTACCATAGATTGTGGTTGTGGTTGATACATTGGTTGTTGTGGATTATAGAATCCAGGTTGTTGAACGTCAGCAAAGAACATTGCGGATTCTTGTGGGTTCAAGAATTGGTTTAGATATAAACGATATTCTGGAATAAGAATAGGGTCTACACCGAATTGATTTGCATATTGTTGGTAAGCGATTTCACGGTTTGCATTGTTATCCATTGGGGAATGATTTGCAAAGTGATAAGCTTCACGTTGTAAAGCAATTGCTTCCAATTCTTTCAATGTTTGATAGAACGTATTGTTGGCATCTGTTGCTGGTCGTTGTGCTTTTTCATCTTCAACGACAGGTTGAACAGGATTCACATTAACTTCTGGTTTAGCTTCAGTCTTTGTTTCTACCTTTTCTTCCTTTTTTGCGTCCTTTTTAACATCTTCCTTTTTGTCAGCTTTTGCTTTAACTTTCTCTTTAGCTTTCTTTGCTACCTTTTCCACTTTGTCAGCAGCATTACCTAGCATTTGAGCAAACAAGCTTTCTTCTTCTTGTTTTTCAGCACCAATTTCTTCTTCTGGAGCTTGATCTGCTTCATCAACAGTTTCTTCTACTTCATCTTTACCATCGATGATAGCTGCTACTAATTGATGAATTTGACGTTCCAAGATTTGGAATTCAGTTGGAACATAACCCCGAAGTTCTTCATGAACTTTAGGAACAAACTTGAAATTAATTAATGCAGATACGTAAAGAGATTGGATTAACCGTTTTACATTATCAGCATCTTCTAAGTCTGCTTTGATATCTTTATTGATATCGAGAATCACACTATAAAGGTCAGTACGACCAATAGCGAATTTACCGATAACGTTCAATTTATCACCGAAGTTACCAGCTTTTTCGA